ACCTAAATAAGAGGATACTGTATTTACTAAATATACCAAAGCAATAACCATAGGCATTACCTTTAGTAAATACAGCTCCACCTTATAAAGACTTTTACTTTTTAAGTTTGCCTCCACAATTATATCTCCTTCTACTTCTTGTTATACCTGCCTTTGGGGACATTGGTTTTGGTCTTCTGTTATTAGCCATAATTATTTAATTTAATTGTTATTTTTTTTTCAATCTCTCTAAGTATTGATTTTCTGAGATTTACAGCATTACAATGCTTAAACCATCCAAAATATGAAGGTAATATAGTGTCTAAGTTACTCAAATGTCTTACCTTCCTCTTGCATCTATTCTTTATACCCTTCCTGACTTTAATGTATTCATGTCTAAATACATATCCAACAAAGTCTATGCCTCTAGATTCTACAGGAAATATTTGGTAATTGCCTTTTACATTAAGTTTTAGTACATACTTCAAGTATAGCTTTATAGTAATAAGAATATTCCTCAAGTGTTCCTTAGAATCTCCTAATATTACTATATCATCTGCGTACCTATAATAGTATCTACACTTTAACTCTTCTTTACACCAGTGGTCGAACCCATTTAAATATAAATTTGCAAGGTACTGGGATAAATAATTTCCTATAGGAACTCCCTTGCCTTTGATATTATTAGTGCTATTTACTGAGTCTATAATTCCATATATAATACTAAGAACTTTATAATCCTTTATCTTCCTGGAGATTATAGACTTTAAAATATCATGATCTATTGATGGATAGAATTTAGTAATATCTAACTTTAAACAATATTGAGTCCTATTTCCAACCCTAGTTTTTCTTAAATCTCTTTTTAAGTCTGTTAGACATTTATGAATCCCTCTACCCTCTATACAGCTATATGTATTAGATATAAATTGTTTAGTCCAATAATCTTTAACTATATTCATTATAGCATGGTGGGCAATTCTATCTGGATAGTAAGGTAATCTATATATAAGCCTTTCTTTAGGTTCGTATATTTTATATGTAACATAAGGAGAAGTCTTATAGCTTAGATTATAAAAAGATACAGCTATAGCCATATCCTCATCTATAATATTTTGGTCATGTTTCTCTATAAACCTTTTACTCCTCTTCTTAGCCTTCCTAGCATTACTATCTGCTATAAGTATATTACTTATGTTACATAGAGATGATATTAAGTTTCCTTTTCTTTTAACCACAGATTTAGGTGTTTTATATTAAGCACTTTCAGTAACTCTTACTAGCACTTTTTAAACTATTTATCTTTTGCCAAGGGGCAAGGAGCATGTACCACAAATAAAAAAAAATACCTTAAGCTGACATTGACATTAGCATTACCTGAGCTATTAGTGGAATTGAAGTTAGCTAAACTGGCATTAGAGCTATTGATAGCATTGCTACTAACTAGTTTTAATTGCCTAGCCTAATCAAAGTCACATGATACAAGTCCTACATAGTAAAACTATGATTTATATATATCTATTTTGACAGATTAACTTAAGAGGGTTAGGCACCTAAAGCCGACAGTGACACCAGCAGCACCCGAGCCAGCAGCGGAATGGAAGGCAGCCAAACCGGCATCAGAGCCATAGAAAGCAAGGCCACCAACCAGTAGAGTGTCTTGAGTATTATCATAATCTACCCAATAATAATCACACATGTAAGTAGTAGAATTTCCTCCTACATTAACTGGTACTATATCAGCATACTCACCTAATGAAAATTCAGTAATATATCCACTAGTATGTCTAGATACTATTACCCTATCTGCATTATTAGCCGCCTCTGATAAGGTATCAGTAAATTTATTAGGGTCGTTTATAATATACACATAATTCGGTGTAGACTCAGAAGCATTAATAGGGGTATCTATTAATATTCCATCCAGATTTGTCCAAATATCTCCAAAGGGAGTATCAAAACCTCTCCATCTATTCATTTGTAGAGTTTTAGCAGACACTATAAAATCACCGACTATTGTCTCTGGGATTAATACATTTTTAACACCAGTAAAATTACCAAATTCATTTCCATATCCACACGGAACAATAGGATTTCTAGAATTATAACTATTCCATTCACTATCACTCCAATAAGTAACCCCATTGCCTAAACCACCCTGTCTATATCCTTCTTCAGTTAAATTAGAATTAAATTCTAGTTGACTATTAAAATTGCCATACTCTATAATATATAACCAATAAAATATTGCCTTATAATATTCATACGTCAAAAGCATTTTTCCTGCATTCTTAGCATAGGCCCTAAAAGTCTCTCTAGGAATATTTGTTCTAGGTTTACCTAAGAGAGTTCTAAATTTATCTGATTCTAAGTAAACATCTTTATTTGAATCATTACTTCCTCCTCTACAATAGTCAGAGGTATTTACAACAGAAATAGCACTATTTACAGGAAGAGTCGATAGGTATCCCATGTCTTCAGGTACCTTATTAAGTACAGTGCTCCTATAAGCATCTAGAAGCATGTGAGGAATTTTTACAGCATAAGGTACTAGTTTTTGTGTGGAAATCCATACTCTTCTTATATTTCCGTCTATTTCTGACCACAAATAAAACTCTGGAACCTCTACTTGCACTGTGCCATCATAGCCATCTAATCTAGACTCTGTCCCATCTGCCTTTTTAGACCAGTCATTAGGGTCTAAGTAGTACATAATTCTTTTACCTTGGCATACACAGCCTCTTAAGGCTGACTGTATAGGTAGGGTTTTATGGTATTCCATATTGCCTATTCTAGTAAGTATAGGACTATTGTTAGTATAATCCCACTCTACCCCATAGGCTAAAAGGTTTTTAGGATCAGATAGACTATCAAGCTTAGATTTATCCTTACTTGATATAATACCCGCAGTATTATTATCAGCTAATGGTATCTTCCATTGACAGAGAGAAGTAGGAGCTTGGGGTAAGCTACCTGCACCAGGATTTGCACTAAGTTCTAAATAGAGACTAGTCTGGGTATGTGCAATACCTGATGTAAATAAGTTAAATATATTAGGGAATAAATTTACTTTTGACCTCCCAATATTTAGGTTAATAGTAGCCTCCTCTGATAAGCTATTTCTTTTGTACCATTCAAGGGATACGGAGATATTTGAGGTATCTATTTCTATGTTATCACTTCCAAATAAAGTAGTACCATTGATGGTTTTCAATGTAGTAGATTTACCAGTAGCAGTGAGTAAATCAGAATCAGATTTACCTGATATAACTATTCCCTTTTCCTGTGGAAAAGTTATATTATCTAGCATATTACCTCCTGTCAATAAGAGATAATTATTAAGGTCCTCTTTGGTTGCATAATTTGTCAAATCTATTGCTGTAGGACCAACTAATTCCCAATATCCCTCTGGATGATCATCATCTTTTACCCATAAGTACTCACTATACCTATTATCCTCTGTAGGATTTTTACTAGGTACAAAATATATCCTATTAGAAATACCTTCTTCCGGTAAAGAAGGTAATACTGATGCTTTAGGAAGGTGCTTTACTGTGCCTATAATTGATGTTGCCATAATTTAATATCCATATTGAAAAACCCCCTTGGGAGCATTTATAATTCCTCTACATATCTCTGGATTCCATCCAATACCCATTATAGTCTTTATACTTTCTTTTTGTCCCGCTGGAATTATAGTAGCTTCTACATCTTCATCAGATATGTTCTTTATCAAAAAGTTAAGACCAGGTATAAAATCACCTGGAGGGACATCTCTAAGTATAGATACTTGTAAACTATTTACGACTTGATTTGAAACTATTCTTGCATCCATAATTACTTATTTTTCTTATTTCTATTTCTTCCTTTACAACTACATTTCTTTGCCATAACTATAGAATTTTAATGGTTATTTCTTTATTCTTTATGATACTTGAAAATTAGATTTCTTGTCTTATATCTATTCCCTTTTAACACTCTTTGAATTGCTTGATATGGAATATTTAATTCCTTAGAAGCTTCTTTAAGAGAAAAGAAAGTTTTAATAAAATCTCCACTCAAATTAAAGCAATCTATTTTCTTATGTCTGGGGTCAGATAAGTACCTCTTTAGGATTTGCTCCTTAGATTGCTTTTTTCCTATGTTACTTTTTATACAGGCTTCCCTACACTGTGGAGAAATAATGGCATTTTTATTCCCCTCATGTCCTAATCCTCCTATAGTTATATTATATCCTTTACTTGGATTAGTAGAATCGTATAGCTTTATATAATACTTTTCAAGTCTATCAATCTCCTCTCTTAGGAATGATTCATCATTAGAATCTAATGATATTAATACATCATACTTAAAATTAGAGTATCCATATTTAGCTCTTGCCTTATTTATATAAGGTCCTGCATAAGGATGGTTAATATTCTTCCACATAGCCCTTCTCATATATTCATTTAGGGTTTGACCTATGTAAACTTTTCCTGAAGGACTTGTATATTTATATATTACTCCTCTCATTTTATAGTAATCTGTATATATTCTCCTCTTAATTTAGCCTCACTTAACATTTTGTATAACTTCCTAAATGTTTCTTGGCTTTTAAGCACTTTACCTCTTTCAAGATTTATGCCTACTAATAGGCATCCTGCTGAGTCTTTGTCAGTATTACCAGCATGAATAAGTATGCCTTCAAATCCCTTTACATTAAGTAGTCTTGGTACTTTACCATTACATACTTGCTTGTAAAAACTATTAGTACAATACTTAGGAGAGATGACATCTAAGGTAATTTCATAAGTACCCTTTGGAATAGCTGTAATTGAGGGTTTCTTCAATTCCCTAATCTTAGCTATACTCATAGAATCATCCAATCCCCTATCAGCATCTTCAAGTACATTGCAAAACCACTTCCCATCAATAGTAAGATTACTTATGGTGTAGCTCTGCTTCTTCCATTTTCTGTCCACTATTAACTCCATGCTCATTAAAAAGGTTTAAGTTTTTCTTTCTCAGTTGGCAGGTAAGGTCAGTACATATGGAACTCATAAGATTGAACATCTGTTTCCTAAGCTCCCCCACTTCCTGCTCTAACTCTGCATTTCTTTTTAGTACCTCTTCCAACCTCTCTCTATTATCAGTAGAGAGCTTTTCATAAAAGTCTAATGATTCTTTCATGTTATTTATGAGGTTACTATCAACTTCACTATCATATTTCTTTCTTGCAAAGAACCATGATGTCCAACCACTGACTATTGTGGAAACAAGCCCTACACCTCCAGTGATTAATATTCCTAAGTCAACCATAATTATTTAATTATTTCAATAAATTTTTGTTGTTTATCACTAACATAAGGACTATTTTCTATAACAACAACCTCCACTACCCTATGCTTTTTCTGAAACCACCTAAAGAGAAAAAATTTCTTAGGAGGATTTATAGTCTCTTTCCTACTATGAGTGACTATATATTTTTCACTAGTAAACTCAGGGTGAACTATTATTGTATTAGGAAATTCCATCCTAATATTTAACTTATACCATTTATCTCCTATAAGTGTATCTGTAGGAGGTAATAATTTGCTAAATATTGTATCTTTAAATATGATAGTATCTATCTTTCCTGTTGTAGACAATAAGTATTGCAAATGTTCTAGATTCTTATCTTTTATTTTTAGTTCCTTTCTGATTTTATTCATTTCCATGGTAATAGAGTCACTATAATACTCTAACTGGTCAATAGTTAACTTAAACATTCTGTTATACCTGTTTAAAGAACTATTCTCTATTTCAAAAGCTTTATTATTACTTATTGCTATAGATAGTTCACTGGATAATTCCTTATATTTATTGTAATAATAAATAGAACTAGAAGTTACTAATAGGATAAGTATTAATGCAATATTTGTTAACACTTTCTTCATATCTTATGTACTAGGCTTGAATGAACTAAGTTCATTATAGGATATGGTACCAATATAATTATATGTTTCTCTATTACTATTTATATTGGTAGGTAGACTATCTAAGTTTTGACCAACTGAATAATCTCCATTAGACTTTCCATCATCAACTAATGGTACCATCATGCACCATACACAATTTTCTGTAAATCCATTAGAATCAGATATAGATGCAGTCTTAGTATAGTTTGCTCCATTGAATAATGAGGAATAATCAGAGGTGTTTCTCATTCTAGCCTTTACCAACTTATATATGTTGTTACCTGACATAAGATTAGTAATGTTCCTGCCCTGATATTGAACAAGAGTATTAGAGTCATTATATAATACAACATACATCTTACTTACAGTGGTATTAGGCATTACAGTTACCTCCATATTAGAGAATTGGAGATAGGGGACACCATAGCTAGAATCTGTTCCACCATCACTAGGTGTATAGTAAGAATCTGATGTATACGTCCCTCCATCACTAGAGACTATACATAATACTGCTTTTGTTTGGGCTAATTGTTGAGACTTATCAAGATAGGTAAATCCAGAAGGAGTACCAGATTCAAGGGCAAAAGCTATCTTGAAAGAAGGCACTTTAACCTTATACTTAGTTATCACTATAGCAGGTTTTATATGCAGTTCTGATACAAACTCTTTGTTCTCATAACTAGTCAGTTGATTAATATCAAATATTCCAGAGTGGCCTGCTAGCCACGCAGATGTACAAAATAGCTTTGAGGCAGAAGATAGGGAAGCCCCTACCTTTTTCACTGCCTCTATTTGTGTCATAAACTCCCTTCCCATAATTATAACTTAGTCTTAAGTTTTGCAATCTCAGTCTCACAGTATTCTAGTCTTTTCAGCAACTCCTGTATAGCTTTGATAGCTAATACCCCAAATCTATCATATTCTACCCACTTGGTCTTATATTTATCGCCTCTACTATGAACCATAGTAGCGAATATGCCTCCTAGTTCGAGTAACTGGCCAGCTTTAACACCAAAGGTATTCCTTATTCTCTCTTCATCAGGATGTTCCCAAATATATTGGATTATATCGAGTTTAGCTATACTTTCAGATATACTTGTTACAGGCTCTACTTCCTTCTTAAATCTCATGTCAGACCCAGAATTACCTGCTCCTGCTTTAAAGTCCTGATATACTGACCATACATTTGATTTATCAACTAGAGCAATTTGACTTAATGCTACTGCTGAACTACTTAGAGTTCCATCATCTAGAAATATTGCTAACTCATCTGTCTTACTAGATGGAGAGCCATCTCTAATTGCTAAATTATATAGAGAACTATTTTCATGAACAAATACACCACCATTGGACCAATCTGCTCTAATTTCATCAAAATCTGATTTATCTGATGCAGACATAAGTCCAGAACTAGATGCTGTTGCTGCTGAATAGGTAGTATTCTTATAATAAGGCACTCCCCCAATAATGGGGCAAGCTGTATATCCTGAAGCATTGGTTATTGAACTACCATTCTTTATTAATCCAGTTGAACCATTAGCTCCTACCAAACTATAAGTAGTATTAGGAGGAGTAGCCCAAGTACCATCACCTCTCATATATTGAGAGGTATTTCCACTTAGTTGTTTTAACAATCCATTAGCACCGGTAGTAGCAAGTCCATAAGTAGTGTTATTATCTGTCCAAGGGACATTGACATACATTTGTCCAGAAGAATTTAACTCAACAGGATAATTTCTACCACTTTCAGGATAACCTATTTTTACTAACCCTAATGTAGAGGATGTAGCCTGACCATAAGTTGGGGATGTTCCAGCAGTAGGAGCATAAATATCAGTATTAGCACCATTAATAGTAATTGTACCTATCTTTGTCCCAGATGATAAAGTCCTAGAAAAAGACACTGCATCTGCACTGGATGTAATTCCATCTAGTTTAGATTTATCACTTGTAGACATAAGACCACTCACTTCTGTAGTAGCGTTACTATAAGTAGTATTTGTCCAAGGAACATTTACAAATGCCTTCCCATTAGAATCCAATTCTAATTTGTAATTTCTACCACTGTTAGTATATCCAAGCATAACACCACCTAATGCAGAAGTAGTAGCTTTAGGTATAGATGTTAATCCTTCTGCGCCTAACTTTTCCCAAGGTGTCCATAAAGAGCTAGACTCAACATATCTTCTACTATATATTTTATTCCCACTATATAAAATCTGATAATGTATTTCATTCGGAGAATAACTAAAAGCTTGCAAAATAAAAGCATCTACACCCCCGGGCTTATTGGATATTGTATTACCACTCTTACCTACATAAACTCCTGCATTAGAAATTCCTTTATATGTATTTAAACTTTTTGCATCATCAAGAATTACAGGAGCTGTAATAAGCCTATTTAAATCATATATTCTTCCATTAAAGATAATAGAATTAGGATCATCAGTTGGGAAGTACATAACATTAGGTAATTCTCCTGAGGAATTACCTAATGCAGTTGCTCTATTCACTGATGTACTAACTCTGAGTTCTTTTCCTTTAGCACTCATATTACTCAATTATTATGCCTGTTTTAACTTTATCAATTAAACTTTTAAGCTGTTTACCCTGATTAGCTGATAAGGGGTATAGAGAAGTTGAATCTAAGCTATCCACTACCCTAGATAGTGGAACTAATTCAGTATTAATTAGTATCGAATATCCTTCCCACTTTGTACCACCATCAGATGCAGGGTTAATAACATGCAGTTTAGTACAAGCCCTACTGTCTGATAGATTAGTAGCAAATATCCTCTGTACATAATAAGAATGCGCTCCAGATCTCTTAGAGACTATTATTATATTTGAAGAGCTAGTATTAGTTTCACTACTTTGTAATAATCTAAAAGGCCTGCCTGCTTTAAAGGCAGCCTCAAAATCCTTAAGTGTACCTAGGAAAGCATCCATATCAGTCCTACCTCCATCATTAGATGCCTTTTCAGGAAAATCTGTTATATAGTAAGGCATTATACTGTCTTCGTATAATTTAACTGTGGAGCCATCAAGGAATCCTGAGCTGTTATACTTAATAACACACTGTATATAATATACTCCTGAATAAGCGTCCTTTTCAGCAGTTCCACTAGTTCTAAGAGTTAGTGCTCCTTCAAATATGGCACATGTTACATTATCTAATGTTCTCCTGCTACATATAATATCTCCAGAGTACATAGTATCTACCCATATAGCCTTACTAGACTCTATTCCTCTCTTGAAGTTATCAAATGACCCAAATACTTCTTCCAATGAAGAAGGGATGCTATTAGCTAATCTAGGAAGGCCATTAATGTAGTAGTGATAGTCAGTGGGTAATGGAGTTTTGTCTATCTGAATAAAATTACTTCCATTCCATCTATAAGAATAATCCCCAAGTATATAAATGTGTCCTGTAATAGGGGAGTTTGTTGTAGTATCTTTTACTACAAGAAGAGCATCTCTATTAGATGGATTTAAATCATTTTCTATTTTCCAATTATTATAGTAGCTTCCGCTGCTGCTCTTAGCTACTATCTTTTTCATATCAGTCAACCAAACTAATGTGAAATCACTAGTAATACTTTGTTGTTGTATGGTCTTAGTTCCCTTCTCATTTAAAGGGATATAAACTGGACCCACAGTAGCCCTCACATCTTCTTCAAAATCTTCTTCTCTATTATTAATATATTGAGTACTATATACTGTGGAAGTACTTGAATCATAACTACTCTTTACATCATTTTTAGCGAACTTCTCAGTTTGTAACTTATAACCTTGAGCAGCTGATAATGGCTTATTCGTATCTTGGGATGTCACAGCATTAACTATATCTGATTTAGGTATATAAGCAGATAAGTTTACTGTACCACCAATAGAGTCCCAATTATCTTCATCATGGTCAGATGGACTTGTTGCTGTAACACATACAATATTAGTATTTGCAGGAAATGGCTTACCATTTAAGGTAAAGTCATTAATTACATTCCAAACGTCACCAACCTTTGCATCTGTCAAAGCTATAACCTCTGAAATATTTCTCTTACTACCTTTTATTCTATAGACAGAGCCTAATGCAGAAATCTTATCATTAAGTGCTTTGCCTTGCGCAGCTGAAAGAGCATTTGCAGTATCAGATGAGGTTAGATTATTTATCACATTAGGCACATATCTATTGGTAGTAATAACAGCCATATTTGTGTAATTACTGCCACTTATAGTTACTGTGATAGTCTTAATATACACCCTAAATGATCTAAACGTTATCCCCGCAAATATTACTTCTGTGTCTTGCAGTTTCTGTACAGTAATTACCCAGTCGCCACCACTATTATCTGTTATTATTGCACCATTTTTAAGCTTCTTAATCAAAGAAGTACTATCTAAATTATTCAGACAGGCTTTTATAGTATCATTATCAGTAGTATTATCAGCAGTATCAAAGTTAATAGTAACTCTGTTACTAGTAATAGTATCATAAAGTTCCTTACCTTTAGCCGCTGATAATGGCTTAGTTGTATCATTAGTAGTGAAGTTATTCACTACATCCGTTTTTGCAAGCTTTTCATCATTTAGCTTCTTTCCCATTGCGGCGGATAGTGGATTATCAGTATCAGTGGAAGTAAGGTTGTTAACTATTTCATCTCTACCTATATATGACCTATCAAGAACTACTGTCCCCTCATATGTACTGCTACTATTGTTATAATCAAACAATAAATACATGATACCTTCTACCCTGTATATAACTATGGACAGATACTTATGACTTGAATCTACCCAGGCTCTCAGAGAGCATAGTACTGTGGAAGCAATACCTTCACTAGGAGATACCATATATCCAATACCGCCTTCACTCACTAAGTCCCAATGTTCTTGGGTGAATCCATCAAGTGCATTAATAATGTCACTTTGATTTAAGCTTCCTCCTGATAATTCATACAATTTGTAATTAAGCTTGTATGCACCGTACTTCTTCCCGTTAAACCAAATACTGTTCTCATCAGTACTGAAAGACATTAAATTAGGTGTAGCACTTTGTGCTGCTTCACCTTGTGCGGAAGTCTTTGTTACTGCTACTCTTAGTGAATCACCAACAGGAGCTGCTTTTTCCTGAACATCAGTAATGCTTAAATCATCATAAAGGTTTGAAATCTCCATTTTTTTTTTTTATTATTCAATAATTACTGAGCCTCCTACTGAGGATAAAACCTTTCCAATAGAAGCCTTTTTATTAACGCCATCCTGAACTATAGCAATTATATCATCAGAGGATATTTTATCTGTTTCCTCCATATCAGTATCTTTTATTCCTAGTTCAGATAATCTTTTTGAAATTTCATAAATTTGCTCTTTTGTGAACATACTAATTTATAATTAAACCGACAGCTCTAAGCTGAGATAATAAACTATTAACAGTCCCAAATAATACATCTACTGTGTCTTGAGTAGTACTACCATTTACAACATCAGCTATATTAGTCATTGCTTTTACACCTCCTATGCTAGATTTTGTAGCAGCAGGAACAGTATATTTAGAAATAGCAGATGTTATAGTTTTGCTAGAAACATTATAAGTCAGTATCTGAAAAGAATTATCCTTTTTACTACTAATAAAGTAAATCATTGACTCTGTAGAGTCAACACTTCTAGTATATGTAACAGGACCAGTTACTCCATTTACTATAATTTCTCCACAATTCAATATATGGGAAGCCATAACATCTTCTAACGGTTTTCCTATATCATTTGAGTCAAGTTGGATAGTGTAAGGTTCATTAGGCTTTATATAGTCTTCATCTTTGATGATAGACCCATCATCTTTTATACTATAAAATACCTCGTTCCCATAAGCAGTAGTTACGTGAGCAAATCCTCCAATCTTAGTTTGGAACGTTCCAACACCATAGCCATAATCAAGATGGGTAAAGAAATGTCCTTGAACCAAATTATTTAAATTATGCTCTTTTATTTCATTAGAATCTCCTATTTCTAGTTCAACTATAGCATTTGAATAGTTAACAAATACTGATGTCAGTGTTATGACTCCTTCAGATACTATAGCTCCTAAATTACCAAATTCATGATTTTTAGTATGAATGTTGCCAGTAATATATTGGCTAGTACCATTACTCTGCATTACTTTATTAAAATAGTATGAATACTTACCTGATTCAAGTATGAGCACATTGGCATAAGGAGAAATCTTATTATTCTTTATTATAACTTGCTCTCCATTTAAGACCTTATTAAGGTCCTCTTCACTTATGGTTATTTTCAATATATCAGAGTTACTTTCGGATGAGTTGACTGACTCCCACTTACCTGTTTTGTTATTAAAATATCTTACTGTGCCATTATACAGCCAAAAGCAATTAATTGGTGGGGGAGTAGGAGACTCTATTATACCTTGAAATTTTTTCATATCATTTAGAATTTTATTTATCTTATTTATATATCATTTGTTCAAAATAGATAATTATTGCGCACTTAATTACTATTATTCCTGTTAGACTGTCTTCTACTAATTCTTTCCTTTAAAGCATTATCCTCTGAATGTTTTTGCTTCTCGAAGTTTAATTTATCTCTCTCCAACTTAATTTTAGCATCAAATTCTTTAATTTGCTGAATTAACTTGTCTTTAGCCTCTTGCGAATATTCAGGTTCTGATATATTATCGCCCTCATTATTTTTACTATAAGCTTGCATCTGTGCAATAAGAATTTTTGTCTCATTGTCTCTTTGGTTAAGAATATCCTCCTGCTGCATCTTAGCTTGTTCTATTTGAGATTTTTGTTCTATCTCCTGCTGTTGTGCTTGCAACTGCTGCTGCTGTACTTGAGCTTGTCTTTCTTGAATATTTCTCTCATCCTTTTCAACAAGTCTTTGCTTCTCAGCAAGAGAAGATGAACTAAATAGCTTCATAATAGTTGAGAATGATAGAGTCTGATTCTGCAATGCTGCCTGAGCTAAAGTGTCAAGTTTTGAGTTTAATTCTTGAATACCATTACTGTTGTCCACTACAAGACCGTAATCAGCCTCTGCAAATTCATCCCCATCTATCTCCATAACTTTCATTGAGCTATCTGATAATATATATTGGAACTTCTTGCTTCTGCCTCTTAATGCTATCTTAGCTGTCTCAAGGAAGCATTCCAAGACCCTCTTCTTAACATCCTCGTGTACAAAGAACAGCCACTCTGTAATATGAGAAGATTGTAATGTTGCTCTTTCTACTCCACCTACTGTCTCTCTATTACTTACTTGACCCTCTCTTTGTTTAGTAATACCAATAATCTCTGCCATTTCCATCTTGATAAACTCAAGAAGGTTAATGTATTGCTGTATTTGATTACCATCAGAGGCTGCAATCACTCCAGTAGAAGCATTGTTTAGTGCACCTGCAAGTTTACCTGTAGCTGCACCCATAGAGCCTTCTTTGAAGCTGTCTTCTACTGCAAGACCCATAGTCCTTGCATAGTACAACCACTTCTCTACATCCCATTCCTTAGGTTTCTTGGCAAAATCTAATCTTAGCAATGAACCCCAGTTTCTTGCTATCAGCTTATTTAATCTATCATGTATTGCATCATACAAATAGTTATATGGCTTCATCATATCTACCAAGCTAAATGGCCTATTATCATTTAGATTATAAATAGAGCCAACAATACCAAAGTGACATCTTGAAGGGTTACTTAGTCTATTATACTGAACTACTCTTGGTCTCATATTGACATAAATATCTGTACCAATCTTAGTTCCCTCCCATGCTTCATTGACATAGAATATTTGTTCTTCTTCTCCAGCATTCTTATCTATTACATAAGTTTCTGGGTAGAAGTTGAATACTTCTTCACCTGTCTGAGGATCATAACTTCTTACCTTCTTAATCTTTCTTCTTGACTTCCAATATACTCTAAGTACTCTCAAGTTTCCTGCAACATCATAAGGAAGAAGTGAGTTATTAACTCCATCATATCCCCCTAATGGGTCCCAAAAGAATCCCTCTGTACTTATTTCATCCCCTATCATGTGATTATTGACAAAGCCGTATCTCTCATCAACATTATCCATAGAGTCTGTAGCAGCTTGACCTACATGGTCAGGCATCTTCTCTATGTACTCCATGTCTTTCTTTGTCAATACATCATAGTAAGTATCAATAACCTTGCCTGGACTCCAATAATCTTCGAGGATTATCATATCTGCATCCTCAATCTTATTGCTATATCCTGACTTAAAGATTCTTACTTTGAGTGGATTTAGTCTTTCAATAGTAGGCTCACCTCCTACAATATCACATTGATAAATCTCTTCACCAACTGCCATTGCATCCATGAATCCCTGATTGAACATTAAAGGAATATTCAACTCCTTTACATAATGGTTAAGAAGAGCATTAGCCCTAATTTCCCTCATGTCCTGCCACTCATAGGTGTAGTAATCATTTATCTTTTCAAGCTCTTGGTTAGCCTCCTCTTCTGATTGAGAAGTATTAGATACCCATTCCTGTAGCTTCTGTAGTAATTCTTGCTTCTTGTTATTCTCTATCTCTGTAATAGCATTAGGATTAGTAACTACTACTTTGAAGTCAAAAACTCTCTTACTTTCTTCACCTCTAAGTACATTCAACTTACTATTCATAATAGGATAATGTTGAATCCTATCAGGTATGAAGCCTGCCTGTATCTTTTCAGGATTCAGTATCATCTCAAGGTCACTCATGTGAAGCTTCCCATTAAGGAGGTCATAATTTATTTTTTTATGTATCACAGACTTCCTTACCAAACTATAATTGAAGAATGTTTTAGAATCAGCCCAATCCAAGTGCCGTCTTCTCCAAGCTTTATTCTTCTTAGTAAATGGAAGTTGCTGTGGGGGTAAATTTATCATTTCATATCCCATATTCTTCAATTTAATTACTATGTAAAGGTAAGTAAAATCTTTAACCTATACAAGTATATAAGTAATTTATTAACCATCAGTCTTCATTTTTACTAAATTTACTGCTTAAATCTAAGGTCATAGTTTCTTTGGAAAAATATGTCATTTCCTGGATTATCTTTCTCTGCCTCTTCTCTTGACTTAGGATTCATATTATTACCATATCTAATAATAAATTCTTGTCTATAAATCATTACCATCCCCATAGCTCTAATCCTATCAACATTAATTTCTGGGCTAAATTGTATTGCTTCCTCAATTAATGCCCTTGTTTTTAATGTATAAAGGATGGGAATAAGGATTAAATCTTCAGTGCCATCCTCTCTTTTTACAGTCACAGATACTAGTTTATTAAGCCAATCCTTAAGAAGTCCATTAGCATAATTATTAATAGCAGCAGAAGCATTGACCCCATAAGCATTAGAGCCAAACCCCTTATACTTTATCATCTGTTTATCTCTAAGATATTCAGGAGTCTCAGCTAATAGATGAGTGGACTTCATTGTTTGGAAATAAGCAAAGCATCCTTTTTTATTTGACTCATACAGGCATCTTGCATTATAGAATAAACATAACTTTCTTGTTATTTCAAAATTATCATCAGCATAAGGATTTCTACCTGTGAATTCAGCAACTATATTATCAGTAAACAGGTCAAATACAAAGCATGAATATAATGAAGAGGACTCTGCAATATCATTATCTACTGGGTCAAGTCCTATAATATATCTATTATCAAATACCCTACCTGTAATATCTTTCTCAGGCATAGCATATATTTCTAAAGCTCCTCTTGTATCATTATCTACAGGATATTTTCTAATAGGGACAGCACTGGTAGGCTTGAATTCTACTTGTCCTGAAGAGTTAAAAAATAGTTCTCCTATGTATATATCATCATATAAGTGAGGATTAGTATCCAATTGTTGTGCCCTTTCATTAAGGGCTTGCACATTAAAGAAGGCATCCTTAACTTTAATGATGGCCTCAGCAGGAGTAATTGGGTCTTCAGCTATAACTCTTAATACTGAGGTAGGATCAGCCCCATACTTAGCTTTGTATCTATTACTTAATAGCTCCAGAAGAGCTAATACCACATCAGATATCCCATCTTTATTATAGCATCCTGCCCTATTTATATAAGCAGGAAAGAAGAAACCAAATACATCTTTTCCTTGACCTTTCTTATCATATACATTTTGTAAGTCCTGTATGTTATATGATTTAGGAGCATATAGTAAGGTCTTTGCTGATTGGAAATTAGCTTCCTTGTTATTGGCCGTACCAATTAAATATTGGCAGGCAAATGTATAATCACCATCCTCTACAGATTTTCTAGTAACATCATATAGTTCCAATAGGCCACTAAAGTTACCAAACTCCTCATATAATATCCAACCTCTCTTACCTCTTAACTTATCACTATCATCCTTAGCAGATACTCCTATTACTTGGTTTAAGGAGCCTCTACTTCTACCATACTCATCCTTATAGCCCATTTGCCAAGTCATTTCATTAGATGATTGTTTAAGCATTAATCTTGGGAATGGGGTATATTTAGCTAAATGTGATAATATAGGCACAAATTTACTTAATGTACCATCCTTGTCATCTTTGAGATACTCCTTCTGATATGCTGTTAGTACTGTAATATTCCTCTTATTAGTCTCTTTAGACTCTCCTATAATAAGATTCTTAGACATTATAGTTGCTAAAGAATATGATTTTCCGCAACCTCTTTTAGCTAATTCTACTGCATGATGCCCATTTTCCCTAGCTTTATTAAGATATAAATACCTCCACCATATTCCTTCAAAGAAATAACCAAATCCTTCCTTTCTTATAGCCTTTTTGTTTCCTCTCTTATACTCATTAACCATCATAGGACAATAGTTAAGGAACCAATACATATAACCAGGAATCCACATACCATCAGACTCCCTTAATAGTCCATTATAACATCTGTCTATTTCCCTATCCCAAAACTTTCTATATTCACTATTAGGATTTGAATTGGGCTTAAGTTTAGTATATGTACCTTCTGAGAGAAAATATAGGGCAGCCTGTCTGAAATAATTAGCATCCTCAAAAATAGGGGGGTTTGTTATATCTACAATAGCCCTTCCTTGCTCATCCCTAGGCAAATCCTGTATTTTTGGCCTTGAAGGAGAAATAAGATTCTGAATAAATGGAACAGTGGATATATATTCCATGAACTGTTCTTTCACCTCCTCAGGGTACTGGTCAAGAAGAGTATCTGTTATAGGGGTTTGATATTCATTTGTAGATATAATTACTTCCATAATTTATTATTTAATAACATACTGAAAATTATACTATTGAACTATAGGTCTTCATACATAGCCTTTTCTACACTACCCCTGATTTTATCATTCTGTACTATCTCTTTAGAAATAGCTCTTTCAGCATCATCTAAGTCCTTTACTAGGGATGGTACTTGCTTAATAGTAGCTACTATAGTATTAAGTGTATATATAGGTCTACCCTTATCATCTGTTTCAGTTATATTAATACTCCTAAGAGCCTCCCTTAATTTATCTACAGCTACCCTAGTATCCTCAAGAAGTAATGCTGATGTAGGTCTAAAGGACTTGTAATAATCCATAGCATCTTGTAAAATAGAGTCTACTTTCCATGTATCAGAAAGTCCTTCTCCTATAATTATTGCTTTAGACCTCTCATCCTCATCAGTAATATACATATAATCTGATCTTGGATCAAGCATAAAATAAATGTAGCCAAGTTCCTGCAAGAACTTTGACTTATCTTTTGTCTTATCCCTTGTAAAGAGCTTTTTAAATACTTTCAATGTTAATATTTCAGGCTCAAAAGTTAAATTATACCCTTCATATTTAAGTAATTTCATTCTTCTACTTCTTTAAATGTTCCATTAATAACCTCAGTATAGTAACTACTACCAATCCAGTTAAATATCATTGTACTCAACATGATATTCATCTCTCTTAACATATTCTCTTCCTGACCATCAGGAACCTTAGCAGTATGTTGTACTGTTATTACTTTATAAGATTTACCTCTTTTAGTAAACCAAAGAGTATACTTGTAAATCTTATAAGCTTTGAATGAGGAATGGGGCACAATTTCTTTCTGTAGTACCATATGCCCTGCATTCTCAATTCCTCTTTCACTTCTCCTAGTCTCAATATGCTTATTAAGACCTTCTATAATATCTTCTGCTTTCATAACCTCACACCGTGATAAAAAAAAAAGCCCTAAGCCTTAATTAAGGCTCAAGGCTAAATATTTAATTTAGTATTAATTTCTTTTCCTCAGGCAAGATAAGATCAGGTATCTTATCCTCAATCTCTTCATACTCTTGAATGACATAATCTACATCTTGGTCGTATAAGAGAATACAAAAAGTGCCATTAACATCAACAAAATTAAAGTTGTATGAAACCACAGGATTATCTGATATAATGCCGTCCTTCAATGAACCTTCCTGGTGTTTCTTTACTGCATATCTGGTAGGATTAATAAGTACAAAGTCTCCTTCCTTAATACCTCTTACAGTATCTCCTACAGAAATTACTTTCTGATACTCCCTTAAGGTACCAGCAGTTATTACCACTACTTTACCCTGTTTAACATCATTCTCATACTTATCTGCTGTAACAAGTATTCTGTTAAACATTGGCTTTATCTTTTTAATCTTTAGCATATTATTCTTCAAATTTAATTCCTAAATCTGCCATTCTATCTCTAAGAATATTCCAATACTCAGTCATTGCTCTATCTTGAGCACACATTAGATTATACTGCTTCTCCCCTACTTTTTCTTTAAAGCCATCTTTATTAAGAGCAATATTAAGTTTACCTAATCTATCTCCAAGCTGTTTATACTCCTCAATCATTCTACTTTCAAATGTAGATTTAGACTCTTTGTACACCTTGTCTTGAAGAGTACAACCAAGTAGATTTTCTCTTGTAGAGACATAAGTTGCTGATTTATCAAACTCAGTAACAGTTGTACTGATAACATCCTGCATATTTTCCATTACCTCTTTCTTATCTGTTTTATGAAATTAAATCTCTTCTTCACACCTAACATTCTCTCATAGGTACAGGTTAATTTACCTAATGATGGTATATTGTAATTAGTTTTTAACTTAGCAAAATCTTCTTCATTAAGATTCTCCTTTAATGGCAGGGACTGTATAGATTGATTAATAAATAGCCAAAATGACTTATATGCTTTATCTACTACTTCTTTAGGTAAATTTAACTCTTCAGAGACCTTACCAATTATATCAGGATAACTCATTTCAATTCAAAAAGTAACAATAGTTGGAAGGTACCAGTCTCTTCATCAATGTTAGGAATAAACCTTGGATTAATCTTACCATCAACTATGACTTTGTTCTTCCTTAGTTTTCCCATAATTACTTGAAAGTGTGGGAGGGTAATATTACACTCCTCCCTTACTTTCTTCTTTGTATCTTCACTCATTGTAACTTTATCAAGTATCTCATTATCTTTAATAACCTTACTGAGTCCGTACCTCTGCTTAACAAAGGATGTAATTACATCAATCTCTCTATCAGTTAATTTATGAAAAGGCTCTAAAAATTTAAACCACAACCTAAAGAAGCTCTTATCTAATGAACAAGGTATTCTAACTATGTTATTAGGCTTCTTCATCATAGTATATTCCTCTTAAATCTTAGTATTTAGCTATTCTTCCTTCTTATTATCTTTTTCAGATTCTTCAGGAACTGTGATAAGCTCTTCAATCTCATTAGTACATTTATTAATGAACTCGTGGTTAAACATATGTTCATTCTCTATTACTTTAAACAAGTAATCAAGTCTTTTAAACATGTTATTCATATTAGCTTGCTGTAGCTTAATATATAACTGTCTAGACTGTTCACTAAGTTGATGAGCTACATTCTCTAACTGCTCATAAGACATCTTCTCAGGTCTTTCTACTTCCTTTGTTGTTGGCTGCATTTCTACAACCTTTCCCTTTTGCTCTTCCATTTTATTTTATAATTAATCGTTAATATTCTTCAAGATACTTATGCCCATACCTATTCTCGTATAGGGTCTCCCATTCTTCTATTGAACATTCTCCTATATCAGTAGAACCACAATCATCACAGTAATCTGAATCCTCCATTCTTGGAATGTTCCTAATATTCAATGATAGACAATGCTTGCAGTATAATACTGGCACTTCATTGTAACCATTAGGCTGATTTTCTGTACTTAAGCTGCTCATAAATCATCTTCTTTCTTTCATTAATAGTCCTACTGTGATGCCCCTTTCTCTTACAAGTATTAGCCTTGTTATTGAAAGGTCTCTTAGGGAAGATAATACCATCAAGAGATACATGACCTCTCCTAATTGCTCTCCTTATAGACTTGAACTTGCTTACTGCTTCATAGGTTCTTAGGTGAAGAATACCTTTTCCATAGAAATCTCCTATAATATCTACTCTATTCTTCTCCACATAATCCTTGAACTCCTCTTCACTCATCAAGGGTCTTTCTATTGTCTTCTGCTCTTCCATTTCCATAATGTTTTTATCTAAAGTAAATTAATACAAACTGACCATTTTCTTTAAGTAGAGAAACTATATCCTCTCTCTTAATCCCTTCCTCATTGGCTGACCTTACAATACCTCTGATTGTAGTATCAGTTAATGCGGTCATAACTTGATGAACCTCTAAATTATTAATTTTTTTAGTTCTTGTCATCTTTGCTTTTTCTACCTCTTCCATATTATCTAAATTAGTTACGGGGGTAGGAATCGAACCTACGGAGTCTAGCTTATGAGACTAGATGGAATACCAATTCTCCCCATAATATAGCCAAAGATTTGTATTGGTACTTTGGCATTGTAAGTTTAGCCTTAGCTTACACCCCTAATCACCTACATCTACTGAACTCTAATTTTAGTTTCAGCTTTTTAATTTAAGTTGGCGCAGGTCAGCTCCTGCTAGATTTACCTAGTAGCATTAGGTGTTACTCTCTCACTGTAGGTAAGACAGCTTTTAGTAACTTGTTGAGCTTCCTAAGTGAATTGAACACTTATCTCCTGTTTACAAGACAGGCATAATAACCTTTATACTAAGAAAGCTTATGTACCCCCAATAGGATTTGAACCTATAAGAGCATTACTGCTCAGTAGATTTTAAGTCTACTGTGTTTACCTAGTTTCACCATAGGGGCAACCCAACTCATATATTTTTATGGAACATGGTTAATACGGCTTATTATCACAAAGTTCAAATAAATATTTGTATTTTAGAATATTATGTATAAATGTTTCACATTCTGATTTTATTCCGGAAAACTCAATACCTTCAGGTATTCTACTATAAAATTTAAGCGTGCCTTGTTTAACTTCAGATATGAAATCTATAGCATTTAATGAGCTACTTTCTACCCCCTTTATAGCATTAGGTTGCATATGTCCTAATAATCCTTGATACTCCTCAGCTAAACCATCCTGATAATCTGATAATATATCAAGGAACTCATCAAGATATACATGAATATTCTTCTTAGGTGCTGCCCAATGCAAGTTCTTACACTTAGTTTTCCAACCTTCAAGTTGATTTAAGAAGTTAATAAAGAACTGAGAACCAGATACTTCTATATTTCTACTTGATTCCATTGGAGTAAATAGACTATTCTCTTCAAACATATTCTCTTATTTTGATAGTGCAAAGTTAGGCAAAATATTTCAATTAACCAAATATTTTCCTAATTATTTTCAAATTATTTCTCACTTCTTTGAATTACAATAGTTATGTGCTTGCATATGACAGTTGGCACATAGTACTTGTAAATTATCTAATGAATTATTGTAGTGGTTAAAATCCTTATGATGGAGTTCAAGGGGTATTGGTTTACCTATCCATTCTGATAAGCCACAACATTCACATTTATTTTCTTTAATACCTCTTTCTATTAATACTTTTCTTTTTCTGGCATTTGAACCATTACCTTGTAATAACTCTTCTATAGGTTTTATTTCATTAGGTCTTTTAAGACCTTTTCTATTAGGATTACATTTATAAGAGATTCCTAAAATATTTAAGTATTTCTTTAGTGTATCATATTTTACTCCTAATTTTCTTGCAACTTCTACTAAAGGTCTATTATTAGACTCATACTCTTTAATAAGAGTAATATTACTTTCTATTAAAAGTTTTTTATCCATGTATCCAAGGTGGGAGTCGAACCCACAATGATTAATCCATAGCATTCTAAGTGCTACTGCTATACCAATTCGCATACTTGGATATTATGTCTACCATTCCATCAGAGGGGCATTATGTGGGTGTTCAAAGAATCGAACTTTGTTCTCAGGTTTTTCAGACCTGCGCAATGTAACCATACCTGCCCAACACCCATAATGACTTATTTGTGTCTCTACCCACATCACTTTCCATAAGTCAAGGACAAAGATTTCTATTGAAGTGGGAGAGGCAGGAGTCGAACCTAGCTCAACCTTAAGGTGCTTGATTTACAGTCAAGGGCTTTCACCGTGAAGCAACTCTCCCTACAAATATACTTTATATCTGTCGTATTCTTTCCCTAAATTTATTGCAGCATTATTAGTTATTTCACTCCTGGGAATCAAATACATATTATTGTTATCTACTAATATAAATAGTAAATCACTACTGTTTTCATTAAATCCCTTAATTGTTTGACCACTTCTATTCCCTCCGCAAGTTTTCAATGCAACTTGATATATCCCAAACTTGCTTATACATTTAGTAGTCTTTACTTGTACCTTTAGTAAGGCACCATTGTCTACTATAAGGTCATAATCTTGAGAATCTGTAATAGGCACACTCACTGTATATCCTATTTTTGAAAAATATGCCATAGCATAACACATTCCTATATCACCTTGTTTCTTACTATTTATTGCATTTTCAAACATATTTTTTTTTCTTTAGTGCCCATCCACCATCTGAGCAGTACTCCCATATAATATTCATTACTCACTCCAACATCAAAGGAACTATATTCCAACTGGAATAGTTCCTGTAGGTGTCCAAACACAAGTCTTAGCAGCTTGTCTAAGATATGCCTTAGTGCCCTTCTTAATCAATGAAAGAACTCTTTTCATAACAATAAAAATTTGGAGTTAATAATGTTATGTTCCCCCATAAGGAGTCGAACCTTACTCTCAGGATTAAAAGTCCAGAGCATCCACCATCAATGCTTTGGGGGAATATTTGCCAAGGTTGAGATTGTGCTCCCACAAGGACTTGAACCTTGAGTCCACAGTTTAAGAGACTGTTGCTTTAACCAATTCAGCTATAGGAACATTAGTACTCACTAATGGATTTGAACCATTGACCTTGAATGTATAAGATTCCTGCTCTAACCTACTGAGCTAAGTGAGTATATTAAGGCATTAACCTAGTTCTGATGAGTGGACTCGAACCACTAGCTACTGCCTTATGAGAGCAGCCTTCTACCATTGAAGTACATCAGAATATAGTTGGCACACAAGGAATTGAACCTTGATTACTACCTTATCAGAGTAGCTTCCTGACCATTAGAAGATGTGCCAATAATGCAGATTCTAAAGGAATCGAACCCATAACTCTTCTTTTGGAGAGAAGTGTTTTGCCAATTAAACTAAGAACCTAGAATTTGCGGGGATAAAAAGAATCGAACTTTTATCTCTTGGTTAACAGCCAAGTGCATAGACCTTCCAGCTATATCCCCATTAGTTGCTCCTATAGGACTCGAACCTATGACCTTTTCCTTGTAAGGGAACTATTCTGAACCACTGAACTAAGGAGCAATAGGGACAGTTTCTTTATCCTCTAACTGTCCAAAAGAGTGTCCAAGAAAAGCTCAACATTATGAAAACATGAAAACATAGTGTGGAGAATGAGGGACTTGAACCCTGAACTCCTCCTTGCAAGGGAGGTGTGTTAGCCAATTACACCACAAACCCCATTAGTATAGTAGACAGGACTCGAACCTGCATCCTCTGCATCCCAAATGCAGTGCCCCACCAATTAGGCTACTACTATATATTGCGGAGAGCAGTGTACTTGAAACACAGACATTTTACTGCCCGAAGCTACTTAGCAGGTAGTCCCTACACCTTGCAGGTTTACTCTCCGAGTGGTTGTTTTTAGCTAGTAGAACCAGTCATCTAGTCTTACTTAACCTAGTAAGATAGGTATTAACAGAGGAAGAAGAGAGACTCGAACTCTCACACCATTTTTACATGATTACTGGTAGTTTTCAAGACTACTGCCTTACCATTAGGCTTATTCTTCCATTTGCCTATCTACCTCTGTAGGATAGGACTTTAGTAGATTAAAATAGGACTTGAACCTATATTATGAGAGCCAAAATCTCATGTGATGACCAGTTACACTATGGGGCAATAAAAGAAAAGGAATGTTACCTTAAAACAACTGGTTAAAGTAACATTCCTTATGTGGAAATTTCCTAGAACCAATCTTTTGTAATTGCACTGCAAAGGTAGGCAAAATATTTGAATTATGCAAATTTTTCTCCAATTATTTTTCAATCCAAGTATCATTTTCTTGTCTTGAAGGAGTAAAATTAGGCTTAATTTTAGGCTTTATCTGTATTCTTTCTATTAATACCTACTAATTTATCAGCCCACCATTCTGTATAGAACTTATAATAATCCCATTTAATTCCAACTTTTCTACATAAGCGAAGAGATACATTATTTAGTAATGATGGAATACCTATTATTATTAAGTATAAGGGACCTAGTACATCAGACTGTTTACTATGTCCTAACTCATGTTTAATAGATTCCTCAGAAGAATATGGGTGTATAAATATAAAATCTCCTAAAGATACAGAGGAGGGTAATAATGTATTAGTAATAAAAATCCTATTATCTATGCCCTTCTGCATAGAATATGAGCATATTATACCCTCTAAGCATAATGCTACAAAGCTCTGTGGGAATTTCCACACCCATCTTAACAATTTCTCCTTTAATAATTCTTTAGTTATTCTCATAAAAAATCTACGTAAGTATAATACTCATCATTAAATAATGGAGCATCATTATATATCTTTTTCCATAACCAAGGTATTGGTAGGTAAGTATGCCAACTTCTACCATCTAGAGGTAGAAAGCCTTGTACTGTCTTTATAGATAAGTCTACTTTTAGCATATCATACCTACATTTAATTCCTTGGGAATTTTTACCATATTTTACTGCCAAATATTGCCAAGTTATATTAGGGTATTTCTTTTTTATATATTCATAGTATCCTATGAGAGATTGGTGCTGTAGAGAGGTACTAGATTTACCCTCATATGTTAAGGATACTAAACAGTTTCCATAATTATTTATTTGATTTAATATAGATTCTAAAGTCCTCTTTGAGGACCAAAGGCCATGCTTACATATAACAACTTTATCCTTATCTTGTTTAAATCTTATATCAAACATTGTACAGCCTGCATTATATTGCTCTTCTATAGTTTTTGACTGTGTCTTAGAGAAAGGAGTAACTAACCAACTTAATATTCCTTTGCCCTTCTCACCTGTGGCACTATTATGTGTACCTATTAATAAATTCCCCATTTTATTATTTGTAATTTAAGTCTATTATCCTTTATTCCAACAGAGTAACTAAAGCCTATTTACATCTTAGAATATAAGAGACCCCTGCCAGCATTATGGCTTGCATCTGCTATAAATAGTTCCTTACCCCGTTTATATATTATTTTTCTATCTCTTATTATCTCTGTAGTCTTTTACACTACTCCTGAAGTTTTGGCTTAAAACTTATTTACGCTTTATATACTCCAAGTGAGTTGCTTACCTGTAGCCTTCTTGATACCCTTTATTCTCTCAAGTTGCTGCAACTAAATAAGTTCCTATTTATAGGGTTTATCTATGATTTTAAGAAGTGATAAGTTTCTACTCTGAAGTACTTGCTACTCCAACAGTGCTGCAAAGATAAGAAAAAAGAATGATATATGCAAATACTAATACTTCTTTTATTTTTTTTTTATTTTCCTTTATATTTTCAGGAGAGAGGTATAGCCACCCAAAACCCCCCCTAGCCTTCGGCTCTTTGGGATTATCCCCCTCTGGGCAATCTTAACAACTTAATTCATTAACAACTTAAAACTTAAAATTATGTTAGCAAAAATGTTAGTAAGAAACAGAATGAGTGTAGATGCTTTGAAAGGTCAAGAAGGTGATGTACTGCAATTTATTAAGAATCCAAACACTGGGAAAGTATTCTTCTTATGTGGAACAAAGCGAGGCTATGTAAGCCCTGCTGTCCAACAGGATATTAACACTGTTAAAGGCTCTGACCTCCAATATGCAGAATGTTGCATAGAAGGTAATAATGAGTGGGTTCCTTGTATCATGAAGAAATCTAGTGAAAATGTGTTAAGGACACTCTAGGTAAATATGAGAGAAGAGAGGATTGTTTTCCTCTCTTTTTCCAAATTTAATTATTGATAATTAAGTAGTTTGATTATTGGTTATTTTGATTATTAGTAGTTAGTTATTGGTGGTTATTGTTGATAATTAAGTAGTTGATTATGAGGTAGTTACTATAACCAAACCCTCAAATAACCTCTTCATACAAACTATCTAAGATACACATTCATCCAATAATATATGACTATTTTTACTGTTATAGTAATAACACAGAATTATACTTTAACAAGTAATTAACCAAACAAACATATATTAATTATTATTAAATGTCTCAATTAAGAACCAAATAATACAAGAATCAATATGTACAAATTCTATAATGAAGATGCTAATGGCAAATGGCATAAGCATCAATTCACTGAGGATGAGGCAGGATGTGGGTTTATAATTCTCTTTACAATAGGGATTATATTACCTATTATCATAGCTATATGTAATATATAAAAAAGAAAAAAAAGAAAAAAAAATGAAACAGGAATATATTAACTTTTACAACAACAAATGTTTCTTATTAGTAGCAAGATGTGAATATAATAAGAAAACAAACAGTGCAGAACTAATTAATCCAAGTAAAGTATAATATGAAGCTTAAACTTATACTTAAAGGAGTGTTATTATGGATAACAGCCTTTGCAGTTATGCTCTTTATATCAGGAGTAGACAGCATATATAACAATGGATATTTTATACACTCAATCATTGTATGTGTAGTATTATGTTATACTTGCTACAAGCTAATATCTGAAGAAGAGCTTGAAGTATTAACTTTTTCTAAATGGTTTAACAAAATAACAGGAGAAAATAACGAATAATCCTATAAAAGAAATTAATTATGCGAACAATAACTGTAGTATTTACAAACAGGATGCTATCTGTAAAGGAGATGCTTTCACACAAATAGATGGGGATTCTTGCAATAACAGGGAAGAGAATCTTCAACTATTATGTCCCAATTGTCATTCTCTTACAGAGAATTTTGGCAGTAGAAATGATAATGCCAATAGTGGTAGAAGTATATACTATGGTAAAGCTATGGCTGATTAGCTCAACTGCACAGAGCAGAGGTTTCCTAAACCTCAGGTTGGGAGTTGGAGTCTCCCATCAGCCACAGATTACTAAAGAGTAGACACAAGTTCGAGTCTTGTTGGGAGTACATAGGAAATTATAATAATACAAAGTGCCCATGAAAGATAGGAATAATATAGGTTCAATAATCAAACACTTATACCTTTCTCAGATTCAATAAAAACTTTGTTTATTTGGCTAGTAGGAAAAGACTACCTTTACCTACTCATATAAGGTAATTTGATTATTTCTAGGAAAAGTTTTTAGTTCGGGTGACATATTGTCACTACAGGAGACTGGTATGTGAATATAAGTCTCCTTTTATTTATTAAGACATGTGACACCTATTCTTCTTAATAGAAGTGAGCAGGTAAATGTTACCTATTAAAGATTATGGGTGTCACATATATCTCCATAGTTCAAGGGATAGAACAATAGTCTTCTAAACTATATATCTGAGTTCGAGTCTCAGTGGAGATACAATGGGGATTTAGTTCACTAATTCTACTAAGCCAATAGAACCTAAAGGAAAGAAAGTGTGATGCTTATAGGAAAGCTATAGCCACTTGTGATGCAATGACCAAATGTGGGGATATAAAGAAAGGTTACGTGACTTTGAATACAAGAGTTTCAACATGAAAAGCTGTATGACTTTGTTAGGACATTCTTTCAATATGAAATGAATCCATTATATTTATACTAGATTAATATATAAAACACTATATCATGTTACAGAACAAAATAAATAATTAAATTATCAAATGAGTACATTTAGAAGATGGACTGAGGATGAAGAGAAAGTAGTCATCAGTAAAATTGAGGAAAATCCTAACAACCTACAAAGAGCATTTAGGGAAGCATCACTTGAAATTGGCAGAACTCCTGCTGCTATTGGATATAGATGGCATCAAGGAGGACTAAGAGAGAGAAGTGGTAAGCTCTTTATGACTTATGGGAGAAAAGGAACACTCAATAGTAATAGGAAGAATGTATCAAGCAAGACTTCTGACAATACTATAAGAACAAGAAAAAGTAAGTGGAGAAGAATACTTGATATATTATTTAATAACTAATACATAAGGATATGGAATTAAAGTATGTAACAGGATGTGTCTGTGATTCTTTAACACTAGATGGAGTAGAAACCGTAGACCTTCCTATTGAAAAATTGCAAGAGGCATTATTAAAGGTAATCAAAAGCATCAGCAAGGAGGATGTGCTACAAGATATTTTAATATGTATCATGGAAGGACAAGGAGAGTATAAGTGCTTGGGAAGTTGTGAGCAATGTGGAGACACCATAAATGAATTTACTTTAAATATTGATTAATATGAGCGAGATTAAATTGAATCTAAGTATTGAAATCCCTGGAAGAACAATGTTCAGGGAAAATGAATGTCTTAAAAAGATAGAAAGGCATCTTAAGAGAAATGGCAAGACCAGACTACTTATAGATACAGTCTATGACTCTGACAAAACAGAAAAGAATATACTAGTATTAGATAAAGGTGATGTCTATACTTATCATACAAGGAAGTGCATACCTGCTAGGCAGACTGTAAATATATCTAAAGAGGCATATACTTATATGGTAGGGAATGACTCAACCCCTTCCCATATCACCCATAGAGCATGGATAGGAATGAGTAAAAAAGAAAGATTACAAACTCATCTGAAAATGATAGCAGATGATTTAGGAGGTACATCATATACCTATAAAGTATTTGAAGACTGAGAGAAAAATCAAAAGTTCCTATGCAAGGAGGGAAAGAAGGGTAGAAGATTATTAACATCTTTACCCTTCTTGACCTTTTTTTTCTTCATAATTAAAAGAAAATAATTATAATATAAGATTATGGGATATGTTCCAAAATTCATACACTTTGACCATTTCATAGATATTAAGTATCCATTTGGAGTACATTGGAAGCATAGGTACATACAAAGTAGTGCAGAGGCTATCTATGATACTTACAAAGAAGATATTGAGGAAGGAATAACTATTGCATTTGTAACAAGAGGTACATCAGGAGCTATGATTGCAGGAGCTATACTTAATGAACTGCATCACATTGATTCATCTACTGATGCCTGCATCTTGATAGTCAGGAAGGATAATGATACAAGTGCTCATTGTCCATCACTAAGAGGCATTGGAAAATTACAGGAAGCAAGGTTTATTGTAGTAGATGACTTCATACAATCAGGCGAGACTATAGAGGCAATTTTGAAGGACTTAGATAACTACTTTGAAATACCCTTTGCCTTAAATGAAAAGTATGATATGCTCTGCGTAAGTAACTTTCTCGATGTAGGAGCACTAAAGAAGAATAGGTGCGATGATTACAGGAAGTGGAAAAGAATTTGTTCAAGATTTGAATATGTAGTATGTTGCCCTAAACCAGAATAGTATGACAGCATTTAGTGTATTACTCCTCATTGTGCTATGTATTTGGACTGTTGTAATGTACAATAAGTATTCTCCTAAGATTGATATAGTCACATCAAAGGATAAATACATTGTGCTATTATGGTATAACAAATGGTATTGGAGTGGGGAGTGTAAGAGAACTTACATAAAACTGCTTGAAGTATGATAGAATTTACCCTTAATAGGAATAGGAATGGAAAGAAATCAAGATGGGCTAAGAAGTACCCAAGAAAGAGAATATTAAAGAGAGGCAGTGAGAAAGCTGCTGGATGGTATTTTCATAATTGGTATGATGATGGTTATCATTATTTCCACGGAGATTTGCATAAATTCCTGTTAAAGAATGTAGGCAGACCAGTAGATAAAGTATTTTCTGAGTTCTTGCAAAGATGCAGAAGAGGCACTGAGAAGTATAATCTCAGAGAGTGGTTCTATGATATGTTTGAAGAGAAAGAGAACATAGGTTATAGGGGAGGATTCTACTTATCTAATGGTATTATTAACTACAAGAAGAAGAGCAAGAGACCTGAAGGTTCTTGTGTTCCATCACCTTTTATATTGTCACAGTTCAATACTCAGAATCTTCCGAGTAAAAGAGAGTTGTATAGTATATGTAAGAAGGCTGAGGAGACACATGAAAGGCAGCTTCTTGGCACATTCTACATCTCAACTGGTTTATATAAGACAAGGAAGGCTGCAGTATATGTAGCTGCAAAGTCAGACTATATGGCATCTTATTTTTATATGGGAATTGCCAAAATAGCAGAAGTAGGTATGGGTGTTGATTTCCATGTATATAGGGGTCAAAATAGAAAAGAATATATTAACCCAGTCTTTATTACTTACTCTGAATACAAGTGGAGAGACTATAAGTTACCTAACTATGTGTTTCTGACTAAAGAAGAGAAAATCTCTGACTAAGCAATATAAGTTTAACAAAAAAAAAAAGCATGAAGAAAGTAGATTATGGATAAAGTAGTAGCAAAGTTTGCTGTATGGTTTGTAATCTTCATTATCCTAATAACCTTAGGACTTGAAATGATTTCAGCACCTAATACCATTGAGAATGTGATAGGATTCTTTATGGTAGTGGCAACATTATATCTATCAGTCAGAACAAAGTGTTTAACAGCAATTAAATTAGAAAGAAAACATGAAAAGTAAATTGATTTTGGGACTTCTGTCCTTGTTTATGGTGTTCTCAATGACATCATGTATGGAGAAGGTAGATGCAGGTTGTGAAGGCATCAAGGTGAATCTGTATGGCAGTGATAAGGGAGTGGATGATGCTTCTTTGGTAACTGGTATTGTATGGTACAATCCTTGGACTACCACAGTATATGAGTATCCTACTTATGTACAGACTATTGACTATGAGCCATTTACAATTAATGCAAAGGATGGTTCAGAGTTCACTGTAGACCCTACTGTATCATTGAAGATTATTGATGGTAAATCACCTGCTGTCTTTAAGAAGTACAGAAAGGAGTTGAATGAGGTAATCAGAGGTACTCTGTATAACTATGTGAAGGATGCCTTTAGAATCCAGCTCAATAAGTTTACTACTGATGATATTGTAAGTAAAAGGGATAGTATTGAGAATGCTATTGAAAGGTACTTAACTCAAGCACTTGCCAAAGAGAACTTTCAGTTGGAGCAGCTAACCTCTGGTCTCAAATATCCTCAGACTATTGTAGAGTCTGTAAATGCCAAGAATAAGGCTATTCAGCAGGCTATGCAGGTAGAGAATGAGGTTAAAGTGGCAGAAGCTCAGGCTAAGAAACTTATTGTAGCTGCTGAGGCAGAGAAGAAAGCCAATGAGTTGAGGCAACAGGCTCTTACTCCTGCAATCCTTGAAAAGATGTGGATTGAGAAATGGGATGGAACTGTTCCAACTGTTATTACTGGAGGTAATACCTCGGCATTTCTCGACTTAAGTAAAATAAGAAAGTGATATGAAAAACAGAGTAGTAGAAATAGATGATAACATAGTAGCTATAGAGATTATATACAAAGGAACTCGTCTGCTGTGCTATATAAGCAAAGAGGATTTACTCAAGGTATCTTCCATAAGAGGTACATGGCATATAAATAGAAATAGGAGTGGTCATATAGATGGAGTAAAGACTAAGATTCAAACTAATAAAGTTAGGAAGCAGATATGGTTACATAATTTTATATTTGAAAAGTCAAATCCCAATAGTGTCATAGACCACATTGACCACAATACACTAAATAATGTCAGAAGTAATCTTAGGGAGGTCAGTAAGGAGCAAAATGCTCAGAATATTTCTTCTACTCTAAGTAGTTTAACACATTGTAGGAATGTGACCATAGAAGAGGGAAAATATAGAGTAAGAATTAATGGCAAATCCTTTGGTAGATATAATACTTTGGAAGAAGCTAGGCAAGTTGCTGAAAGGGAGAGAAGAAATATATTTCCTGTATCGTCAGGACTTAATAACAAGATTATTCTATAATTACCTGTATATGGTCAAGTTCCTACAATCTTTAAGGATATTAGCAAATGGTGTGGATTATTGCTATATTAATAATCATCTTGACATTGAGTATCTTGAAAGATACTCATGTTGAGGTGTATTATAGGTGTTATGGTCCTGCTAAGTTACAGGAAGAATATGATGTTATAGTTCCATTATGGATGGCACTTATTATAGTTGTACTGGGTTTACTGCCTATAGCTAATATCATCTTATTTGCTACATTCATCATATATTATGCAATTCATGCAGGGTGGAATCCCAATGAGTGTGAAGACTATACTCATGTATTCTCATTGAGAGGAGATAACATTGTCACAAGAGGACTACTAAAGGTTAAGAATCTATTATGTAAGAGGGTATGAAACAGAGAGTATTCAACATACTCATCTCCTTTGCAGTAGGAGTACTTGGAGCAATTCAAGTACATTCCTACTTGAAGGAAGATGAACCACCTGAAATAAAGGTGGTACACATAGTTAATGAGGAGCAACCAGACTTCTTCAGTAAATCACCTCAAGAAGGCTTGATAGAAGTATTGGAGTATTATGGGGTCAAACATCCTCAGATAGTCTATGCACAAGCTGTACTTGAAAGTAATTGGTTTAAGTCAGGGTTATGTGTAAATGGTAATAATCTATTCGGATTATATAATAGTAAAGAACGAAAATATCATACATTTGACCATTGGGCAAAGTCAGTAGAAGCCTATGTAAAATTAGTACAATATAAATATAAAGGAGACTATGACAAGCCTCCGGATGAGTACTATAAATTCTTAGAAAATATAGGATATGCTGAAGATACTTTGTATATTAGCAAGTTAAGAAGAATTGTAAATCAACTTAAATAAATGACAAGGGAAGAGGTATATAAATTAGCTTTATCTGAAATAGATAAGACTAAATGCCTTATTCTAGAACTACCTACTAGCTATGGTAAATCTAGATTGGCAATAGAACTTATTAATCATATATGTGATAGGGTATATAGAAAAGAGGAAGAGGCTACTAATGTTCTTATTGTTGTGGCTAAGACTGTGCATAAACAAAATTGGATTGATGAGATAAATAAATGGGGAGGATTAAACACAGATAATGTAGTTATAGAATGTTATGAGTCTCTATCTAAGTACAAAAATTCGTATTTTGATATTGTGTGTTTAGATGAACAACATCATTTATCAGAAAGAAGAAGAAATATATTAAGTACTATTCATGTAAATGAGGCTATTATAGGCTTATCAGCTACTATAAAGGAGGAATTAGAGGATTATTTAAAACATAAATATGATGCCAAGGTAATAAAGTGTAGGTTACAGGAAGCTATAGATGATAAAGTATTGCCTGAGCCTGTATTATACCTTTTACCATTATCTTTGAATAACTCCGAATATAGTTATAAGATAAAGAAGTTTAATCGTAATATAATTACCACCCAAAAAGGTTACTATGATAGTGTCTCTTCACTTATAAAGTGGTACAAAAATGAGTACTTTAACTCAGGAAATAAGAGAATAAAGAACTTATGGCTTTCAACAGCAGGCAAAAGGTTGAAATGGTGTGCTGAACAGAAGGAGGGAATTGTAATTTCCCTACTTGACAAATTCAGGAATTACAAGACTTTGACATTCTGTAGTAGTATTGAACAGGCAGAGAGGTTAGGTAAATATAATATTACCTCAAAGAATGAAAAGGCAGTTGAATACCTTAAAATGTTCAATAGTGATAAAATCAAGCATATTACAGCCTGCGCAATTCTAAATGAAGGTGTGAATCTGACTAATTGTAGGATAGGTATATTTTGCAATTTGAATAGTTCAGAAATCATAGTTAAGCAAAGAATTGGAAGAATCCTTAGGCATAAATCTCCTATCATTATTATACCTTATTTTAAGGATACAAGGGAAGAGGAACTTGTACAGAAGATAATAGAAGAATATTCAGAGAAGTCGATAGTTAATATTAGTAGTATAAATGAGATAGTATTATGAAAACTAAAGTTATAACAACCCCTAAATTTATTATAAAACCAGAACATAATATAGTTGTATGTATTATGACTGTTGATATACAACTTCATGATTCAGGGCTTTGGATTTACACAGATAAAAGATGGTGGGAATCTAAAGTTCCTAAAGCTGACGATTTTGGAAGATTCACGGTAAGAGCTATAGCAAAATGCAGCCCTGACGATACCTTTAATGAAGTTATCGGTAAGAGAATAGCTGAATCAAGAGCTAAAGCTAAAGCATTTAATATTTCCAGTAAAATATGGCTTTGCATTGCGGAAAAGTTGGCAGATATATCTTCAAAAGCTTCAAGCTTAGGTCAGAATTGTGCAAAGATGCAGGAATTTGAATTTAATCGTGTAACAGAATTATCAGTATGAAATTATTTGTAGACACAGATAAGGTAGATAAAGATATAGGAGTGGATGGACTCCTATATCTTACTGCATTATATCTTGGTTGTGTTATTAATAAGGAGACAATTGATAAATTAAATAACAAGGGTCTAATATTTATTAATAGCTTTAAGGATGGTATCCCTGATGATGTAAGTCCAACTAAAGAATCTGCGGAAATTGTCGAAGGAACTTATGCTAATATGGAAATATCTGGTAAAGAGGACGATGACAGATTTAATAACTTGGCAGATAAATTAAGGGAACTATTCCCAACTGGGAGGAAGCCAGGAACTCAATTACAGTGGAGAGATAGTACCAAGATAATAGCACAGAGGTTAAAAATTTTTGTAAAAAAGTTTGATGTTAAATTTACAGATGAGCAAGCTATAGAAGCTACTAAGAAATATATTAGTGGGTTTAATGGCAACTATCAATTTATGCAGGTGCTTAAATATTTTATTATGAAAGCAGGTAAAGAAGATGGCACATCAGTTGTGAATTCTCAGTTATTGTCTTACATGGAGAACACTGACTGTACAGATAATTTTAGCGATGATTGGACTTCAACATTAAAATAATGAGTACATTAATAAATCGAGTAGTAGCAGGTCTTAAAGAGAGAAGAAATAGGTTATTAAATGGACAACTGAATAGGATTCCATCACCCTTTGAAAGATTTAGTAATGACTTTATAGGGATAGAGCAAGGATGCTACTACACTATAACCTCATTTACTAAAGGTGGTAAATCTCAGTTTACTTCATTTACTTTTATATATAAGCCATTAATGTTCTGCTATTACACCAAGGCAGATATTGATATAAAGATACTGTATTTCCCCTTAGAAGAGACTCCAGAGAGGATTATGCAAAGATTTATATCTTGGCTATTATATGACCTCAGTAAAGGAAAGATTCGTATCACTCCTAAAGACCTGAGAAGTACCATAAGCCCTGTATCCCAAGAGATTCTTGATGCTATTAATAGTGATGAAATCCAAAATATCCTAAAGTATTTTGAAGAGCATGTAATATTCCCTGATGAGGCAGGAAACCCAACTGGTATTTTTAAGTACTGTGTAAAATATGCTGAAGAACATGGGAAAGTCTATACAAAAGTAGGTAAATATAAAGATGATTTCGGAGTAATTCAGGAAAGGCAAGTGTTTGATAGATATGAACAGGATAATCCTAATGAGTACAGATTGGTTATCATCGATACTATTAATCTGATAGATACTGAAAGAGGGATGACTCTTAAGCAATCTATGGACAAACTTAGTGAATATTGTGCCAAATATCTGAGAAATAGGTATCACTATTCTCCAGTAATAATCCAACAACAAGCCTTTGAGCAAGAGGGAAATGAGGCTTTCAAGATAGGCAGGGTAAGACCCTCAGTAGCTGGATTAGGTGATAGTAAATATACCTCAAGGGATAGTAATATAGTCCTTGGTCTATTCTCACCATTCAGATTTGCTCTTAAAGAATATGAGGGCTATGACATATCCAAATTCAAGAATAATATAAGATTTCTTGAAATGATTGTTAATAGAGATGGAGAAATGGGAGGACTTTGCCCGTTATTCTTCGATGGTACTGTATGCCAGTTTAGTGAACTTCCAAGACCTGATGATAATGAAGGCATAAAAAAGGTGTATGAGTATCTAAAGAAGATAAGGCACACTAATAGTACATCAAAGTCTTTCTTTAGTTATGGGGCAAGAAAATCCAATAAAAGGTTGCATAATACGAAATTATTTAGTAGGTTTGCAGCCCTTTTCAAGTAAAAGTAACATATAAAACAAAAACAATGGCAAATGCAGTAATCCTTTTAGGAAAAAGTGGAACAGGAAAAAGTTCTAGTATTAAGGGTTTAGACCCTAAAGAAACTGTGATATTAAATGTTTTAGGTAAAAAATTGCCTTTTAAAGGTAGTAGTAGTCTATATAATAAAGAAAATAAGAATCTATTCAGGATAGATGATTATACACAGGCTATTAATATGCTTCAAGGTATAGATAAGAATGCTTCCTATGTTCATAATATCATTATAGATGATGCTATCTATATTATGAGGAAGGAATATTTCAAGAGGGCCAAAGAGACTGGATATGGTAAATATACAGAGTTGGCTATGCACTTTCAACAGATTATTTCTACTATAGAATCTATGAGAGAGGATATTAATGTGTTCTTAATTCTTCATAGTGAGGATGTCCAGAGTGATAAGACTACTGTAGGATATAAGGTTAGTACAATTGGCCAACTGATTGATAATCAATATAATCCTGTAGAGGTTGTACCTATGGTGCTGTATTCATCTATTAAATATGATGATAAAGGTGCAGCTACTTATGGCTTTTATACTCACAGATTCATGGATGGTATGGTAGAAATTCCTGCTAAGTCTCCTGCTGATATGTTTATGGAGGACTTTATTCCTAATGATTTAGGAGTAGTAGTGAAAGCTATGAAGGAATATTATGGATAGGGAAAAGACAATAGAACTTGGTAATCAGGTATATAATATTACCCCATTTAATATAAATAGCCAATTACGGATGTTAGAAGAATTCTTATTGGAAAAAGGTAAGGAAAGAAATAAAATTAATCTATTCATTGGAACAATATCCCAATTTCCAGTACAGATAGTTCTTAATTTCTATTTAGCCGCAATTGAGTATTACATTGCCAAGTATAACGTATTTAAATTAAGTAGTAATAACAGAATTATTTTATTATATTAAGAGAAATAATTATGAATAAGACATTAACAGTAAGACAGTTTGCAGGTGTAAAAAGAATTGCACAGAATGTTAATCCTTTGGTAGTAAAGAAGAATAAGATTGCTGCCAAGATTGATGAACTTAATGCAGAGTATAATGCTCTGACTGAGGAAATTGAAGGACATGAAATGGGTGTCAAGGCTTTGACAGGTGGTCTCACAAGTGAAGACTTGGTTGTCAAGAAGGTAGAAGATACAGGCAAGGTTGATAAGGATGGTAAGCCTGTAAAGGTTACTAAGTATGAACCTAAGGCTGGTGTAGTAGTGTTCAATGAGGAGGCTAATGTATATGAGATTCATGTAGAGGAGCCTGCTATTGACAATGTTGCTCCTGAGACAGTAAATGATGCCTAGAAGGCACCTGAAGTAGAGGTCAAGGCAGAGGGAGATTCTCCTTTTCCTAACAATCTCCCTTACTAAGTTCATTAAGAACAAGCAATAAAATAACAAGAAGTAAAATTAAATAAATTGAATAGAAATGAATAAAAATATTAATTTTAGTTTTATGGCTTTTGGTAAAGCAGTAGAGAGCAAAGAAGGTGGAAGTATTAAGAGGCATATTGGTGCTTCTCCTGTATATGTTTTAGCAGTTAATCTCACAAAAGAAGAAAGAAATAAACTGTTGAATGCAGAAATAGACTCTGAGCCTGAATATCTGAGAGAAAGAGAGGTAGATGGTAAGAATGTACCTCAAGTTATAGTTACTTTCTATGTCAAACCAGATGTAGAGGGAGATATAATTATTCCTATGACTTTCTTTGTAGATAAATCCTATAGGTATAATAGAGACAAAACTAAGGTACAAGTAATTGATAAATATGGTTATAGTGCTTGGGCTACCCCAGAGGATCTGAAAAATAAAGCGACTCTTAAAAGTAGCACTGGTAAAGCCCTTAGAATTACTACTGAATACAGGCCTGCCTATAGTGGAGAAATACAACTTATTGAATTTATTAAGAGCTATCTTAATTTTGATGAAGCACTTTCCTATGTTAATGGTGAATGGGTTAAGAACCCCAAAGTAGCTAACATGGAGGAGTGTGAATGTTCCCTTGATATGGATAAGCTGTTTAAGGGAGATTTCTCTGAACTTAATGAAGTTCCTAAGCTTATGCCTAAGAATAAAGTCAAGGTGATGTTTGGAGTAAGAACTACTGAGGATGGAAAACAATATCAGGTAGTATATACTAACAAAGTACTTAGAAATGGAGCAAGAGATTACAGTGAAATAGATAAGGACTTACAAGAAAGAAAGAATGCCGGAGCATTCTCTAATGTGGAGTATGATATTAAACCCTTTAGAGAATATACTGTAGAAGCTACTGACTTCAACAACTCAGGCTCAAGTGACATGCCTTTCCCTAAGGCAGAAGAGTCTTCTCCTTGGGATTTTGGTAAATAATAACTTTTAAACTAAACAGTTATGGCTATTGGCAAGAGTAATCCTTCTGTGACTTTAGATGATATTCTAAGTAAAACTACAGAAGCAGATATTTTAGCTTATTATCTTGGAGTTACAGAAATTCCCTGTGTAATTCATTCTCCTTTAAGAATAGATAATAAGGCTTCCTTTGGACTTTATTCCAGAGATGGGCATAGAGTCTACTATGTAGACTTTGCAACTAAGGACAGAGGAAATACTTTTGATATTCTTTGCAAGTTGTGGGGATGCAATTATATAGAAGCTCTTGCCAAGATAGCTCATGATATTTCTAAGTTCAGTACAAAAGACCTAGGTATAAATACTTCAAAGCAACACTTAACTCCTAAGATTTTCAAGCTCAATAATACAGAGCTGCAATGTAAAGTCAGAGATTGGGCACCTCATGATATTGAGTATTGGGCATCCTATGGCATAACTTTAGAATGGCTCAAGTATGCAGAGGTTTATCCCATATCTCATAAGATTGTCATAAAAGATGGTCATAGATATGTGTTTGGAGCTGATAAGTATGCCTATGCTTATGTAGAACACAAGGAAGGTAAAGTTACTCTAAAGGTATATCAGCCTTTCAACAAAGCTGGTTATAAGTGGAGTAATAAGCATGACAATTCTGTAGTAAGCCTATGGACTAAAGTACCTGAATATGGGGAGCAAATATGTATATGCTCTTCATTAAAAGATGCTCTATGTCTATGGGCTAATACAGGTATCCCATCTCTTGCCATTCAAGGTGAGGGATATAGGATGAGTGATACTGCAATTAGTGAACTGAAAAGAAGATATAAACAAGTCTTCATTTGCTTGGATAATGATGAGCCAGGATTAAAAGATGCTCAGAAGTTAGCTGAGGAAACAGGGTTTACTAATGTAGTATTACCACCCTTTAATGAAGGGAAAGATATTTCAGACTTGTATAAGGCTAAGGGCAAAGATGAGTTCTTTAGAATAATCAAGCCTTTATTTAACTCTTCAAGACAAGAGGACAATGATTGGGATGATTTGCCCTTTTGCATAGATTAAAGTTTCAATAAGTCCAATTTATAAAAAAAAAAGTGAAAACATGGAAGCAAGAAAAATTACAGTCGTACAGACTAAGAATCAGAAAAAGAGTGTTATTATGTCAGCAGCCACGACCCTTGCTGAGTTGAAAAATGACCTGAGAGCTAATGGTATTGACTATAGTGGTATGACCTTCTTTGAGGGTACATCAAAAGTTGAATTGAAGAATGATGCTTCAGTCCTGCCACATGATGTTCCTTACAAGGGTACTATCACAAATGAGTTGGTTTTCATGCTTACTAATACCAATAAGAAGATTAGAAGTGGTGCTGTTGCAATGAGCAGAACTGAGGCATACGGTGCTATCAAATCTATGGGTTTACAGGATGCTTGTGTAAAGAAGTTTGGCAAGAATTTCACTATGTGTAAGACTGCTGACCTTATTGCATTGATACAAAGTAACGGTGATTCAGAGCCTGATGCTCCTAAGGCTGAGACTGAGGAGAAGGAAAAAGTAGAAGCATCTGCAAATGCTCCTGAAGCAAGTGCTCCTGTAGCACCTATGAATAATGGTGGTGAATGTGTTGATACTGTAGCAAGAGCTGCTATCAGCAAGTTGGTGGAAATTCTTGAGAATAATGGCACAATTGAAGATTGTGAGAAAGAGGAAGTACTTGATATTCTTGGGGGTGCAGTTGCAGTAAGTGCCGCACCTTCTGAGGAATATAAGCCTAAGTCAGCTTCTCCTTACTCTGATGATGAGATTGATGATATGTTTGAAGGAATGGGTGTCAATTAACAAGGGTAAGTAACAGTAGGTAAGGAGGTTAGAAATGCCCCCTTACCTACTTTTTTTTTTATAGTAATATGAGTGGAGAAACAATTAAATTAATTGAAGAGAGGATAGAAGAGCTATATGACTCCTTGATGGACAGACCACTCCGAGTATTAGGCATATTCAATGATTTCTTTGGAGAGGATAAGGTTGATATGCAAGGATATTGGAGTTTGGACAGATTCAAATCTTGGTTAAAGATAGAATCTTTGGCTACTTATATTCCCGATGGTGATACTGTAAGCATGAACAGGAATGATTGGAGCATGTATAAAACATTGGCTATTACTGACTTACCCGAAGACCAAGTAGAAAAGGTTGTAAATGTGTTTACAAATGCTACAGTAAAGGGAAGGGTTGGGGATGCCAAGTTTGATGGCATATTCATTCTTGTACATTTTCCTCATGTAAGAGTAACCAATGAACATGACAGATTTGTGGATATTAACCATCTGTGGGCTAAGGTGAAAATAATGTATAATGGCACATTGAATGGTGAATTTACACTTAATAGGTCAGAATATACCATGCTTCACATTAGTAGTGGATACATGCACAGTCATATTAGTGGTATTCCTACAGGTGACTTTACTAAGTTCCAGAGTCCTTGCACAGGTAGTGGTCCCATCAATAGTACTATTAGTACCCTCAATAGGGACTATGATGAGGATATGTGGAACATGTTTTGCCTTGAACTAAGTAAGTATGTAACTGTAGAATCTATTGCTGGAAGACCTTATAATTACTTGGAGAGGTTAGGCACTAATAATATGGGAACAGGTGTAGATAGATTCATTACATATCTGTCTCCTAATTACTATGGAAGTGTCATTACTCCTGATAAATTCAAGGAGTTTGTAAGGTACTTTATTAGCTCTAAGAAACTCAAATTTAACTATGTCAATGGCTCTTATTCTATTGGTATGTCACTCATTGAATTTATTGTACTTATTAGTAATGAGTTTATTAAGTGGTATAATGACCAATTTAATAAGGAGGAATTTACTGCTAATTTTGCAAAATTGAAGAGGAGAGGTATCTTGAAAGAATGTATCATAGATAATGGGAAGATTTACTATGATAAAAGTATGGACAATGTAAATAACTATACTCAATATATAGGCAAGAAGGTTTGCATGTTCAAGGGAAGAGAGGTTACTATTGATATTACAGATATTGTTGAGGTAAGGAATGAGAATAAGAGCATAATTCTTAATACTCATACTGCACTATACATATTAGCAATAATACTTAAAGTGTTAAATTATAGATATGGAAGAAGTAAAGCAACCCACGAAGGTAATCAGCTTGGTACAGAAGTTAGGTACTTATAATTATAAGCTGATTATTCCAGCAGAAGTGGAAAGAAAGATAAGATTTGCCTGCCAAAAGGTGTGGAGTACTGAATGGTCAGGTACATTATTCTTTACACATGAAGGCTCATTTGAAGATAATGACCTTGTGATAAGATGTGTGGATATTTACATTATGGATATTGGCACTCAAGCCTATACAGAGTTTGATATGAATCCTGATGTGATAGCCTATATGTGTGAGAATCCTGAGCTACTTGATTGCCAAATGGGTCTTATACATTCCCATAACAATATGAGTACCTTCTTTAGTGGAACAGATACTGCTACTCTAAAGGAGGAAGGTAGGGATAGAAATAACTTTGTATCTCTCATTGTGAATAATGCAGGTACTTATACTGCTGCAATTACAAGGAGGGTTAAGTCAAAGCAGGTCAAAGAGTCTGTGTCTTATGAGTTCTTTGGTGATGGTGAAAAGCAAGATACTAAGGAATATGTAAGTGATGCAGATGAGATTGAATGGTTCTATCTTAAAATAGAGAAAGAAGGTGAGAATTATTCCTTTCCAGACATGGCAGCAAGACTTGAGGAAATCAAGCAAGCTAAAGCAGAAAAGGCAGAAAAAGCCAAGAAAGCTCAGACACCTACATATCAAGGTTATTATAAGCCTGTTATTGCTAATTTCTATGGTACAAAGGCAGGTCCAGCAAATCTTGTCAAGAAGGAAGCTAATAAGCCTAAGGTAGTTCAGCCAACTCTCTTTGATGATGCAGATGACTTGCCATTTGGAGAGGAATATGACATACCTTATGGTCAAGTATCATTTGATAAGGTTACTTTGAAATCTCTTGTACTTCAATTGATTACAGGTAGTATTATCATTTCTAATGATAGTAAGATTGACATTACTAAATGGGCTAAGTCAATGCCTGCACTGTATGAAAAGAGATTTGGTAAAGGCAAAGTTGGCATGAATAATTTCAAGATATGGGCAGAGACTTATGCAGAGTATCTGACATGGTATATAACAGATGAGAAATTAGAAGAGCTTGGCTTTGATGAAACAGAAATTTGTGCTATTTGTGCTCATGATATGATAGAGGAGCTTACAAAACTCCCTGAAAATGATTATATCAAAGGGTATATTGATGCACTCCAAAAGTATTTAATATTATGACAACAAGTGAAATAGAAAATAGAGTAGCAGAATCTGAGAGAGCTTTAGGAGAAGTTATTGAAGAATTTAACTCAATGGAAGACTATGAAGTGATTCTTCAAGATATTAGTGATGATTCACCTTTAACAGAAGAAGAACAGGATATTCTTGACCAAGCTGTAGAAGATGCACATCAGGAAATACCTACAAACTCTGCAACCTTACTGGTAGATGAAGCTACAAGTAGGTTTAGTTCTGCCATTTGGTATGAGAACATTCAGAAGAAGACTGTCATTTTGGCAGGTGTAGGTGGCATTGGTAGTTATGTAGGCTTCTTATTAGCAAGAATGAAGCCAACTGCCATGTTTATTTATGATGATGATATAGTGGAAACTGTCAATATGTCAGGTCAGTTATATGGTCAATCTGATTTAGGTAGACCTAAGGTATCTGCACTGGCTGAGATGATTAGGAACTATGCTGGCTATAGTAGTGTCTTTGCAATAAGTGAAAGGTTCACTGATGAATCTGAGGCATCAGACATTATGATTTGTGGCTTTGATAACATGGCAGCAAGAAGACTTTTCTTTAATAAATGGGTAAATCATGTTCAATTCAAACCAGAAGAGAAGAGAAAGAATTGCCTGTTTATTGATGGTAGATTAGCAGCAGAAGAGTTTCAGGTATTGTGCATCAAGGGAGATGATGAGTACAACATCAGTAGGTACAATAATGAGTTCCTATTCTCTGATGCAGAAGCTGATGAAACTATCTGCTCCTATAAACAAACTACCTTCTGTGCAAATATGATTGCATCTTATATGGTTAATTTGTTTGTAAACTTCTGTGCTAATCAATGTGAGCCTCTCATTGACAGAGACCTGCCATTCCTTACCACATATAATGCAGAAACAATGTATCTTAAAACTGAAGTATAATGGAATTTAACCCAAGATTTGCATATAATGTAATGGGTGTTTTCAATAGCAGTGAGTCTGGTAATCCAGACCAGCTTGAAATGAATCTGTCTCTTGATAGTAACAATGTATTTAGAAGAAGCCTTGTCATTGAAGTAAACAATGATGAGGTAGAGATACCTGTGATTGCAAGAGAACACTTTGAGAAGCTGGTTTCAGACAATATGGCTTATCCCGCAATTATGGGAATCAAGAGGATAATATTGCCATTATATGACAATACACCAAGCCAAGAAAGAAGAACCTTTGATAGTATTATAACTCAATTATTTACTAATGTAGGATATGGTAAAAGATTGCAGAAGATAACTACCAATAAGGGTGAAGTGTATTATGGTGGTAAAGGCATCATCTTTGATGAGAGCTACACTCCATTACTATTATGTACATTAATTGCAAGAAGTGTACATACTGAGGACAATGGTAATACTATGGTCTATTACAGACCTGTGTGCCATGTCAGTTCCAAAGTATTTTTAGAGTCTGATAAGTTGATTAACAAAGGCATCATCAAGAAATTGATTCCCTATTATACAAGTAGGGACATAAATTTCCCAAGGAGCAATTATAGTTTCAGCAGTAATCCAGAAGACAGGAAAGTAAAGGTTATAGTAGATAATTTCAATAAGTTCTTTATAGAACCTATTAAACCTACCCCATCTACCTGCTCTAATGATGCACTAAATGAATGCCTTATTGACAATATTGATGACATAATGATGTTGATATGACATTAGATGAATACTTTGGAGATTGGATGAAAGTAATTGATAGGACAGAGCTTAATAATGTAATGGTTAAGGTTGGGCAAGAATATAGGAGGAGACCATTGTGTCCTGCCCAATCTGATGTATTCAGAGCATTCGAGCTTTGTCCTTTCAATGACTTGAAAGTAGTTATGTTAGGTCAGGACCCTTATCCTCAAAAGGGTGTAGCCACTGGTATTCTATTTGGGAATAGGGCAGATGTTAGTGAAGAAGATTTGTCTCCCTCCTTAAAAGTTGTTAAAGAAGCTGCTATTAATTTTGAGGTCCCACATTATTGTATTACCTTTGACAACTCTCTTGAGAGTTGGGCTAAACAAGGAATACTAATGATAAACTCTGCACTCACTGTAGAAATGAATAAGGTAGGCTCCCATGTAATGATATGGAGACCTTTCATAGCAAAGTTATTGAAGAGCCTATCTGACTACAATATAGCTGTAGTGTATGTTTTATTTGGTAGACAGGCTCAGACATTTAAACCTTACATCAATAGTAAGCTCAATCATATTATAGAAATTGAGCATCCTGCATATTTTGCAAGGAGTAATACTAAGATGCCACATCAGCTATTTATTGATATAAGCAATAAGGTAAAAGAGATTTATGGTGTACCTATAAAATGGTACGAAGAGTATTAATACTAAACAAAAAAAAATGGAAAAGATTTATTTGAAAAATGGCAAGGAAGTACAGATTGGAGATACTTTAGTTAAAGTATCTAAGGTAATAGCCCCTTTCTTTGATGGTGCTGTAGTTCAGCACATTGTGGTAACTGAGGATACTCTTCCCAAGCTCCTTGAGGATGGTACTGTTACCACCACTAATCCCACAAAGTCTACTGTGGTTGAATCTGAGGTTCCTATGGAGTTAGATTACTACATTCAGAAGATTGCAGAGAAACTTGGTTGGAAGATGGAGAAGGTCTATAACTACCTTAACAGTGTAGATAGTATTCTTCCTGCTGCTGCATTCTCTATGGTACTTAGAGAAGTAGCCATTGAGTTGGACAAGAAATATGAGGACCATATTGAGAAGAGTCCTGAGATTTATGTAATCTCTATGCTTGATGGTAGAATTACCAAGGTTAATAAGGCTCATATCAAGAACTATAGGAACTTTGCAGCATTCAGGTCTATAAGTGATGCAAAGATTGCCTGCAAAATTACAAAAGATATTCTTAAGGAAATGTTCAAAAGTGGAAAATAAGAAGATTAGGAATGCTACTGTATGTGCTGCTAAGAATATAACTTTCAAAAGTATATTAGAGAAAACATGTTTTACTTGTCTTGAAGAACATGGATTTGCTCCTAAATATGAACCAAAGAAATTCATCCTTTTTCCTTCTTTTGTTCCCATAACTCCCTTTTATGATAAAGAGACTGATACACAACAGAAGAAAAGGGTTGAATCTTTAGGTAGGCAAAGTAGTAAGGAACTTAGACTATGTAATGGGCTAATTCAGCCCATTACATATACTCCTGATATATATGTAAGATATAATAATTTGGACATTTGGATAGAATGTAAAGGATTTACCAATGATGTATTTCCTTATAAGAAAAAAATGTTTAGAAAGCTACTTGATGACATATATAATAGTACAGGACAAAAAAGTATATACTTTGAAGTGTATACTAAGAAGCAGCTCTTACAAGCTATAAATATAATTAGAAATTATGGGAATACTGACTGATATTGAGAGGCTTATATATGCACTTCCCACAAAAGATATTGAATTGGCAAATAAATTCATAAGAGAAAGAAATTTTGAGTTTTTACAAGATTTAGTTAACTCAGCAGTGTATAAAGTTAAAAGGGCTAAGACTATAGGGGATGTAAGCAGCCCTTTAATGTCAGTAGATATTGATAACCTTTTATCTTTAAAGTCTACGGTAGATATATATTGCATGAGACTAGGAATATATGACCCAGAGAAATAATAATTTTTTCTATGAATACAATCAAGAAAAAGCTATCTGATATATCTCTTAATATAACAGAAGAGGAGTATAGAAGGGACTCAGCATTAAGCTATTCAACCCTTGCAAGATATGAGAGGGAGGGATTCAATAACTTGGATAAGTTATTTGACAGGTTAGAAACACCTTCTCTTACTTTTGGGAGTGCAGTGGACTCCTTAATCACAGGTGGTCAAAAAGAGTTTGATGAAAGGTTTATGGTTGCTGAGTTTCCTTCTACTCCAGACTCTATTACAAAGATGGTAAAATCTTTGTTCAGTCAGTATAGAGATTCTTATAGGAGTCTTATTACAATTCCTGATAATGCAATCATTAGGGAGACTGAATATCAGAGTTATCAGATGAACTGGAAGCCTGAGACAAGGGCTAAAGTTATCAAGGAGAAAGGAGCTGACTACTATAACCTGTTATTTATAGCAGGCAGTAAGACTATACTTGATACTCAGACCTATCAAGATGTGTGCAGTGCAGTAAGAGCATTGAAAGAGAGTAAATCCACTCAATTCTACTTTGCAGAGGATAATCCATTTGAACCAGATATTGAGAGATTCTATCAGTTGAAGTTCAAGGGAGAGTTCAATGGTGTAAAGTATAGAAATATGGCTGACTTAATCATAGTCAATCACAAAGAGAAGTGGGTAAAGCCAGTAGACTTGAAAACAAGTTCCCATACAGAATGGGACTTCTATAAATCCTTTGTAGATTGGAGATATGATATTCAAGCCAGACTATATTGGGCTATTATAAGGCAGAATATGGATAAGGATGAGTACTTCAAAGACTTCAAACTGCTTGACTATGATTTCATTGTAGTCAATAGGAGAATCCTTGTCCCATTGGTGTGGACTTGTCCATTTACACAGGAAGTAGGTACATTAAAGTTTGGAAAGAATGGCCAAATAGAAATGAGAAGCCCTTTTGTGATAGGAGAAGAGCTTTCTTATTATCTCACTTCCAGACCAAAGGTGCCTATGGGAATTAGTGAAATTGGTACAAATAATTTACAGGAATGGTTAAATACATTATAATATGACAGAACAAGAGTGGTTAGGAGGTAATCAGCTTTCACTGGATATTTGGCATAAAAAGTATCAGATAAACAATGAGAGTTTTGATGAATGGCTTGACAGAGTTAGTGGTGGGAATACTTATGTTAGGCAACTTATAAAAGAAAAGAAATTCTTATTTGGAGGTAGAATCCTTGCAAGTAGAGGAGTTACAGATAGGAGTGTTACTTATAGTAACTGCTATGTTATTACTCCCCCTAATGATAACATAGAATCTATCTTTGAAGTGGGGAGAAAACTAGCAAGAACTTATAGCTATGGAGGAGGCTGTGGAGTAGACATTAGTAATCTAAGGCCTAAAGATGCTATTGTCCATAATGCTGCAAAGAGTACCTCTGGGGCTGTAAGCTTTATGGATTTCTATAGCTATATAACTGGACTCATAGGCCAGTCTGGTAGAAGAGGAGCTTTGATGATTAGTATTAGTTGCAAACATCCTGATATTGAGGAGTTTATTAATCTGAAAACTAAGCAAGGAGTATGCGAAAAAGCTAATATTAGTATCAGAGTATCTGACGAGTTTATGGAAGCTACAATACAAGATAGAGATTGGGTAACTGAATTTACAAGTCCTGAGACTGGTACTATAACCAAGACTTTTAAGGCAAGAGATTTATTGAAGCTCTTAGCTAAGAGGAATTGGGAATGGGCAGAGCCTGGATTATTATATTGGGACAGAATTTCACAATATAATATGTTGGATAATGATAGTAACTTTACATACGCAGGAGTCAATCCTTGTGCTGAAGAGCCTTTGCCAGCAGGAGGCTCATGTCTATTAGGGAGTATTAATCTAAGTGAATTTGTAATGAATCCTTTTACTGAGAATGCCTGTATTCTATGGGATAAACTTGAAGAAGCAGTCTCAATAGCTGTGTTGGGTCTTAATGAGGTACTCAATGAAGGTATGATGCTTCATCCTTTAGAAGAGCAAAGGAAGTCTGTAAGGAATTGGAGGCAGATAGGATTAGGCACTATGGGTCTTGCTGATATGCTCATTAAGCTTGGGATTACTTATGGTTCTGAAAAGGCTCTTAGAGTAACTGAAGAAGTATATAATACTATAGCAGTAACTGTTGTAGAGGCATCCCTTGAGTTAGCCAAAACTGCTGGCTGTTATCCCATGTGTAATAAGGAAAAGATAGTTGAGTCTTCATTTATTAAAGCTCTTAATCTTCCTGAAAAGGTAATTGAGAACATTAAGACTTATGGGCTTCACAATAGTCAGCTTCTTACTTGTGCTCCTACAGGCAGTATTGCAACAATGCTACAGGTAAGTACTGGGGTAGAGCCTAATTTTGCATTGAAATATGTAAGAAAGACTCAATCTCTTAATAGTGAGGATACTTTCTATGAGGTGAATGCTAAGATAGTTGATGACTACTTTAGCGCTAGGACTTTTAATGAATATGTCAATGATTTGAATAACAATAAAAGCCTTCCTAATTACTTTGTAGAATCTAAGGATATTTCTCCTATTAATAGGATTAAGATGCAGAGTGTATTACAGAAATATACTGATGCAAGTATTAGCTCTACAATTAATCTTCCCAAAGAAGCTACTGTAGAAGATGTGTATAACATCTATATAGATGCTTGGAAGTATGGACTTAAAGGGGTTACTGTTTATAGGTCAGGATGTAACAGAGAAGGCATTCTTACTGTAAAAAAACCTGATAACATACCTTTAACAGGTGCCCCGAAAAGACCTGAAATATTACCTTGTAATATTCATAAAATAAAGATTAAGGGGGAAAATTTCATAGTTTGTGTTGGACTTTATGAGGAGAAGCCTTATGAAATATTTGTATTTAGGCTTAAACATAGTGTAGAGCTTACAAATACTAAAGGAACAATTACTAAGGTTAAGAAAGGAGTATATAATCTCTATTCAAAAGATTTAGTGATAGCCAATCTTCTTAATACTGACATAAATGTAGAAGAAAAGGCTGCTACTTTGTATAGTTCTATGTTATTGAGGCATGGAGTTAATACCAAGTACATCATCAAGACTGCAAAGAAAGTAAATGATAATATCACTTCATTCAGTAGTGCTATGTGTAGGGTGTTGGCTAAGTATATACCTGTAGAGGTAGAAGGAAAGTGCCCTGAATGCGGTGCTGATTTAGTACATGAGGGAGGCTGTATTCATTGTAGTCAATGTTCATATAGCAAATGTGAATAATGTAATTAGAAAATATGAAACTGAAAATTAAAGTAAAAGTATTAACTGAGGGCTGTATGCCTGTAATTGGCAAGATTGGTGATTGGATAGACTTGAGGTCTGCTATAAATACCACTATTCCTGCACCACAGGCTGATGTTCTTAAGAGAAAAACTGTTGAAGGAGAGAGAGTAGGTCATAGGGATGTAGAGATTCCCACCTATTACGTTCCTCTTGGAGTTGCAATGCAACTACCACAAGGATTTGAAGCTATTATTGATTCAAGGAGTAGTGGTCCTAAGAAGTTAGGATTATTCATCCCAAATGGTCAAGGTGTAGTGGATAACACATATAATGGCAATGATGACCAGTGGCACTATGTATGTTCTCCTATGAGAGAGACCACTATTGAAGCAGGTGACAGAATCTGCCAATTTAGGATACAGCTTAGTCAGAAAGCTACTATGTGGCAGAAGATTAAATGGCTGCTAAGTTCAGGTGTTGAACTTGTGGAAGTAGATGATTTGGGTAATGAAAATAGATTAGGATTTGGCTCAACAGGAATTAAGTAATAATGAAAAAAAAAGCATGAAGCATGATATTAGAAATAGTGGGTATATTGCTTGCAGTAATCATCTTAGCTGTTATTATTAATGGTGCAGAAGATTACTGTAAGCAAAGTAAAAGGGTAAATATGTCTTTCAAAGAGGCAATGGATTTAGTAGATTTGCCAGTTATCACATTTTATAATAATGGCAAAAAGTTTAATTTTCTACTAGATACTGGGGCTACAATATCCATAGTAGACTCAAATATATTAGATAGTCTTACTTGTGAAAAACTGAAAGATGTTGGTACAGTATTTGGTGTTGAAGGTAATAAGGTTCCAGTGTCTTATGTAAGAGCACAATTAGACTATAAAGGGGGAAACTATAAAGAGGATTTTCAAGTTCTAGATATGAGTAATGCCTTTGGTAATATAAAAGAAGAGAGTGGAGTGACACTTTCTGGAATACTAGGAAGTCAATTCTTTCATAAGTACCAATATGTACTAGATTTTAAAGAGTTAATTGCCTATTCTAAGAAATAATGGAAGATATTATAAAACTTAGGTCTGGATACAAAGCTGTAAACTATCTCAAGAAGATGCCTAAGCCTGATGGTTCTGAATCAAAAACTTATGTACTTAAGACTGATGTGCCTACATTAAGAGTAGGTGAAGTTCAAGGAGGAAATAAGTTTATTGACCCATCAGGAGGTCCAATGATTGTGGTAGGTTATGAGCTTGAGGAAGCCAAAGCAGTTGTCAAATCTATAGACTTTGTTGAGGGTTATGGATATACTTTAACATTTGAATAATGATATATTTTGTTACTGGTCAGAGAGAGCTATTTGAGTTTCCTGATGCTAAGTATAAATGTATTTCTGTAGAAGAGTCTCTTAAAATATTAAAGCCCCTTCGAGTAGTAGGTTTAGATACTGAAACTACAGGTACAGAGATATGGCAGGGTAAATTACTTACTCTTCAACTTGGCAATAAGGAAAATCAAGTTGTAATAGACTGTATGACTATTGATGTTAAGCAGTATAAGGACTATCTTGAAAGTGACAGATTATTCATCATTCATAATGCAAAGTTTGATTTAAGATGGCTGTATAAGGAACATATTGTAGTCAGAAATGTCTATGATACTTATTTAGCTGAAAAAATTCTATTTCTTGGATTCCCACCTGGCATTGTATCTTTGTCCTTGCAGGCTTGTTGTGATAGGTATTTAGGTATCTTTCTTGATAAGACTGTCAGAGGACAGATACATGCAGGTATGACAGAAGATGTTATAGTTTATGCAGCAAATGATGTTGTGCATCTTGAGGATATTATGAACTTGCAGCTTATTACTATCAGTGCAAGAGGTCAGAGAGTAGCACTTGACATTGAGAATGAGTTTGTAAGAGTCCTTGCATACATTGAATATTGTGGCATTAAACTTGACCCTGTTAAGTGGAAGGCTAAGATGGCTAAAGATGCAGAGAGGTTAAGGATTGCTGAACAGAAACTTAATGATTGGGTAGTAGACTATGTGATGAAAAAGGGTGACTCTTCCCTTATTGCAAGAAACTATGATACCCATAAGAAAGGCAAGTTAGCCAAACTTGCAGATAATGTGTATGTGGTAATACCACAGCCATCATTATTTGCTGAGTTTGATACTGGACCTCAATGTATTATTAACTGGAATAGTTCCAAGCAGGTAATCAGATTGTTTGAAGAACTTGGGTTTGACCTATTGGTTAAAGACAAGAAAACAGGCAAGATAAAGAAGTCTGTAGAATCTAAGTTTATAGAGTTGCAGGCAAGTAAGAGTAGTATTGTTCCTTTATACTTGGAGTATTCAGCAGCTTTCAAGGTAGTGACATCTTTTGGTCAAAACTTCCTTGATGCCATTAATCCTGTTACACAGAGAATCCATCCAACATTCAATCAAATGATGGATACTGGTAGATTGAGTTGCGGCTCAGGAGGAAAAGGTAAAGGAGGTAAGACTAAAGATGATGATATTGCAGAGGAGGAAGATGAAAACAAGGACATTTCTACACAAGCAAATGATAAGAGTGTCAATGTTCAGCAGCTTCCAGCCACAGAAGAGACAAGAGCAGCATTTGTACCTGAAAAGGGACATTTGCTGATAGATTGTGATTATGGAGACCAAGAGGGCCATGTATTCACTGAATTATCTAATGATAAAGAGTGGATTGCATTCTATAATGACCCTAACCAAAGAGATGGGCACTCTTTTGTAGCTAAGATGTGTTTCCCTAAAGACCTTGATGGGGTTGCAGAGAAGGATGTCAAGAAGGTAAGAAAAGACCTTAGAGATTTGGCTAAGAAGGCAAGGTTCTGTTTCAATTATAATGGTCAAGCTCCTACAATGGCAACTAATTGTAATATTCCTGTGGACTTTGCAACTGAGATTTATAACAACTATTTCAAGAGATTTAATGGTATAGCAAGCTATTTCAAGGTACAGAAGAGAGATATGTGGAATAGAGGCTATATCCTAATTTCAAAGATAACTGGACTAAGGGCATATATCTATGACTATCCTATACTGAAAGGTATTGAAAGGAGAAAGAATGGTATGGAAGATTTCTGGGATATATACAAAGCTGCAAGAGATAGTGGCAGAGTAATATCTGAGATTCCACCATCTGTCATGCAAGAAATTGCAAAGAAGTTTGCCCAAGGTGTTCCTATTGAAGAAATAGCTGTTAGGTATTCATATAAGGTTAAGAAGGCAGGTAAGGTAGAGGAAAGATTCATTGATATTAACAGGGAGACTGTATATGTGTCAGTGATGAAACACTTATGGAAGAGAAAGAGTGCTTCTGATAATCAGTCATGTAACTATCCTTCTCAAGGTACTGCTGCTGCAATGACTAAGATAGCAGGTATTAGATACTTTAATCATTTGGTTAATGATGGTCTTATATTCAAAGTCCTCATCCCTAATGATGTACATGATGAGTATTTGATAGAACCACCTGAGGAAATTGCAGAGCAGGAAGCTAAGAAGTTAAGTGAGTGTATGGAGTATGCAGCAGCAATCTTCTGTAAGAAAGTAACTATTAAAGCTGTACCAGAAATTGCGCCCTGCTGGGTACATTGAACCTATAAAATTATGGAAACTTGGAGAATAGCTATTCCTATAGTAGTATTCATATTGTGTGTGATAGGTGCATGGTATGTAATAAGACTAAGGATAAAAGAAATTAGAAGTAGAACCTATGTTTATCCTAAGACAGGTCATAAGTATATGCCACTCTACAGGTGCAGGATGAAGAATCCTGTATCTGGAGAATGGTTTAATGCTTTGATTTATCAAGGGATGGAGAATGGTGAGTTGTATGTCAGGGAGTACAAAGACTTCTTTGACAAGTTTGTGAAACTTTTAGACTGGGAAAATGAGAAAGTTAATTCCAATAGAGAACCCGAAAAATCTTAAAGAGGGGGACATTATTATCTATGGCAAAAGTAATGAGTCTTGTCTTTACAATTACACAAAGGGCAAGGAGTATGAAATTATAGACTTTTATGACAACAAGTTTGGTATTGTACTTATTGATGATACTGGAGAGAGGTCGCAAATCTGCAATGGTAATGTCAAGCATCACTTTAGATTACTAATAGATGAGCCTGATAATGTAAATCATCCCCCTCATTACACATGGTTAAAGGATAAGTGTGGAATTGAGGTAATTGATATAACAAGACATATGGATTTCTGCTTGGGTAATGCTATTAAGTATATACTTAGGGCAGGACGTAAGCAGGATGCAAGTCTTACAGATAATCAGAAGGAAATTGAGGATTTGAAGAAGGCTATATTTTATATCAGTGACAGAGTTAAACAACTTGGAGGTGAAATTCGAGTGGTAATATGACAGATAAGCAGTTGAGATGGCAGAAAAGGAATAGAATACTTTGGAGGTTAAAAGGTATGGTAGGCTTCCCCTTTGAGGAAGGAGTACTTACACCTCTTGAGAATGATAGACTGAATACTGCCTTTAGTATTATTAGAGGAGTAATCCAAGATTCAGTAGAGTCAAGTATTGAATTAGGATTTAATGCTAAGAAGAGGTGCCACTTTTGTGGGAAACCTGTTGTGGAAGGTAGTGAGTATTGTAAGGAACATAAAGAGTACATGGAGGAGAGACAATGCCAAAGATAATTTTATGCCGAGGTATTCAAGGTAGTGGTAAGACTACATGGGCTAAACAATGGGTACTTGAAGACCCTGAACATAGAGTAAGATTCAATAATGATGACATCAGAAATATGTTGGGCAAGTATTGGGTTCCCAGTAGAGAACTATTAGTGCGTGCTTTAAAAGTACAATTTATTGCAACATCTATAAGGATGGGTTATGATATTGTCATTGATAATATGAATCTTAATCCCAAAGAGATAGAGTTCTATAAACCATATATAGAAGCACACAATCAAACAGTAGAAGAGTTAAGAAAGGAGAATATATTAAATCCCCAAGATGATTTCAAGTATGAATTGGAATTTAAGAATTTCTTCATACCTCTTCAGGACTGTATAGAGAGGGACTCAAAGAGACCTAATCCTATAGGAGAAGAGGTCATAAGGAAGACTTATGAGAAGTATAAAGACATTCTGAAAGTATAGTATGAGGCAATATACATCAAGAAAGTTCATAAAGATAGTAGAGTTCAATGGTTTCTATTATGATAGACATAATGGAGACCATGCTATCTATGTGAATGATAGGGGAAAACATATCAGCATACCTAAGAATCTTGAATGTGTAATTGCTCGAAGACTGATTAAAGAGAATAACTTGATAACAGACATTAAAAGGAGAAAAAAAAAATAATGGACAATTATAATTATCCTATGGGTGCAGATACTAAAGATGCACCTTGGAATCAGGTTGATAATCCTGAAAGGGAAATTGAGGTCACAGTAAGTGTCACCCTTAGTAAAACTGTAAAGGTTAGGGTATCTGACTATGAGATTACTGACTCTGGAAAGGATGAAGATGGTGAATATTTTGAGGATATAGACTACTCAAACTGCGACCTTAAAGGTGCAGTTGAAGAGCAGATTGTATTGCCTCAAAAGGCTTGCGATGAATTAAGATATGCAGCACATTTATCGAAAGATAATAAATCTATAAAAGCTATTAAGGACTTATGCGATTGGAATGTAGATGATTTTGAGGTTATAAAAGAGTAATTATGGAGAGATTGGTTGTATTGGACTATTCTGATAGCAGTGTAAGTGTTTATGAGAATCCTAAAGATATTGAGAATACTGAAACATTATTAAGGGAATATGGCCATAATATTGATGAGTGTAGCTTTATGTTCTGTGAAAGTGTTACTATAAATTTAAAATAATGAGACTAATTAAACCTTATTTTGAGATTTGGAACCAACCTTCTAGTCTTGAAGGAGTATATAAACAGATTGAGAGAGTAGGTAGAGTATGTTATAAGTCTGAAGATAAGATAACAGAAGATTCTGCCAAGTCTTTTGTGGATAGGATGATTAAGTCTGGTCATGGTGCTATGTTAGAGCATGGTACTGTATATTTAACTATTCCCGGTGAACATGATCCTGACGAATGGGGAAGAACAGCGCCCTTTCTTAATTATAAAGGAGAATATACGTATAATAAATATTCAAAAATAGTATATGAACATTATAAACAGGAACCTGTAGGCACCCAAGCTGACTTTTGTACATCAATACCTAGAAGTAGAAGACATATTACTACTAATTTTAGAGTTTTAGTAGAGAATGGTTGGCTTGATGACCTACAGTATATCTGTGAACCTACAGAATACCATGAGAAAAGAGTTACTGTACACTTTGTATGTGACAGAGGAGTCTCCCATGAATTTGTAAGGCACAGAGTAATGTCTTTTGCTCAAGAAAGTACAAGGTATTGTAACTATTCTAAGGATAAGTTTAACAATGAGCTTACATTTATTCAACCCTGTTGGTTAGATGATGAGAGACTGAAACTATATGGGCCTTATCATACTGTTATAAGGGATAAATCCCCTGAGAGTATCTTCATTGCCAGTCTGAATAATGCTGAAAAGGATTATATTGACTTGATTGACTTAGGTTGGAAACCACAAGAAGCTAGAGCTGTATTACCTAACTCCTTAAAGACAGAATTAGTTATGACTGGTTTTATATCTGATTGGAAGAAATTCTTTAGACTCAGAAGTAGGATTGCTGAAACTGGAAAACCTCATCCACAAGCTCAAGAGCTTGCAGACCCACTTATGGATGAGTTTGTCAAAAGAGGTATAATGGAAACACTTCTTTAAGTGTAAATACTTTATTAAAGTGTGCCCATAATTCAAATATTTTTAGTATCTTTGCTGAAAATATTGAATTATGGGTAATTTTATAGTGTATAAGCATACTTCTCCAAGTGGTAAATGTTATGTAGGAATAACAAGTCAAGCTCCAGAATACAGATGGGGTAATAATGGCTATAAGTACTTAGAGGCTCATAAGAATGGTAAACTCAAACATCCTTATTTTGCTCAAGCTATATTAAAGTATGGTTGGGATAACATAAAGCATGAGTTACTGCATAAGGGACTATCTAAAGAAGAAGCCTGTAAGTTAGAACAAGAGTATATAACAGAGTATAAATCTCAAGGTCTGTCTTATAACATTACTGATGGAGGAGAAGGCATGTGGGGATTTCAATTCTCTGAGGAACAGAGAGAAAAACTCAGGGAAAGTCATAGAGGTAAGAAGCAAACTCCTGAGACTGTGGCTAAGAGAGTAGCAAAGAATACTGGAAAGAAAAGAACAAATGAGCAGAAGGCTAAAACTAGTAAACCTGTTGGTCAGTTTGATTTAGAAGGTAATCTTATAGCAACTTACTTTGGAGTAAGAGAGGCAGCAAGATGCACTGGTATAAATGGCTCCCATATAGGAGATTGCTGTAATCATAAGCCCAATAGAAAAACTGCTGGAGGGTTTAAGTGGGAATGGCAATAGAGCAAGAGGTATTACAGGTGCTCCACATCCTCAGGCTAAGGAATTAGCAGAACCTCTAATGAAGGAGTTTATTGCAAGAAAGTATATTAATAACTAAAAAAAAAAGTATGGCTTTTGGTACGAAGAAATCAGTTGTAGCTACACCTTCTTTCAGTGAAAGAATGGCAAGCATTAAGTCTATGTTTAAGACTGCACATGAGAATGCAAGTAATCTCCATGCAGAGATGGAGTCAGAGATTGCAAAGAAGGAGTCTCAGATTGCTGCATTGCAGGAAGACATCAAAACTATTGGTGTTACTAAGCAGGAGGCTGAAACATTTATGTCTAATATAGAAAAGCTTATTTGATATGATTGAGCAAATAAATCAGTTAAAGCAAGGTTCCGTTATTAGTGAGAGTTCTCACTATATTGTGAACAGAGTATCAGGCTCTAATGCTTGGCTTACTCATTTTGAGAGTGGTGAAGAGGTTCAGATTGGTATGAGCTATTTGAAGAACTATACTAATTCTGCTGACCTGTTTGAGACTACAGTAAAAGTAACTAAGGAGGATAAGAAGGATGGTACTCTTGGTATTAGAAGTATTTGGGAGAACATTCACTCTGGTCAAGTATTTACTGTGTGCTTCAAGAAGCAGGATAAGCCTAAGAGTAAGAGGAGATTACAGGAAGAGATTGATGCTATTGTAGAGCAGTTCTCAAATAGTATTGATACAGTTAAGAACAATAAGAAGGGTGTTGCAAATGCAGCAAAGAATCTTATTACTGAGCTAGTTAATAACCCTGTACTTCCTTATGAAGAGGGTGAAGATAGAGTTCTTAGAGGCTATAAGATTCAATTTGAATCAAGAGATGGCAGATATGATTGTGTGGATATGGATATTACCAAGACTAATAAAGAGTCTGGAGTTAGGCCTGTAAATATCAACACCATTAAATATTTAATCTTCGATGGTGTCAAATATGTAGTTGAATAATTCCTACAAGGGAGAGTAAGTCAAATACTTATTCTCCCTTTAACTTTTTGAATGAGAACTTGTGTATTACAACTAAATTCCTTATATTTGCCAAAAATTTAAATTTATATTATATGCAAAATTTTATAAAATGCTTTTATCCTACTAAGGGTATGGAGAAAGAAGCTGAATTGCTTACTAGTAAAGGATATAATATTAGCACCATAGAAGTAAGTGTGCTTCATAGTATATATGCTAGTAGGAATAATGTGCAGAAGAGTCCATCTATCAAGGATTTAATTCAAATAATAAACGAAAATAGGGATGAATTGAATTCAAGTAAGTATATCATCCCATATTACACTATGGGTAAAGTTTTGGCAAATCCTAAAGATTCAATTGTAGATGATACAGGTTCAGAATTTATTCTAAATATCTTACCTGATAGTATTTCTGTAAAGGAGGTATTAGACACTTATGAGTTAGTGCCTAAGGAACTTAGGTCTGTTGTAGAGACTAAAAAGGATTTATATACAGTTGAGCTTTGGGCAGCTTTGCTTAGAAAGTCACATCCTAGGTACAATATCATGGACAATCCCAATGCAGCATTAAACTCTTATATTGATTCTCTTACCAAGCTAAAGGAGTATAAAGAGAGTAATCCTGTAGATGAAAATAAGGGATATGTTGAAGTGGAATCACTTAAAAATAATCAATTGGGAAGCACCCATAGAGACAGTAAAGGTAATTTAACTATAGAGCTTAAAAGATATATATCTGTAGAAGAGTTCTTTGACTATATAACAGGAAAAGTAAATTCCCCTACATCCAAACAAAAGGAATTGGTTCTTAAGCAGATGGAAAAGGAAGGAGTTACATTGTCCATGATGAAGGAAAAGCTTGATACCCCTGAAAAAATAAAAGAGTTCATATACCTACATGAACTTAACCATGCTATGAACTATGATAGTGATGTTAAGAACTATGATAGGAAAGATTATAATGCACAAGTGAATATAGACATTGAGACTAGAGCCAACATGGCTGCTTGGAGAGAGATGGAATATAACCAATCTAACCCTACTGCAAATGAACTGCCTGAAATAGGTAAGCCATTATATAACATAGAAGCTTTGGTAGTTAATAGGGAGAGCCCTAGGGCTGTACTCTCAAGAGAGATGCCTTATGCAGAAATAACTAGCAGAGCCAATATGATAGCTAGGGATTTTTCAACTATATTAGATGAGGAGATTGAAGACCTCAAAGAGGAACTAGAAGAAGAAATAGATAATGAGCCTAATCCTTTGAATAAGATTATCTTATCTGAGAAACTAAGTATACTTAATGACCCTAATAAAGGAAGAAGGCAGATTATCAATGATTTGGGCATAAATGCCATCCTTGATAGAATAAAGGAAAGGTATCAAAATTGGATTGATTTAAGTGATGAGGACATAAGTTATGCTATTAAAGGCAGCACAGTAGAGCATGTAAGAGACTCTTATAGGAAGGTCTTGGATAATTTTGATGTCCTATTTGATGAAGCCTCTACTGTCATAGAAGGTAATGAGAAGTTAAGAATCACTAGAGAATCCAATACCACCGAAGTCTCTGATAAAGAAACTATACAGGATGAATTAGATGGAGATGAAGATGGTAGTAGAGTACATGGTAATGAGGGGTATACCTTCAAAGTGAGGTTTGTTGACCCTCATGATTCAGCTAGAGCTGAAACTAGGAAAGCTTTAAGTGATATTGTGCAGGTGGATTCTGATGGAAATCCTAGGTTAAATGACTTAGGAAATCCTGTATATATGAGAGAAGACTTTGTACATTCTACTCTACTGTCTGTTCTCAGTAATAAGATAATAGAGCCTAATGACTTCAGCATTAAGGATTCTGAAGGAAATTATCACTTTCCTATATTAGAGGAGATGTTACCTAGTTATCCTTGGATTAGTCAGGTTATTAATAAACTTTCTTATGACCCTAGACTTATAAGTATTTTCTACACTGACTTTAAAAAGGAGTTCATATCTTATTGGATGCAGAGAGGTAATAGTATATTTCCAATCAATTCTCCTGTAGCCTTTGATAGTACAGTAAAGAATGTATCATCTAATTATGAGCAAGGAGTTATTCAAGATGAGGATTCAGTGTTTGATGTTAATCTTAATATCAGTAAAGATAATATAAAGAAAGGTATTAAATTAGTAGATGACACTATTAATAGTCTTCAAAAAGCATATGAGGATGATATGGATGAAGTATCCTCCAAAGTAGCCAAAGCCCTTAATATGCTAGGATTTAGTTCTCATAATATAGATATTAAGTCTTTATCCAATATTGATAACCTTCCTAATATAAGGAAGATATTAGAAAATGCTAAAGAAGCCTTTAGTTTAGCTTCTAATATGAAGGAAGGCTTTCATTACTTAGATACTATTAAGGAGCCTGTATTCAATATTGCTAGACTAATTGGTAAGGTTACAGAATTAGATGCTCAGACTACTTTTAGGCAAGGCAGCAATTCCTACCCATCGTATTCTGTTCCTAATTATATTGAAAAGACCTTTAAGTACTTGCTTAGTGACTCTAAAAGGGAGAGCTACATAAGTAATGAATATGCTAAGTATAATTGGTTTAAGCATAATGGGGAATGGAGCAACGAGTGGTTAAATCTACTTGAGAATAATCAGAATATTAGAGATATGTTCTCAATTAAGAATGTATTCCTAATTGATGATACAGAGTATAGTAGTTGGGATAATTCTTTAATTACAAGAGCTTTCTTAAAAGAATATTTTGCGATAAATGAAGATTCTAATCAGGCAGACCAATTTGCTTGGTACAATTTCCCTATATTCTCAGATACTGAGATGGCCACATTTGTTAAATTTAAGAAGTATACAGACGACTTTAAGAGTCAAATGATTCCCTTATTTAATAAGCTAATCAAGCAGGAACTTAGAAGAATTGCTTTAGTAGAAAATAGGTCTAAGAAAGGTATCCCTGTGATAAGTAACTTTGATAAGAGGGGTAAGAAATTCTGTTTCCTGCCTGAACTTAATAATATGTCTTATATGTATCAGGGTACAGAATGGAATTTCCTGGATTTAATTAAGCATCTTAAGAATGAAAATAGCCTTGGAAAGATAGATTATTTTATCAATAAGGCTATTGAAGATGTTATGGATGGGCATAAAAGAAGATTCTTTGAGAATCATTCTGATATATTACAAGATGAGGATTTGGTTAAGTTTATCCAAGATAGTACTGGTTTGTCTACTAAAGAGGGGATTGAAGGCAAAATAGAAGAGTATATATGGAATTCTATGTATGCTTCTTCCCAATTAATTCAGTTAGTAACTACTGATTTAGCTTATTATAAGAATGGTGTAGACTTTCAGAAAAGATTTAAGGAAGTGTATGCTGCTGGAACTAAACTTAATATAAATAGTGAGTATGGGAGAAAAGAGGAAAGAACTGTCTACATAAATGATAATATACTTACCTCTCCTACTTATAGGACTCTTGATGCCTCTATTAGAAAATCCTATGAGGAAGGTAGATTAAGTAAAATGGATTATGACTCTATAATGTACAAGTTTAGGAATATAAACTCTACTGATGGGCAAGCTTATAGATCTATTAGTTCTTATCGGGCTATTATGGATATGTTAGGTTCTTGGACTCCTAGGATGCAAAAGGCTTTTGATAATCTAGTAAATGATAATTGGGATATATCTGACATTAATGTAGTATGGCAGACAATAAAACCATTTGTATATAGCCAAGTTGATACTCCTGATGGCTTAGGTGGTTCTATTAAAGTACCACATCAAAATAAGAACTCAGAATATCTCCTGTTAGCTACTTACCAAACACTAAACACTGTTCTTAACTCTTCTGCCCAGTTAAAAGGTATGAATAGGTTTATGGAAGATTATGGTATTGATGTAATACAATTTGAGTCTGCTGTTAAGGTAGGAGCAAGTGGTATAATCGACATAAATACTAATCCTGAAGCCATTAAGGAAGCTAGAAACAACAATGTCTATATCAATGGTAAATATTATGTGATGCCTGATATAGAAGGATTAAGTAATAGTGAGGCTTATTCTAGGATAAAAGATTATTATGATAACCTATTATCTAAGGGAAAAGTATCACAGGACTTATATAATAGCCTAATAGAATACTTACAGACCACTGAGAAGCAGGTATATGGCATATTACATGATAATACTATGGTTAAGGCCAGAGATACTGATGTTATGGATGAGGATGGTTATAATATGACTACTGTCCATAAGCTTAGTTATGAGGATTACATGATAGCCCAACCTACACCTGAACATTTATTTGATGTTGAATCAATATTTGGTTCCCAAACTAGGAACTTGTTAATATCCGATTTACCTGATGATATAGAGGTTACTGTGGAAGGCACTACTGTCAAAGGTAAAGAAGATGTAAAGAGTATGTATTTCTCTCTTATAATGGAGAATCTTCTGGACTCATACAATAAGTTGGATAAGGATCTCTCTACTATAGAGTCTCTGCAAAAAAGGCTATTATCTATAGTGAAAGGCAATCCTAAATATGGTAGAGACATGTTAAATGCTCTTGAGATAATAGAGCATGATGGAAGAAAGGTATTTAATATGCCATTCAGTGATCCTACAGTCTCTAATAGATTCCAAGAATTGATGCTGTCCATGTTCAAAAACTCTATTACCAAACAGTATATTAATGGGGCTTCCTGTATATTAGTGTCAAATTTTGGTTTCACAAATGAGTTAGAAGTAGTTAGAAAAGAAGATGGTAGTGTAGAAGCTGTGGAATGCTATCTTCCTGCATATAGCAAGAAGATGTATGAACCTTTCCTGAAGGAAACAAAGAATTCTAATGGTAATACAGTAGGGTATGAAATAGACTATAGTAAAATCAAAAAGGAAGATGAAAGTCTTCTGGATTTTATAGGATATAGAATACCCACTGAAGGTAAGTATTCTATGCTTCCATTAAAAATCAAAGGATTCTTGCCTCAACAAAATGGCAGTACTATCATGTTACCTGCTGAAGTTACTACTTTGTCAGGCTCTGACTTTGATGTAGATAAGCTATTTATGATGTTACCTTCATTTGATTTGAAGGATGGTAAAATCAATAGGATTAAATATGATACAAGTAAAAGTGTAGCAGATAATAATAAACAGCAGAGGGATAATGCCATTATACAAATAGCATTGGGCATTCTTAGGAACAAAAATGTGGGAGAGGATTTACAAAATCCAGGTAATTTTGATAAGTTGAAACATGAGGCTAGGATAAGTGACATTGTTGTGAATCCTACATACTTGAATAGTTATATTGATAAGTACGGTATAAAAGTCCCTAAAGGAGATTATACTAAAGTGATTAAGCATCTTCTCAATAATTCCTTGGATAACCTTGATGATTTCCTCAAAGAGGTTAAGCAGGAAGATAATGTCCTTACATTAGATACTTTTATCAAGTATCATAACCAGAATATGACTGGAGGTATATTGATTGGTATATATGCCAATAATACTACCATGCAGGCTAAATTCCAAGGTAGAAGGTTAGGTATAAAGGATGGGTATGAGTTTACTGTCAATGATAGGATTATAAAAAGTCTTACCAACATATATACTAAAGAAAGTATAAATGGTAAGACTATAGACACTAAAATATCTAAAAATTGTGCACAATTCTCTGCTGCTTCTGTAGATAATGTTAAGGACCCTGTATTGGCCTCCCTCATGCAAAATAAGAATACTGCCTATATGGCAAGCTTCATGCTTAGGGCAGGTATGAGTATTCCTGAAATAGGAGCTATGTTCAATATACCTATAGTAAGGGAATGTATCAGAGCCACATCCAATATCAAAACATTGAAATCTTATATAACCAAGTATGAAAAGAACTTGGCAGATTTAAAGGGATTGGATCATTATACAGCTAATACTTCCTTGGATTTCAATACACTAGATATGATGAATGCTACTGCTCTATTCTATGATTCTAATTATATGGACAGTATAAGTGATGATGAGAAGGCTGATATATATGAGAAAGTCATTTCTTATGCAAAAGGATTCCAGTATGTATCCAATCTGGCTAAGGCAGTAAATGATACAATACAAGCTTATAGGGCAGATTCCCCTAATGGAGCCATAGGAAGAAGTGTAGCACTAGCAAAAAGACAGACTATGAATATAGATAGGCTAATCAGAATTTCACAAAGGGATGACTATCCTATTTATGGAATAGAAGAAGTTATCAGCAATGACTTCTTAACTCCTAGCATGGGCATTAATGAGATGAGAGAAAAACTTATGAGTTCTAATATGCCTATGCTACAGGCATTTTATTCCTTGGGGATAGATTTAGGCATGAAAAGAATGTCTGAGTATTTTATAGAGGCTTCTCCTTATGTTGATGATATAATCAATGAAATACAGTACAACTATAATACTCCTCTAAATAGTGAAGCTATAGAATCTATCTATAGGGCTGTATTGCAATTCTCCTTGAGTAATACTGAATTATTTGGTGATGATTCAAGCATGACACTTGAAGAAAAGAGGAGCTATTATATAAATGAGTTTCCTGATGAATTTAAAAGAATAGTCAATAGGAATCCTGATATAGCATCATTACCCTTTATCAAAAAGCTCAGGTCAAATTCATTTGATGGCATCACAATGAAGGACTCAGCTAGGAACACTTCATATCTGAGGGAATTACTGATGAATAGTGCAGATACTTTATTATACATGGATAATCTTGAAGCCCAGAAACTAGCTATTGGTTTGTTCAGGTACAGTTATTATAAAGAAGGGCTGAAGTTTGGTCATAATACATTCTCCCAATACTTCAGTACTGTATTTAAGAATGCTTTTCCTGAGTATGCTAATACTCTTAGGGATTTACCTATGGTAATAGGAACTGACTTTAGATGGGATAGGCTCATACCCCAAATATATGCCAATAATCCTTCACTAGCTCCTGTTATAAATGTTAGTAGTAACTCTTATACTGATAACACCTATAGTACTATAAATATCAGTAGCTCAGCAGTATCTAATCCTAATTCAGGAGGATTACAGCCATATAAATATATTCAGGATATGAATGATAATTTATATAGACTCAATGAAGGTACCGCAGGTAACAGTGTAGTTACTTATAACAGGATATATACCAGTCCTGAAAATGGCATCTATGATATAAATAGGGACGTCAATGATATGGTTACAAGTTATGATTCCTATACTAATAAATATAGTAAGGATGATAGCACTAAAACTAATCTAAGTTTGGATTATTCAAGAGCTAACAACCTTGTAAGTAGTCCTATAGAGGTGTATGATTCCATAGATGATATATTGGATTACTTGACAGACTTTAACCCAACAGTGTTTAATGCTGAAATTAATGAAGCTAAAAATGCTCAGGAGGAAAAGTATAGTGCACTTGAAGGATTACAAGAAGAGGGATTAAAACCATGTAAAAAGTAAATAGAGTTATAAGAATATTTAAAAGTTTTAGTAATATGTCAGAATCTTGTGTGTATGCTCCTAAAAAAGGAGTTAAAACCTTTTATTCCTTACAAAAGGAGTTTGGGTATGATATGGCTTGGAAGATTTATGGTATAGGAATGAACCCTAAATTTAAAAATGATTATAAGGACTCTCTCAGCTTAGATGCTGAGGGAGTTCCTACTGTGGATTCCTTACTTAGCAATGAGGTTATAGTAGGTTTTCTAGGTAATAGGATTAGTAAATTATTGGAATCCAAATATAAACCTAGAGAAGACACTGTAGAAAACTATTACTTGGCCTTGGAAGATGCTAAGAAATTTAATAAAGAAAGTCCCTACAATAAATATTTTACTGCTACAATAGGCTATGATACAGATAGTAAGCTACATCTTATATATAACAGAAAATCAGGCTCCGCTGATAAAAAATTTTCTGAACAATATTCTGTAGCTATTCTAAATAGAAAGCTGTCTAATATACTATCTCCTTTAGGAGTTACTGTGGGATTACTAAATAACATAGAACAGAATTCTGGGAGAGTGGGAGTCACTGATTTCACAGTAGCCAAGGATATAGCTAATGATTCTGTATCAATGATTAGGGTAGCTAATAATATGGAAGGAGCTAAAGCCTTAAGTGAGGAATTTTCACATCTTGTTATAGGTGCAATGAGAGATCAACCCTTAATAAGAAGGAATATAGATAATCTAGCTAATGAAGATACTCTTAAATTAATCTTAGGTGATAACTACCAAGATGTTTATAATTTTTATAGTGGAAATTTACAACTTGTAGCAGAGGAGGCTTTAGGGCATATCCTACAAAGTAAACTATTAGAAAAGGCTGAGGGTAGTAATCTTACAGATAGGCTAATAAAGTTTATACAGAATAAGTTTAAGAATATTAGTGAAGATTCTATTACCAAGGCAGTAATAGAGGCTGAAAATATAATGAGTGACATAGCCTCGAATGTCCTTAACAACACCCTGCAATTAAGTAAGAAGGACATTATAGGGTCTCAAAGAGATGTACAGTTTAATGCTTTGAGTGATAGGGTTGCTAGAAATATAGATATACTTAAAGAAGCTATAAATACAGAGGCTAAAAGATTAAAGATTGCAGCTGATAATGATAATACTAAAGATTATATAAGGGGAACTATAAAGAAGCTAGATATTAGTATAGCTAATGCAGATACCACTTTAGGTATAATGATATATGCTGATGAGGCTTTGAAGTCTCTCAAATATGCTAGTAATCAGTTAAATGAATTGTCTATCTCTTCCTCTAAAGATAAGTTTAAGATACTGAGAGGCATTAAGTCCTCTATCCAATCCTATAGTAGATTCATAGATGATTTGAATGATTTAGCTCTAGATGAAGAAAATGAAGAAGGGGATGACTTTGTGAGAGATATAACTATTGTAGATGATAATGGTAATGCTAAGATAGTCACTGTTAAAGACACACTTAAAGGACTTAATAATTTATATAAGTCTGTAAGTAGGAGTTATCTAAAGGTCGTAATACCTTCATTTGCTGAGTTCTTGAGACCTATATTAGGAGATGAGATTACTTTGGAGCTAGGGAAAGATGCAGGCAAGAAAGTGAATATAGAGGAGTTATTAACTAAATCTGAAAGTGATATAACATTTTTAGATAGATGGCTTGATAGTATGGGAAATTCCTCAGATATATTACTAAGGGCCTTTGATAAAGTCTATAAACAAGCCATGGATAAGGCAAGATTAAAAAGTATAAAGGATTTTAGGAGGATACAAGCCTTGAGAATGAAAGCTGAATCCATGGGAATAACCAACTATGATTGGTTATTTGAAAAATATGATGATGGCAGCCTTACAGGTAATTATATAAGTGAAGTGAATTATTCTCAATACCAGAAGGATGTGGATAAAATGGAAGAGAGGCTTAATTCTAAGTATGGTAAAAACCCTAAAGGAGAATCCTTGGAAGCCAAAAAGAGGGAAAGGGAAGACTGGTATGATTCCCATACCATATTATCTGCATTAGGTAAAAGGATACCTAATAAATCCTATAATAATGGAGCTTTTAACAGTTTAACTGCTGTACAGAAAGAAATAAGAGAGGAATTCCTTGAACTTAAAGAAGAATTTGATAATCAGTATCCTCCTAATAGGGTTAATAAATTAAAGGCTATCCAACTAAGAAAGGATGGAGTACAGAGGTTTATAGATTCCTCTAAATCCCCTAGCTCTATCTGGTCTAATATAAAGGAGCATTTAGGTGAAGAGTTTTTAGATAGGGCAGATGATGATACCATGTTTGGTGATACTACAAGAGGAGGATTAACAGACTTTGCAGGGAAGGAATTTATGACACTTCCTGTATTATTCACCAATAGATTGGAAAATCCTGATGAATTAAGTACGGATATATTTGGGTCACTAATGGCTTATACATCAGCTTCTAATAATTATAAGGAACTTGATAATATAATAGACCCATTAGAAGTAGGTAGAAGTGTAGTAACTGATTATAGGAAAGTCAAATCTACTAGAGGAGGATTAAACCTAGTTGAGAAATTTAATGTACTAGGTACACAATTCCAAAATGATATATTGGAGGGTAATGGTTCTAATATAGAAAAGAGGTTGGATGATTTCTTTGCATCACAAATATATCATAAATATCTTAAAGACTCTGGGGTAATAAATGTCCTTGGCACTAAGTTAAATAAGAATAAGCTAGTATCTTGGATTATGAGAGGGTCATCATTAGCTCAGCTCGGATTTAATTATCTTACTAATTTATCTAATGTTGTAACAGGCGTGGCTATGCAAAATATAGAAGCTGCTTCAAGGCAGTATTTTAATGTTAAGGAATTAGCCAAGGCTGATAGGATATATGCTAAGCTCATAGGAAGTAACATAGCAGAATTCAATAGTAGAAATAAAACTAATAAGCTTTCTTTATTTAATGAGTTATTTGATATTAGGAATGATTTTGATAATATAACTCATAATAGTATGAGAAAAAGTCCTCTGGCTAGAATATTCAGTTCTGAAATTGCTTATTTAGGACAGAGTGCCGGTGACCATTGGTTATATCTTAGAACTGCTATAGCTATGTCTTTAAGAGAAAAGGTTAATGTTCCTAATAAAGGTACAATGTCATTATGGGATGCTTTACAGGTAATAAACTCCTTTGGTAATAACAATAAGATAAAAGAAATGATATTACCTGAAGGAACCACTGATAGTAATGGTAATTTATTTGATATAGGTAAATTTAGTAGAAAAATAGCTCATGTTAATCAGTCTCTATTTGGTATATATAATACTGATGATAGAAACGCAGCACAAAGGGTTATTTTAGGCAGATTATTACTCCAGTATAGGAACTGGATGAAACCTCAATTTAATAGGAGATTTCAAAAAGCACAACTTAATCTTGACACTGGTGATGTAGAAGAAGGGTACTATAGGACATCATTCAGAATATTAACAGGATTGTTAAGAGGTCAATATCAATTAGGCAGTATATTGAAAAACTTATCTGATAATGAGAAATTTAATGTAAGAAGGGCTATTACAGAAATGGTACAGTTGTGTGCTATAGTAATACTTGCAGAATTCATTGAGTGGCCTGATGATAGGAATAGACCTTGGGCCTTAAAATTAGCAGAGTATTCTTCAAGGAGACTGGAACATGAGCTAGGTACACTAGCACCTTCTCCTATAATGTTGCAAGAGATGTTGAAGACAGTTAAATCTCCTGCGGCTTCCATAACTCAAGTACAGAATCTGGTTAATTTATTCACTAGTTTGATGGACCCAAGAGATTGGAGTAATGAAATTGAATCAGGTAAGTATGAAGGGCTAAGTACTCTGGAGAGGAATTTATTAAGATCTGGTTTGCCTGTAGTATCACAATATAACCAATTACAAAGACTTATATATGATATCGATAATAGTATCAATTACTATGCTAGGCCTTAAAAAACTAATAGATTATTACATAATAAAAAAAAAATAGGGAAGTGTTTAGCTTCCCTATTTTTTTTTTAATTAAGACATTCAAATAGAATCTCCTTTTCTTCTAAGGTCATGTTGTTGAATGTTTCTATTGATATATTCCTTTCAGAGAGATATTCCCTTTGTTCTGCACTAAGATTACCATATTCTAGCTTGTTCATATGATAATATCTTATATCATTAGCTTGCTTTACAATAGGATTAAACCTAACTGAAGTTACCACATACCCCTTTTTAGTACTATTATAGTAGCCCTTTATATCATAACCTTGGGCTAGCATGGAATCTTTTAGCTTGCCCCAGGCATTATTTACTGATACCCTTGATCTGTTTATAATATGGTTATTTACCCTAGTATCCACTACTGCCTGTATATCTTCTTTGGTAAGTTCCTTATACTTGACAGTATTGCTTGTATTAGGTTTTGTATTAGAATATGCTCCTTTGGATATATTATGGTATAAATCATCCAAATAATTTTCTTTACCTCTTAGTTTGTTTATAAAACTCTTCAACTTATACCATACTCTCTTTAAGAAAGATTCATTATCCTGCATATATTCACTGAAATCTTCAGCCATTTTTTCTTCAAGCTCAATAGCATCAAGGTTACCCCATCTATGTTTAGCTGCATTGTAAGCCTGCTTTATATCTTTGTCATCAATAAGCATATTGAACACATAATGGAAGGCCTCATGATAGGCAGTACCTTTGGCAGCTTTCTTGTATAGAGTAATAATCCCATTCTTAAATTGTCCCCAAGCATATCCTGTAGGAGTCTTGATTATGGTATCCCTTAGGATTATAGCTTCTTCATTAGATAATTGTGGTAATAACTTTCTTACCCTTCTAATTTCCCTATTTAAATTGTTGCCACCTATATTATCGGTATCCCTTAATCTATTCAATGGTGATGTTAACGTATTTTTAACTAAGTTATTAAGATCACCTTCAGGCATATTAGGTTTTATAAGGGCATCCAACTTAGATAATTTAGCTTTAAGAATGGGCTCTCTCATAGTAGCTATGTCAGATAATATATTATCTTCTAGCTTACTAAGAAGAGCTTTTCTTTGAGGGGTCCTGAATAGTTTGGTACTTTTTATCCTTTGTAAGGATTCCTCCCTAGATAATACATTAGTGGGACCTTCTTGCTTTAATAAAGCATTAGTTTTTTTATCTCCTTCAAGACCTGATAAAGCCTTTTCAAAATCCTCCATAGCTGTAGTACCATTATCTGAAGAGGCTTGATTAAAGAAGACTGTGACATCCTTAAGAGGCAAGGGTCTATTCTTCTCATGTACCAAGCTATTTACTTGCATTGGATTAGATTTGTCATAATCAAGTACAAAAGGAATAAGGGCTACCTTGGAAGTGCTCCTACCATACTCATCTTTTAATAATGTAGCATAAGAAGATAATTGGTTCGCATAATAATCACTAGTGGATATTTGCTGCCCCCATTGAGGTTGTACATTATCAAATGTAGGAGAATAAAAACTGTAGGCACTTGTCTTTATATCATAAATAAGATAGTTGCCCTCATTATCCACTAATAATAAATCCACTTCCCCCGCAATCCTTCTGCCATCAGGATATTTATGATGCAGTACTAAGTTATTAGCAAATATTGTATAGTTGTTACTTCTAATCCACTGACTTAATTTGCTTAAATAGCCAAGTAATGATGTATAAGCTTCCTCGGATAAGTGCTCAGGCTTTACAGTTTTACCTGTATTAAAATAATCCCTTATCACACTATCTACCTCAGAGCCTACAACTAAAGACCTATTCCCATACCTTGAACTGCCACTAAAGTTTGACGGGAGTAACTTATGTACCCTCTCATACTTATAGTATTTTCCATCCCCTTCTTTAATGAAGTAATAGTCCTTATCAGTTTTAGCCCTGTCTATCTTACCTTGTGCAGGTATTATAACCTTTTCTACAAAATTAACTGCGCTTTTCCTATTCTTATCCCTCATAGCTTCCTCCATGACTTTCTCAGAGTCCTTTATAGTAGTAGCTTTTTTAGGCTCACCTTCAATTATAGGATTAATGGTAAAGAAGTCATTTACAGTATGTAAAGCTCCTACCTCAAGATTTGCTTGTGCTAGTTCTCCAACCATGTTATTATAGGAACTTCCTTCAAATGTGGAGTTAATATACTTTCTAGAAATTTGATAAGGTATATAAGCATTCTCAAAGCCTTCCATAATACTATCTGCATCCAAGATTCCTTTATAAATGGTATCCCAAGATGTGTCAGTATTAAGCCTTTTTATTCTTATAGCTATATTAGGAACATCTTTACTATCTATAACTTCTATATACAAGTCATCTACTGCTATAAGTTCCTTAATCCTATCTTTAAATTTTAATATTGAATCAGGATTACTTAGAGTGGACATATCTAACTTAGACAGTAATGACTTCACCTTTCTATATAAAGAACTATTCTTATTAGCAGAACCTAACAAAGGCATTATGATAGGCACAGGATAGTACTTTCTTCTCTCATCAGATGTTTCTATTAACATAAAAGGTTGTCCTGCCTTAGCTGTATATGAAGGTATTATCTTCATTTCTTCTACAGTTAGTCCCTGTACTTTTCTTCTTCCTGGTTCCATTATCATTGTAGGATTAGGAGAAGAAGTCAAGGCTATACTTAGTTTAAAAGGTCTGCCTCCTGCTATAGTATTCAAAGTACTAAAGTTCTTGGTATCATTAGCATCTGGAGCAAACTTAGGCCTACCTACATAATTCCTGTTAATAGTACTTTCCTTGTTAGGAATGATAATCAAGTCATCAGTATTATCATTTGAATGCTCCTTAGCATAAGTTATAGCTTCCTTATAAAGCTCTGATAGTCCCTCAAATGATTTAAATACATTAATATCATAAGGATTGGCTAAATCTCCTATTATATTGTTGTTTTCATCAATTAATAATAGTATAGGTATATCCTTTGATACAGCCTTATTTATACTACTAGTAAGACTTTTTGAAAAAGCAAATTTTACCTTTTGGCCTCTTTTAACCTCATTATTATTTATCCTACCAAATACATTATTTTCTAGTAGAAAATCATAGATAGTTTTATATAGAGCCTTAGTCATAGGGTCTTTTACCCTCATATAATAAGGGTCATTATTGCTATTATTCCTATGTATAGGTAATTCAGTAGTATTAGGTTTCCAATATCCTTTTATCTCATTAGTATCATTTACACCACTCATTGCACTAGATAATACCTCTTCCTGGCTTATATAGGGAGTGGTAATATCACTATCTTTACTATTACTATCTTGGACATCTGAATTGACTACTTCACTTTTTCCTGTAGAGTCCACACTCTTAGTATCTCCAAACTCCCTAATAACTACATTACTAGGGTCATCAGGACTAGGTAATGACATCAGTTCCTCATTTTCATTACTTAAATTGGCTTTAATCTGCTGTAAGATACCTTTGATTTCGTCATTCCTTTGATACTTGGAATCTAATATGGCCTCTTCTATTTCTTGAGGATTATAACCTCCCTCTTGCAATTCTCTTGCCATATCTTCTTCCTCAGAAGAAGTAATTAAACTAGAAGGGTTATTAAATACTTCTGTATCAAGGTCTAGTAATTCTTCAGGAGTATTACTATATGTTGAAGCTTCATCAAGCATTGCAGCTATTTCATCATACTGTGCATCACTTTCAGATAATAATTTAGCTTGTTCCTTAGCTCTTTCCTTAGTATTAACTATCTTCTTGGCATTACTAACTTTAGCTTTTCTTTCAGCATTTTTTATTTCCTCATCAGTAGCCTCAGTATTAGTTCCATTAAGAATATCCAAATCAGATTGGTTAAAGTTCAAGTCCATTCCATTGAAGTCTAAGTCCCCATTCTCCATAGATTTTACCATCTCAGGTGTGGACATATTATCTATCTGATTATCTATAGATTTTTTGACTGTTTGATTATCAGCTCTTATATGGTCTTCAACTTGCTTGGAAGGATTTTTTAGATACTCAGTCAACTTCTTACTATACATCTTTGAAGCATTGCCTAACTTGTTAATATCATCAAGTTTAAGCTTGGTACTCTGCTTATCCTCTTCAGACATTATACTACTATCTATGTCATCTATTTCCTTATTAAGCTGTTCAATAAATTTAGGATTAGTAGTAAGTAGGAAAGCTAATTCCTCATCAGGAAGATTTCTAGTGCTCTCTAATATCCTTATATTATGTTGTAAATTTAGTACATTACTGTTGGCTTTATCATATAATTCCGTTCTTTCAATATTACCTGCACCTTCTGCATTTCTTATACTTATATTGTAATTTAATGCAGCATTCAAGTTAGCAATTACCTTACCTAGAGATTCTTTTATATCCTTGGACATGGCTGTTGATCTCTCAGACCAGTTACCTATCTGAGACTTCATCCATGTCAATTCTTCAAGTTGATCATCTGATAATTGTTGCCCTGTATTAATATCAATACTATCCTTAACCTTCTGATACTGTTCTATGGTATTAAGTATATCATCTCTATTTTGGGTAAGCTTATTAATCATTTCCTGCTTACTAGCTTCGTTCCCAAAGTTTGTAGAAATTGTATTATCAGCATTCTTAATAGCATACTGTGCGAAAGGGCCTATTAAATTACCATTCTCCAATACTGTAGTAGTATTTTCAACTATAGAGGAGAGGTTCTCATCGGAAGTATCATAAGCTTCTGATATTAGTGTCTTCAGGTCTTCAATCTTTCCTGCATTGTCAAACATAACAATATCAGATACTAATTGAGCATGTTCTGCATTCTTAAAGTTGAACTCATCGCCTTCCTCAGCAGCTCTATTCATATCATTCTGATACTTATTATGTCTAATGAGGCCTTGATAGTAGTTCTTAAATTCAGGAGAACTAATCCTACTATTCATATAGTTAGCAATTTCATTCTCTCTTGCTATCTTCTCATTATAGTCTCTCCACTCATTTATAGCTCCTCCTTCAATAGTAATGGGAGATTGAAGCTTTCCTTCAGAGTTTCTAATTCCCCTGAATCTTGGCATACCTAATGCACCTGTTAAAGAGCCAATAAGGGACTCTTCCCATACAGAGCCATCATTTACTGTCTCATTGATTCCGTTTGCAAATGATTTAAGCCAGTCCAAAGTCTCTTGTGCAGCTTCTGGGCTAGCCTTTGATTTATAGAAATTGTTTACATCAGTAGAGTAATAATTTCCTGCTATCCTACTTGCAGCACCTTGTGCCATTTCTTCAAGACCTTCAGATAGTGCACCTTTTGTTATAGCCAATGCTGAGCCTAACTTTGTAGTATTAGTAGCATACTCTCCTGCTCTCTCTATTATATTGTTAGTTTTTCTAGCTGTCCTAAATCCATTAGCATATAACTTACCAAATTGCACAATATTAGATGCTAGGAGAACAGGAAGGTTTAGGAGTAAATCTGTATTACCCATCTTCAATCTATCCTCATTTAGCCTGCCCAATACCTGATTATATGCCTCTAACTCCGTATCTGATAAATGGGAGGTGTCACCATTCATAACTCCAAACTTATCATCTAATTGGGCCTTATGCAATTCAAACCAGTCCTTACTATTGTTGAGTGCCTCTATCCTGCCCTCATTTACTGCTGATAATGCTGCACCTACCGATGAAGTTACAACAGCTGGGAATTGTGAAGCCTCCTTAATTATACCTATTGACTGTGCAAGGTTAGAACCTTTACCTATTAATTTTGCTCCTTTGGTCGTAGCCTGTAGTGCTTTTATTCCTCCTCCTAATATTGAGGAGCCTAAATTACCACTATAGAAAGCACCTGCTGTAAAACCTAAGTTCTTGATAAGCTTATCACCTAAGAAGTTAGCAGTGAAGATATTCTCATACCAAGGCTGCTCTTGTTCTGCCCTTGTATAATAGTTAGGTAATGCTTCCTCAGACCATTCATTAACAGACTGCATAGCTTTAGAGAAGTCATTATCCCAAAGACCAGACCATCTACCTTCATTCATTGCAGTTCCTGCTCCAAATATAAGACCTAAGGTACCATCAAGGAAAGTAGTACCTGCAAGTATAGCACCCTTAGCAAGACCTGCTCCTATCTGCGCATACCAAGGTTGATTCTCAGCCCTTATATCTGATAAATTTCTAAATTCCTCTTCATTTATGTGGGAATTGTCAAACATACTATTACCATAGTAATCCCTTCCCCCACTTTGAGTATAAATAGAAGAATGCTCCCCTCCTTCATATATTAAATCACTGGGCTGCACATAGCTTCTTGGATTTCGTATATTAGCAAATATGCTTTCTGAGGCAGCACTTTGATATGCTGCCTCATTAGCTTTTTGTAAATCCCTATATGATTGAGGACCAACTTTAGTTACGTCTATCTCTTTGTATTTTATGTTACTTGCCATATTAATACCATGGTTTTATTTGTTCATCTTCTGTACTGGAAGGTACTACTATTTGAGAACTATAAGCATATATATCTTGTGCTGCCTTCTTCTTTTTATCATCGAGTACCCTCTTATCATTCTCAGTTAATGGTATGTCAGAATATACTATATTACCCTTAGAATCTGTCTGGATATCTCCATTTTCATCTAACATGGGTTGCTTCCCAGTCCTTAATATTCTATCAAAATACTCAGTATTGATTATGGCATTATTTAGATTAATCTCTGCCCCTATATTAATTCCTGAAGGAATTGCTACCCTGATTATATCATTCTTACCTTCTTTGTCAGATTGTAGTATTGCCGTACTACCATATTTGGAAGGCCTTATATTCGTAACTCTATATCCTTCTAAGTCTTCCTTTGTATATGATTTAGTATGGCTCCATCCCTTTTCTCCATCAAATTCTACCCCTTTAAGTACTTTTTCATCATCTTCTGTGGCAGCATTGCTCCACATTTGAGTTAGGTAATTTTTTCCATATTCAGAATCAAGTTGCCTGTCATATTCAGTAGTATGATAAACGTCATAAGAACTTTCTTGTAAAGACTTTTCGTAAGCATTCAACCTTGTTGTCGGGGAGCTCACTGTTTTAGTTGCCTTATTATATCCTCCGATATTAGTATTATACCATGTAGAGAAATAGTTAGGTTTATTGGACATCCTGTTTACCTCTGCCACCATATCATCATAAGAACTTCTTGAAGCTCCGGGATTTTGCTTTTTATAGTTTTCCCAACTTAATACTGGTATTTTAAAATTCCCACTATTTAGTACTTGTTGCCCTTTTTTAGTTAATTGTAACCCATTATTGTTTCTTACTAATAAGCCTTCATCCAAAAAGGCCTTTATTTGTTTATTTCCCTTTGATATTTCTTTAGGGCTTCTTAAAGGTAATGGATTAATCCTGTCTTTATTCTCTGCTATTTCAGATGTCCTTAAAGCATTTCTATACTGTAATCTCTGTAAAGGATTCATATATCCTTGATTTTGCAGAGTTTGATATTGAGTGTCTCCTACTGCTCCCCAAGCACCTTGGTTTGCCCAAGAATATATAGCTTTTAAAGCCTTATCGTCCTTCCAATCTCTTACCTTACTTGTAGTGACTGCATCTTCAATTATCTTAGTTAGAATGGGGGAAGCATCAGGATTCCTCTGGATGACATCCAATACTTCCTGAGTAGTAAGACCCTTCTTCATTGCAGTCTCAAAGTATTGACCTCCTAAAATACTTCTCCATTCCCTTGGATTCTTATTTATCTCTTTTGTAAGTGCAGAGGCCGCATTTTGCACTTGAGCCATAACCATTTTACCTGAAGCAACATCATAATCTAGTTGGGGATTTCTTATATACTCATCAAGACTTGTAGTTGCAGCATTCCTACTAAATATTAATGATGGGTCTTGAAGAAGTGATTGTTGTTGTTTTTCTGCTTGCTTCTGTCTTGCTGTATAGGCTTGTTCAATAGGAGTTATCTCCTTACTGTACCTTGCTCTCATATTGAACATATCCTTTCTACTTGCAGCATTAAGTCCCTCTCTTGCTAACTGACCTACTTGCTCTTCAAGGTCATTTGCATAGGTCTTGTACATCTTGTAAGCATAAGGGTCAGTCTGTTCATTAGCCATTTCCTCCCATACACTTGCCTTAGTAGCAAGCTCCCCATACTGGTTCTCCAACTCTTGATGAGCAACAGTTGCAGATTGTACAGGCTGCAACATTTCTGCATAAGAAAAGGGCCTGAATTTACTTCCTGAAACTATATAATTAGCCATATTCTATCTTGTTAATAAGCGTCCTCCTTTGGACTTCATTTTCTTATAATTTATTCTACCTCTATCATCTATAGAATAATACTTTGATGGGTCAGTATTTAACATATTCCTATTATATTCCTCCCACCCTATATTACCTAAGTTATCAAAGAAGTTGGTAAGATTAGCTGACCTAGCAGCTTCTGTTGCTCTCTTTATATCCTCTTTCATCTTAGCTGAGGCCATCATAGCTTCAAGTCTTGCCCTATCTTGACCTAGATTAGCCATATCAGCCTTTAAAGCAGCCTCACTATTAAACATGTCAGTCTGCCTATTAAATCCTTGAACTCTCTCTCTTTGAGAGGCATTATACTCTTCAGCTTGCCTATAGAAGTCTCCTATATTCTTTTGTGTATTATAGTCTGATGCAAGTATACCTGCCATAGCTACTGCCCTATTACCACCTGATGTATCCCTTATAGCCCTTCTAGATGCTGCTGAATGGGCAGCTAATTTATTAAGATAATAACTCCTATCTAATGGTTTGTATGTTAAGTAGTTACCCACAGGGGATGATTTTACCCTTCCTAGTGAATTTGCAGCATCCCTAATTATGTTAGCATTTTCATATTCAGGAGAATTACCTGCTAATAACTGCATGCCTGACCCTATCACAGGGGCATATCTTAATATACTGCTATCAATATCTGTTACTCCCCTCTTCTTAGAAGGAGAACTGGAAACATTGCTATTACCACTATTGCTTAATGGAGCACCTTTCCTAGGTATATCTACAGGATATTGCTCTGGCAATGATTCTTCATCATAGTATAGAGGACTTACATTTAACTCACCTAATCCCTTAATAGGCATAGAGCCTTTATTACTAGATATCTTAGTATTAATATAAGAAATTGGTGCAATAGATTCCTTATTCAATAAGGAAAGTATTGGAAGATTGGAATCTACATTATTTGGTATACTATAATCTATAAATGGAATATTAGGTATTTTTCTAGGAACCCTCTTAGCAGTAACAGTTACCTCAGGCATCCTACCCCCCTTATAAGCTCCGGTAACAGGTGTATATGTAAAATTCCCATCCATAATACCGCCTACAGCATACTTATTCTTTGTCTTTTTCATATTGCTTATATTTCTCTGTTTTTCCTGTTCACTAGCAAGCTTACCTAACCCTATAGTTAGTCCATTCTTACTAAGTGGGTCATTAGGCCTTTCTTCACTTTCCTTACTCACTCTCTTTGCAGCCTCAGCATAAGTCAAACTCTTATTATTACCTAGTTTCAGCTTCCTTCTTATCTCCTTTGGGACTATTAATCTATTACTAAACACATAATTATTAAATATTACTTCTCCTTCCTCTACAAGATTAGGAATACCTTCAGAGTCTATACCCATCTGTATACCTTCATTAGGATTACTTTCATGAGAGCCTCCTTCATCTACCTTAATTACCCCATTTGAAAATATTCCTCCATGTGTATTATTATCTAGAAATCCTCCATTAGCATGCTTCCACTTTCTAGCATTTAGTGCAAATGTAGCCATTTTCTTTTGTGATGGAGTACCATGTTCTTTGAACCATGTAGCAGATTTACCTGTTCTTTTCTTCAAAGCCGTGAATTTTCCTCTATTTTCAGGCTTAATATGTATCTTTCCTCCCTCTGAGAAGAAATTCAGAGCAGCAATCTTATCTTGCTGTATATCTAGGTTTTCCGCATTTTGATTAAATGTATTTATTCTATGGAAATTAGCCTCTTTTATTTTTCTATTTAATTCAGCTGCTTTCTTCTTAGCTCTCCTTCTACCTACTAGAGAGCCTATTCCTGATGCTAATCCTCCAAATATACCACCAATAGCTCCTCCTATAGGACCAAGAGTTGACCCAATAGATGCGCCACTAGAAGCTGCACTAAACGCAGAATTTAATGCACTTCCTGCATTGCCTCCTCTTATATCCCTCCATGATATGCTTTCTTGAGGAGTCCATAATGCCCATTGGTCTTCAAGAGTGTCAAAACTAGAAGCAGATGCAGTTGCATTATTATTCTCTTCTATAGTATCTTCAATTCTATTTACAGCAGTATTGTCTATCTGTGCATTCTGTTTTGCTGTTCCAACAATCCCTAGGGCAGTAGAAGCCATGCCTACTACATCTCCAATATTACTGGTATCATTTATACCATTTGCATCATTTATACCTTTAATGGATATAGGGTCTATAGTTTTATTATTTAGCATTTCTTTAGTATTAGACATTCTAGCTTGGAAATTAAGAGTGTCTCCTTCAATATAATTATCTATAGGTATAACTCCTCCATCCCATAATTTCCTATTCCACTTATTTACAGTATATAACTTGTCTCTTTTCATAATATAATTATTTACTTATGCAAAAATACAAAAAATAACTTATATGTACAACAGATTATATAAAACAATAATAGTAGGCAAAGTTAATCTATTATAAAGATTAATCTGCCTACTATTATAATTACATGTAATAAATTACATCAAAGGAGTTAATAGTCATTTTCTTCGTTCCTGGACTATTATTAGATAAAGTTATCTTAGACCACATATTCCTTATTCTATCTCTACCTCCATTTATTCTTGGAATATTAATACCCCATAGCCTGAACTTTCTCTTTAATGGTGAAGGTATACCCATTCCTCTATTTTCAAGCCCTGATTCAGCTATTTGATATTCATTCTCTGCCTTTATGGTTGTAAAAGGAAATTCTGTAAGTAATGTATCACCTTCAAAAAAGTCACCTCTTACACTAAGGTTAGTAAATACCTTATCATTATTAAAGCTAGGGTTAGATATAAAAGACATACTATATCCCTTCTCACTTCCAAAGAAACTATTGTATTCCCCAGCGTGTAATTTCCAAATATTAGAATCACGTATACAATACATATCTCCCTTCATATTAAAATATCCGTCAATCTTGGAATAGTCCATAAAGGATACAAACTGTTTCAACTTCTCTGAATACATTAGGGATTCCTTAGCATTTGAGTAATATAAGTCTCCCAGTCCAGTATCATACATTACAGTAAATCCTTTATAATCTTTAGGAGAATATTTAGTAAATATATCCTGATTATTTATCCAAGAAACCATACCAAGATTATCAGTCAAGTTGGTAACACTATTTTGATTTATCAAGTATATAGACTGGGTATTGCCATCCATAAAGTATATGCCATTAGGTGTTACTACAGTAGACCATTTATTTTGACATCCTACAGTCTGACTTAGATACCTTATTCCTTGCATCTGAGTACCATTACTAATTTCAACAGGTACTCCATCAGAGACTGGGAGTAAGGATCTATTATTATATAATAGCACTCCTACAGCTTTTTCTTGAAAACAGTAAACATTATCATCTAGAACCTTTAATGATTCAATAGACCCACTTCTACTATTTATATCATAGGAAGAAGATAATAATATATTAGTCCACTGGTCAATGTTACTGTTATTAATTTTAGGAGAGGACCATACTATTTCACTTGGAAATAAAGTATTACTAAGTAGTTCATCATCATAAACCCTATAGGTAAAAAAGTCATTACCCTGATCATATACACTGTTTCTCTTATTAAAGTTGGTTGGCCTTATAGAGGTATTATCTTTTAAGCCTCTATTCTTACTATATATACCATCAAGATTAATCCTAGTTTCTACCATAAAGGAGAGTACCTCTACAAGTTGGTTGGTACTTTCTTCACTAAAGGGATATGTTTTTAGACAATCATATCTTTGAACATAAGTATCACCTTCACTCCATACAAGCTTTATTTTCGTATCTGACTCATTAAGAGTAACCTCATTACCTCCAACTACCCATGAATTATTTTGTATTGCTGAGTCTGAAGTCCCCCCAAACCTATTAACAGGCTCATGATATAACTCACCTAGGTATAGAAATCCCGAACACCTTCCCATATAAAACATGAGTTCAGTATTAGTACCTTCCAATACACTAATATTTAAACTATGTACCTTTGGAGTTGAAAAGAATCTGTTTTTGCCTGATGAGCCTTGAGAAATACTCACCATATTTATTGCCTCATTGCCCTTCTTTACTCTTGGAAGAATTTCAGCTTGATTCTCATCATAACCTAATCCAATTGCAAAGTGTGGAGTAGATTTATAACTTATTCTTGGATAATTAGTGAACTTTACTTTATCATGAAAGAAATATCCCATACCTAAGGGGCCATTGCACATTACATTCTGAAGGTCAGATGTAACTTCTTGAGGAACTGGCTGAGTTAATCCGGGTGCAATTTCTATATCAAAATATTCATTCTTCCTATATCCACATGTTAGATAATATCCTTCTACATTTCTTTCCTTTCTTTGTAGATAATAGTCATTATATTCATCACCAAAGTTTAAATAAGTATTACCCTTCCCTGAATAGGTTGGTGCTAATAGCATCGTATCTACATTACCATAATAGTTTAATTCTCCTATCTTCTCTAATTCAATATTTTCAGAATTGAACACTGCTACACCTTTAAGATTAAGCTTGGTATTCCATGCCTCATTAAGATAAGTATTAAAAGGAGAAAATCTGAGATTAGATATTATCTTTTTTGAGAGTACTGACCTATCATCACCCGTAGTAGAGAAAGAGCCTGCCCTTTGCCATGGGTATACTGTACATGCAGCTATATAAAAACTAGTAGCATCATCATTAGACTGTATTTTGTCTATAAAACTGGGTGAAGATGCTAAGGATCTCCATCCTAATGGACCTCTTTGGTCACTAGTTACTTCAACGAGACCAGGAAATGACATACCTGGATGATTAGTGTATGTGCCAGTAGGTTTAGACAATTCCAAGCTTATTTTGGACTGGTTTCCTTGTATTGGTATCATACCTATAATTCTAAACTTGACATTATCAAGATTTGTAGAAGCAATAGATTCATTAAATTCTAGTTCAGGAGAATTAAGTGTGACCACATTTTCATCTATACCAAAATGGTTTGACCTATTTTCAACATAGAGACTTAAAGCTTGTTCATTACTAATATCTGCGAAGGGTGAATCCTTCATAGTAAACATATTATAATCAGGAAGAAGTATTCCCTGAATCTCACTACATCTACTTCTTTGCTCAGGTATTGGATACCAATGCCTAAATTCAATCCAACTACCTTGGTTTATAGTTACTGCTCCAGACTTGGATGTATCAATTTGCTTAATACTACTACTAACTTCATCATAGTAGTCCATACCAGATGTGTACCATTGTGATATAGTGGATCTTTTTTTCTCTTTATCACTTAAGTCATTTACATTTTTCCATAGAGTATCTACATCATAATACCATAAATTTGCAGACTCGGAATGTTCTGGCACTATTTCTCCTATATCAACTGGAGCCATTGGTCTAAAGAACCATGATGCTTGTACATCAGGTGAGTGATTAGCCCTATCCTTTACATTAAATACAGTAGGGCATACTACTCCTTGTGCTATGCAATCTCTATCAGCTATAGTAGGAAAGACCACCACAGGCCTTGCAGATATAAATCCCTTATCTGTTAAGTCCTTCACAGTAGTAGGTAGCTCCATTATTATAGTATTCTTACATAAGCAATCTCTAGTCTCATTCTTACCATCATAAAGTATCGTAGAATATTTAGGAGGGTTTTTTATCTTATAGTCAGAAATGTATACTACTGGAGACCATATTCCATGTGAATTTTTAAATTGTACACCTAACCGATAAGTATCTAAGTACTTAAATCCCTTTATCTTTGATGAATCATATCTAAGCTGATTATTATAGCTATAATAAGAAGTGTGCTGCGATGAACTTTCTAATAATACATCAGTTTCAACATATTGCTCAATAAAAGGCAGGCTACTCTCCAAGTGCTTTGAAATGTCTTCCTTCAATGACTCTAATAGTTCTTTATCTAATGTACTAGCAGATAACTTTATATTCCCAAGAAATAAAACATTATTTTTCACAGCCATTGTATATGGATAAAATATCTCTCTATTTTTAAGGAGTATCTCCGTTGGATCTACAGATTCTCCTCTACCTGAATCTATTATTTCAAAAGATATAGAATCCCTATATACAGCTTCATGTATTATTTGCTTCCAAGTTTTTGTAACTATACTTTTGGTTACATTAGGTATTGGATACACTGGTTTTCCTTCCTTTCTTCCGTCATAAGCTCTATATCCATAATAACCTCCGTCAAATAAATACCAATTAGTGCCTTTATATTCTCTAACTCCAAATGGAGTTATAAAAGCATTAGAAGCTTCTTGTGGAAACTCGTTACAATCAAATCCTCTATTCCAATCATCTGTTGGAGGGTTTTCTCCATAGGATTCACTCGGTGGATATTTTATTACATTCCCAGATGAGATATATAGAAAGCCATAACTATTTCTAAAATCTTTTGATGAAGATTCAGTACCATTATTATATGGGGGAGGGACTATATAAGCTGCAAATCTTCTTTTGAAGTATTCATTATTAGCTATAGGTTTCCATTTCCATTTAGTTATCTTTCCTATAATTGTATATTCCTGCCCTTTTCTACTATTCTCTTTATAGTATTGTATAGGACTACCATCCTTATATACTATAAAATTCTTTAATCTTTCACTTTTTACAGCTATGTATAAAGGTTCTGAGTTCCTATTTAAATAATCTCCTCTGTATGGACTTCCCCAATTTTTAAGAGGGTTACCTTCATCAAGTAGTATATCATAGTCTGGAGTTTGGACAGGGTCTTTAAATCCAGAACTTTTAACTATATATATACGAGGAGCTATTTGACCCTTCTTAAAAGATTCCCACTCCCCTGATGTATAGTCAGTAGATATTCTTACATTCTTAGGGACTTCGAGCCTATTAGTCATTTTATTGTAACTATATACTACCTGACCTAATAGGGGGTCTAATGATGAATTATTATCATATACAAGGTCGGTAAAGGAAGACCCTGTATCTGGGTATGCCTCTTTAGCCCCCTCTGCTGTATATTGCTTATATACTTCTATTTCAAACTCTGATTCCAATTCATCATAATACCTTCTAGCAACTAACCATCCTCCTGCTGGACCTGACCCTCCAATTTCAGTTGTACTAGGTGCCCTCTTCATTGATAGATGGACCCATTCTTGTTGGACAGATGTATTAGGTTCAGTAGGTTCTAATTCAGCTTGGTCTGCTTCAGTTACCCATCCAGAAGTTTTATTCTCTTCTTTAGTAGTAAAAGAATCTGTTTCAAGTATTGCAAAATACTGCTCAAGTAGGTATTTATGTTCAACCTGCACATCAGGTGCTACAGTATTTTGTTCATAAAAATCCCAATACCCCTCTGTTTCTGCATAAGCTATGGTTTGAAGGTCATTCATGCTTCTATACTTAAGGGTAGGAGTAGAAATGCTTGCATCACGTGTAAGTAACTCTACTGTCATAGATTCTGGATTTACATCATCCCAAATATAGAAACTATGATGCTCAGTAAGTATAATATCATCTTCTCTGCTTTCAGGGTAAGTATTTTCCTCCCATCTTTCTGATACTAATATTTTATTTTTCTTTATAGGAAACTCATTAACTAATTTAGTTATTGGTTCACTATCCAATGATGTTCTAAATATAGAATATACCCTTACATAATTAAAGGAGGTATCTAGGTCTACTCCTTTAATTACAAAGCTATTTGAAGTAGACTCTTCAGGACTTCCTGCTCTATTACCCTTATAGGTGTAATATAAGGGGGACACATAAGCTATATTGGACTCTTGGCCAAATTTATCAATGTATGTAACTACATACTGTATAACCCCAGAATCAAATTGTCCTCCATTTGGATTATTAGTTACTGTAAATGTCCCAGTATTATTTATACTAGGTATAATATCAAACATACTGGAATTTTTACCATTATGCTCTTCAAGAATATTAATAAATCTTAGTTGATTTATTCCATCTACCCAATATACCTTTATTATCTGCTCTCCTTCAACATGCCCAATACACTCTATTGGATTACTAATCGAAAAGTTAAGATTTCCTCTATATAATATTGAGGCATTAAAGATATTATCTGAATATTCAAATTTGTAGATAGTATCTTCGCTGACTCCTTTTGTGAATATAACAAGGTATTTATCAATATAACAGCTGCCTAATATAGTTCCTTCTATGGATGTAATATTCTGCTCATTCCATATAGCACCAGACCAATTAATGTCTACTTTCCCTGTACCTTTTTCATTTGATATGGTATATAAGGAATTATCTGAATCAATTCCTAATCTTATATTATGGGCATCGATAGCCATATCAGGCTTAAAAATACTTACAGCAGCATCTTTTGTCATTCCTCTTATTATGTGTGAATCTATCTTCTTCATATTATTGTAATCTTATTTTCTCCTTATCTCCTAAAGATTTAAATCCTGAATCAAACTCACTTACTTTTTGAATTAGGGCGCACCAACTATTCTTAATACTTTCCATTTCTGATATAGAAGGTATTGTAAATTCTGACTGTAATTGGCCTGCTAACCAAGCATATTGTTGCTGAGTATTCTGCAATACAGCAGGTGTAATCTTGCCTATATCAAATAGGATAGTAAACTCTTCCTTTTTAATATAAGCTTCAAGAGCCTTTAAGAACACAGGGTTATCAATAAGTAAAGGAAACCCATCCTTATCTATTGGAATCGCCTTATATGATACTAGCACATCTCCTGTCTTGAAGGACACATATAACACTTGTCCTTGTGTTTTGAAGGATAATTCTTGGGGTAATCTATATCCTGTAACTCTGTCATGATGCTCTCTTGGCATAAAAGTATCTGTCATACTTCTAAGACAGATGCCAGTTTCACATTCCTTAATTTGATTAATAGATATTAAACCGCAAGGAAGCTTAGCTCTAAAGTCCTCTATATGAAGAACCTCTTCTTTATCTTGATATAACTTTGGCATACCAAATATACCAATGAATGATACTATATAGGAAACCACTTGCTCTAGTGTCAAATCACTAAGTAGAGGGTGCCTATGTAGCTCATCAAGTACCCTTCTAATATTTGTATATTGATATTCTTTAATCATTTCTATTTAATTTAAAAGCATCTAACTTTCCTTCTTTTATTCTTTGCTTTAATCTTTTCTTCAGCTCTCTATTGACGTTAAATTCATAGAAGACCTGATTATTATAATCTGCTAGTTGTTTATTGTAGTAGACTTTAAAGATTTCTTTTTCCTCCACTTTAACCAGTGTTTTTTCCTTATAGGCTTCCTCATCTTCATACCATAATTTAAGAGTTTTATCCCAATCTATAGGTAGATTGGTTTTAACTTTCTTACCATCAAAACTAATTCTTGCATCGTATTTTCTTAGCTCTATTCTGCCCATTCTATGTGGTAACTTAATATCATTACCATGAAGGAAACTATCAGCTAAATAATCATTGACTTTCCTTATAATACTATAGAACTCATGTTCTGTAAGACATCTTCCTATATTAAGCCAATTATTCTTTCTTATCCACTTATAAGATGAGTAAACTCCAATTGAGTTAGTAACTTTATGTTTTCTTGAACTACTCAGATGCTGAACTTTAGACTTAAATTCCTCATAAGTCATGCTTCACCTCCCAATCTTAAATTATCTTCTTGCCTTGATAAGGCACTATATCCATTATTTAGTTGTTACTTCTGATGAATCATCTTTGGCATTATTTTCCTCATCCTTCTTAACATACTTAGCACCTAGTAACTCCTTTACTACTAATTCCACTAGTAGTGGCACAAGACTTCCTTCAATTGGAAATGTCCTATCTAATATATCACACTCACTATCATCACACGCTAGTTCAGAGGCTTTATTAGAATCCTCAAATATTGCAGTTACCTTTACTTTTTCAAGATAAAGAAATTGAGGATTCGCAGAAATCAGATATAAATGATTATCTGGAGCTAAAGAGCAATATATTATATTCTGTAAATACTTGTTATGTCCTACATACTTCATTCTATCTCTTCCTATGAAAGTTATAGTATCTTGATAAAAATTTACTGGAAAAACCCTAGTATTACTGATATTTAATATATTAGGTAGCTCATCCTTACTCACAAGATACTCCCTATTACAAGAATCATAAGGGAAAGATGAGGGTTTCAAATCCAAGCATATAGTTTGATAATTACTCTCTGATATATGCTTTCTAACATCAGAGTATTTTTGCCTTATAAGAAATACTCTATAATTATTTAACAGGGATATAACATGATTCTCATTAAAAGTAGAATCATCAGATATATTCTTTGTCTCATCTAAGCATAAATAAACTAATTCTCTATAAGTCATAGTTATATATATTCATTAATGATAAAAAAAACTATTGCAAATATAATCATTAATAATTAATATTGCAATAGTTTTAGCTGATTTATTTAAATAAACAAATATATAACTTATATGGAATATATTCTAGGCTCATCTTGTTGTGTAAACCTAATTATATCATCTTCAGTTATTCTCAAGTACTCTAAATCTCCATTAACACCTACTGGAGAATCTTTGGCTTTAGGATAAGGTATTATGCAAGTAGTACCGTATATACAATAGAGGGCATTATTTATAGAATTATAGTCGCTATCACTTACATAATGTGATAGTGGTCCACTAGTAATTTCCTCTATCATAGATAGGAATAATAACTTATTCACATCATTATAACATATATACCCAGTACTTACCAAAGTGTTAAAGTACGTAGCTAATGATTTTTCTAATATATTATCTATTCTATCCATAGTGAGCACTCACATTTGTTTCCCTTAGATTCATTGGTAATTATCCCATATCTAAGAAATTTATTCCAATACTTTATTGCTAAAATATAATTTCCTGTCTTTAAGGATGTGGTAAAAGCTTTTATTTGGAGGTATTTATTTATAAGATCCTTTGGAACACTACAAGTTTTATCAATCTGTCTAATATAATACATTAATGATTCATATAGACTACGTGTATTCATGGTAACTCCCAAGTCATAATATCTATCATATCCACATGGAGTATCAGGCTCTACTGTGCCTTTAATAGTTACATATACAAAAAACAGGTCTTTATTAAAATCTATTAATGTATTAAAATCAGTTTTGCTTATAATTAATGTCACTTCTTTAGAATTACCCTCTACTTCTTTCATGTATACATTATTTGATGAGGGGCCGGATACAGTAAATGTATCTTGAGTATCTATAATTATAGAATCAATATAAACATTTTTATAAAATGAATATGGCTCTACAGAAACCTTGACTGTTAATTGCCTGCAATCATCAGAAACCTTTAACGTACTAAATTTTATCATACCATATAAATTAAAAAAAAAAGGAGGCTCTGGCCTCCTTTAATATTCTTTTCCTTATCTCTTATTAAGAAAATGTTGCAATGTTAAGACCAGTAGCAGTATTGAAAGCAGTAATCAAGCTATTAATATCATCTTTGACTGCACTAACAATAGTGATTGTCTTTTCTGACTTCTGTACTGCTTCATTGCTTCCTACATAAGCATAGTGTATATCAAGTGTATAATAAGTCTTACTTGGATCTACAAGATAAGTAGTGATAATATTATTAGGGAATCCAATTCCTCTATAAATATCTCCTCTCTCACCCATACAGAAATACTCAAGGTCAGCAATATTCTTACCATTACCAACAGTACCATTCACTCCTTCAACAACTGTACCCCAAGTCCTATCATCTCCATCAACAAATATTGTAGTTGGTTGTACAGTAAAATACACTGGAGTTTGTGCTATTATTCCAAGCCTCCAAGGCTGTTCTACTTCAGTAATTCTAATTCCATCTATATCATCTACTAAAGTATCAGTAGCATAGTATGGATTAGTTTCATTACTTTTACCGTTATCCTTAGTAGACGGAGTTACTTCCATATACCCTGAAGTAAAATTACCTTTATTTGCACCCTTAGCTGCACTATGTACTTCAATCTTAATTAATGGTGTAACTTCTCTACTAAAGTTCCTAGAAATTGATAGTGCAAGGGTTTTATAGAACTCATCAGCATTCATTCCTGCATAGGCATGCACCATGCCATACTTGAAGTATTGGTCTTCATCAGACATGCCGACATATTGTCTAAAAGCAATTCTAAGGATGTAATCTTGGCCTGCAACAGGGGCACCTCCATTGACACTAGAATCTAGGGTTACTGTTACTGACTTTAAATTTCTCTCCATAGCCTTTGGGTCAGTAGGCTTAGCATATAAGATATTTTTTACGTCAATAATGTCACTTCTCATTAAGTTATCAGCACCCTTATATTCAAAGTATAGATGGCTCTTTTTATTATCACTTATCAATGCAATAGAGCCAGCACCATCTGATGCAAGCACATGATGAGATTTAACTTCTTTTGCTACATAAAGTTGTCTTACTTGATTTGTTGAGAAAACACTCATAATTATAATTATTTAGTTTAACAATATTCTTAGATAAATCCTATATAAGATTTTTCTATTAGTTTATTTCATATTATTTGTAATTAATCCTTTAATAGTTGCAGCTATCTTAACTGACCTATCAAGTATTTTTCTATGTAATGCAGGGTGTAGACTGCAATCCATTCTTTTATTTTCTCCATCTATTTTTAATCCAAATGGTAAATCTACCAATATAATTGGTTTAGGTCTAGATAGATACCTAACTAGATAACTTCCTATGTTATATTTTGATATTAGTTCTACTATTCTATTATCAGAATCTAATCTTATTACTCTTCTAGACCCTGGACCTCTAAAAGGATTATTATAAACATTATAATAGTCATCCAAAGGAGTAGGCACTACAAGCACATGCCTATCATTCTTACACCCTAATCTTTCATCTTCAAGCTTCACTGATTCAAAAACTATAAACCATAAATCCTCAGGTAACTTGAAGAATACAGACTTATCTGATAGTCCAGTAATATCCTCTTCCTTCTTAGTAGTAGTATAGGTCTTTACTAAGTTACTAAGATACCTTCTAATCTCTTCAGTCCCTTCAAATGAATCTTCAAACTGGTTCTTACCATTGTATAGCTCTAATAATATTTCTTCTTGAGCATGTGATAAGAATATTGATTTCTCATATTCATCAATATTAATAGAATATTCATTAGAATAACTATTTAGTAAGGTGTCAAACTCATTAGAAAATTCTTCAGTAGTCATTACTCACTTCTTTTACCTAATTCAACAGTACTATTCAAATCTCCTATATAAGCTGACTTAGCTAATTCTACTGCTCTCTGTAGTATTTCAGGATGTAGTTCACTATTTAGCTCACTAGTACTAGCCATAGATTCTCCATCTATAGTAAGACCTACTAGGTCAGTAAGAATTATAGGTTTAGGTTTTCTTAAGTATGTTACATAATATATTACCCCTACATCTTCCTGAGTCTCTATTTCTCCTCCATCAGGGATTAAATAAGGTTTATCCTCATCATGCAAGATGAATCTAAATCCATTCCCATTAGAGTCTACTAGAGAATCATCACTTTCCTCTTCATTAAAAGTCTCCAAGATTCTCCAAGCTTGCCTCTTTAATGGCCTTCCATAAGGCTTACTTAGTATTCTTTGAAGTTCAACTAGTTTAATAGGAATTACCTGATAAAATTTATCACTGAGACCATCTTTTACATTCCTTACAAGAATTCTTTCTGAGACTACAAGTAAAATACTTTTAATAAATGATGTATCACCAAATATAAGAGCTTCAGGAGCAGTTCCATACAAATTACCAGTAAAAGTTAATCCTTCTGTAATACTATTATCATAGTAATCTGATGGTACTCTAAGTGGACAAGCTCTATTGACTATAAGAGTAGAAAAATCTATTTGTCTCTTTTTTGAATCATCAAATCCTTCCTGATACTTATTTCCCCCTTGTGTTGAAGTAAAATAGTTCTTAATTAATTCATTTTGAGCTTTAGTCAAAAATACTGACTTTTCATATTCATCAAGACCAGGAGCTTGATTACTCATTATATTATTATATAATACATCAAATTCATTGGAAAACTCTTTAATATCCATATCTTCTTCTTTATTACTTCAACTAAACTCTCAAATGTTTTCTTACTTATTTTAATTTTGCTTGAAGATAAAATAAGACTTCTTGATGCTTTGGAGAATTTAAGTATTTAGCTGCTATATTTAATGTAGGCTCCTCATTAGTCTCACAAAGTGGAGTATTATCTTTTCTCAAGTATAGGTAATTACCTCTATTAGAAATCAGATTAGCCTCTATAGCTTTCTTGATAAGAACCTTTGTAGAAAGCATTGGGTCAGTAATAACCTTCAAGAATATCTTGCTGTCAGCCTGTATCAAGTTATTAATCTTAGTCTGTAAGAATTCAAGTTTAGCAGTCTGTGATGTAGGTCTGCCATCAATAGTCTCAACAATAACTCTTAATGTATCAACATCATTCTCAATCTTACCAAACTCCTTATAGCATATCATTGTATTGCTCATGTTATTCTTAGCGACCTTAGTCTCTTCACCCTCAGAAATAATAACAAACTGATAAGTAGCCTTAGGAGTGTCTTGTAATGCCTGCAATGAAGGGGCAATATAATCCTTATTAGCTAATAGTATCTTATATCTGATATAATCCTCTGGGTCAGATAGATTGAAATAGTTATCCTGCTTTGTCAATCTTACCTTGTTGATACCATTCTCATTAGAATCATCCCAGAAGTTATCCACCTTCTTGTAGATACTTAGTGCATTGTATTCAAGACCCATTATTTCCTCAAGAAATGCCTTTTCCTTGTCTGTAAGGACATTGACAAACATACCTGAAGATAATCTTGGTACTACAAATGTTCTAACTGCACCTTCTGCCATACCTCCTGATAATACATGCTTAGGGTTATTACCCCACATACCTGTCAGCTTAGGCACATGTCTTACAATAATTCTCTCATTTCTCAGACAACTAACTAAGGCATCATCAGATACCTCTACTTTCTTTTGTGTCTTCTCAGGGCTTTTTACAGTAGCCTCTTCTTTTGGTACTTCCTGAAGTGGAGTCTCTGTATTGTCTGTATCAAAGTCAGGTACAGTATAATCCACCTTCTCTTCCATTTTCTTTTCTGCCATATCTTCTCCTTAATTTATTAAAATAAAATAAGGGGAGTAGGAGCTTATCCTACTCCCCTTTTATCATTAGCCCTGTAGAATTGCAGGGATTAGTGACATAGTTCTTGTTGGGTCAAGAACACAGATACCAAGAGTAGCCATTCTATGAATTACAGCAGAATCCTCATCAAATGACATGTAAGGATTACCCTTTTGACCTGTGAATGGGTTCCTTAGACCCCATTGATAACCTCTGTACTCATTGTCACCCTTAATCTTACACTTAAAGATATTAGGTTGGTCCATAGTACCAATGTACATAATATCATATCTGTAAGAGAATGCAACACCTCCATTTGGATGGAGTATCTTGTTTCTTACTGGGTCATCATAGAATGGGTCTACATCAATCTTAACTCTGACACCATTAGGAGCCTTATACTCAACAAATTGGAAACCAGCACTCAATGAGTTTTGGTGCAACTTAGATTGAGTCTTTTGAATAACACCAATAGAGCTATTGTCAAGAACAAATTGTGTCCAACCTGATACTGTCTTTAGTACTTCCTTGTGGAATTGAATAGCACCTCTCTCACCAGTCTTAATCAAGAAGTATCTGTCTTCAAAGTCTAACTTAGAAGCAGAAAGCTCATATAGAGCATCTTCAAGAAGCTTCAAGCTGAATGTGTTGTAATACATAGTATTAGCAACTTCCATCTGCTCAAACAGACCAGCACCTGTCTTAATAACATTACCAGACTTACCAAAGTTCATGTACTCACCATTGGCATTTCTGTTGCTTCTACCAAATGCAAGTGCATTGTTCTTGTACTCAGAGAATTGCTGTTCTACTTCCCAATCTACATTGTGCATCCACATTGTAGCAACTGACTTAGTATATCTACCCTCAGTTTCCTTAACAATAGGAATACCTACAGCCAACTTCTTGTTCAACATAGAACCTGGAACCTTGTGTTGGATTCTTACTACAGACCACTCATTTCTCATAGAAACAGGGCTTGTAAATCTTACATCACCAACCTTTCTTGAAAGTTCCTTCTCAACAAATGCAGCTTCAACTGAGAATCTTTCACCTGCAAGTAATCTTTCAGCAGGGACACCTGCTGTGTTACCACCAGCAAGCTCTACCTTATATACTGCATTAGTACCCTCCATTCTTGGGTCTCCAAGTATTCTGAACTGATAGATTTCATTCAGATTACCTACAATGTATTCACCATCAGCAAACCAATCCTCAGGGAATACCAAATAGAAGGGAGCAGTACCTACTCCAACCATACCACTGGCATCTGTAATAACAGTACCATTTTCATCTCTTGCCTCTACAAGAGGAATGTTTCTCCTTGAAGAACCAATAACATCCCAGTAGTATTCATTGTCATCCTCAAACTCTCTTGTTGGGAATTGATTTAGGAATGTGTCAAGTGTCTTTCCTCTGTAAAAAGCTAACAGTTGCACCATTAGGTTTGTAGCCTTCTGTGGGGCTAACTGAAAGATAGAGCCAAGGTGGTTTTCTTTTGTTAGGCCCTTCCAGTGTTGGAAGCCTACCATTTGAAACTTACCTAGTTTTCCAGCCATAAAATTTTATTTAAATAATTAAAGTTGTAATTTCTCTATTTAGATTGTTCTAAATATTCTTCATATAAATCTTGAATACCTAATTGTTCATATGTCTTTTGAACGAATTTAGTATTGAAGTCAGTAATTATATCCGCATCATACTGTGATGGGCAGCAGAATACTACTAATGCTTCTTTCTTGCTTTCTATAAAATTTCTTATGTTCTCAACAGAACATTTCGTCCAACTTATCCTACCATCTGGAATCCTATAAAATATTATAGGAATTTGCATACAGCTTCCAAAGTGAGTTACACATCCCGAATTATCAGCATTCCATTGCATCCTACTATAAGTCAAGGTTTCAAATATCAACTTAGAACTAAGTTTTCTAATAGAAATAGCAGGAGTTTCAACTTGGTCTAATTCTATTGACTCAACACATGGAATTACCTCTATCTCAACTTTAACATTTGAATTTGTATAACATAGCCATATCCCCGGAGTTACAATAGTGCCACTATCAGCGGCCCAAACACCCCAATTAGGATACTTGATAGTGTTACTATTAAATCTAGTATGTATTAACGCACTGAAGTTTATATTTGAACCCTTAAGTTGTTTCAAAGTACTTGTCCTTGTAACTTGTATGAATTTAATTTCTTGCGGATTAAATGTTATCCTATAAGGTAAACTAGGATTAACAGTATCTTCAAAACATTCAATCATAGACCCTAGTTTAGGACTAGGGTATACTATATTTTTTTTTTCATTCCTATTGGGAAGATTACTAGTATCTCCTTCCCATACTATGACTCTTTTAGGTTTTCCCATATCAAATATCTATTTTCCAATCTTTTCCTATAAAAGACTCAGGGTCTTCGTCAACTCCACTAACAAACTTCAGATTACCATCTGAGGTTCTTGCTGTGTTGTTGAGAGTATGTTCCAGCTCTCTAAGACCTTTCTTTACTTCTTTCTTTACTTTACCTTTCACCAAACCATCAAGGTTCTTAAAGCCATTAGTTAGTGTGAAAAGTAACCCAATGTTCTTTAGGAAGTCTGTTCTGTTCTCCATCTCATACTTTTGGATAGCAGTAAAGTACTCTCCTGTCTCTGGGTCTTTATACACAGGCTTAGCTATGTTATCATAAATCTTCTGTCTTGTTGATTTATCTATTGATAAATCCCCAAACACATCCTTGTCATTAAGGATTGATGATTTAAGCTTTTCAGCCTGTTCCTTTCTTTCTCTCTCTTCCTGTTCTGCTTCTGACTTAGCTTCATTGACAAGTTCATCATATTTATCCTTGAAGAAGTCAATATTACTTTTCAAAGCCTCTTTTGCATCATCAATGTCAGTACCAGCATTGAAAGACTTCTGCACTTCTCTTGCAGCCCTTTCCTTACTATAACCTCTATTGATAAAGTCTTGATAAATCAGGTCTTTTCTAAGTTTTTCTCCCTTGTCATCTTCATCAGAGATATTTTCTTCCTTAATAGAACCAAGGAAGTTTATAGTATTCTCATATTTTCTAATCTCTGTAGGTTCGACTCCAGCATTCAAGGCTTCATCAATTCTTTTCTGTCTTTCATCAAGACCTGCCTTTATCTGTTGGTCAATTAAATCTCTAAAGTCTTCAGGGTCTTTGACCTTAGATAAGCCCTCATCATCAAGGTCTGGGAAGATACCTTCCTCTTTCAAGGCTTTGGCAATGGAAGAGTAGAAGTTTTTGGGAGAAGTGCCATCCCCTTTAGGAATGGTATCTTCCTTTCCCTCTGTATTTTCTTTTCCACTACCTACGCTCTCTAGTGTATCAGTAAATAAGTTATCTACATCAACAACCTCAGTAGTTTCTTCTTTATTCTTATTTGGCTCCTCCTCTTTCTTAGGAGGCTCCCCATTTGCAGGTGGGGTACCCTGTGTATCCTCATCTTCTACAAACAGACTCTCAATTTCCTCTGCCCCTAAGATGTTATCTAAACTAAGTTCTTCTTCCATACTCTTCTACCTTTTACTTTTTAATATAGTACAAAGTTAGGTAAAGATATATAGCTGTACAACAGAATAATTAAAATACTTACTATTAAACTATAAAATTACTTTGATTATTATGAAAAAAAAAGGATGGGATACTAATCCCATCCTACCACATTAATATTCTCTTAAGTACTCTACCACCTTGTTCTCAGCCTTACAGTCTGCATCTTTAAACCAAAATATAATGGCAGATTCAATGATTCTTTGTTCTATGCCATCACCAAACCAACTCTTAAATAGTTCTGCATAATCATGATATTGAGAGTTAATAGCTACATATACATCATTAGCTGAGATAGATGTAGGAAGTATCCCCCTATATCTTTCACATATTTCCTTAGCTTTAGATATATCAAACTTCTCTCCGCTATGCTTTCTACCATTTTCAATATGGTACATCTCAGATACAAGATGCCTAGCCTCAGACTCATTAAAGTGTCCTTCATTATCCATAGAATCTCTCATATATCTGCGCATTCTACCCATATTACTATCTTTCATGTTGGCATTACCAAATCTATCAAAGTATTTTTCACCTCTTAAGCCAAACATATCATCCATGAATTCCCCAGTACTTCCATGCCTTTTCATATAGAAATCATCTTCTGTAGGCATAAAATAATCTTCATCATACCTACTAGCAGAATCTCTTCTATATTTATTCATAAAATGCCTAAATTTATTCATGAACTCATGTTCATTCATACTATTCATACCCCTTCTTTTAAGGTATTCATACATCATAAGTTCATCCATATTATTAGTTCTTAGTGATTACCATTTCCTTGAAAGTCTCTAAATCTGTTGTATTTAACACTAATCTCTTGTTAGTTAACGGAAGATTAAATCTAATCTCTCCTCCACCAATTTCTATATCTCCAATAAATGAGGTCTTGAAGGTGAATGGATTAGTAGTCATTAAATTCTCCATCATTTCAGTGAGAATATTCTCAATGTCTATATTGCCATCCTTATCAGCTATAAGGTCTAAAGCCTTGCTTACTTTACTAAAGTTCTTATCCAATGCTCTTATAATAAGAGGTCTCATAAAACCAATCATAGGATTAGTCTTAGCCATAGACTCTAACTGAAGTGAAATATAAGACTTCAGATTCTCTGTTAATTGCATAATAGTCATCATAATTACATACTTGCTTTAATAAATTCTTCATAAGTCACTTCAGGGTGTGTCTTACTAAACTCCCTGAACTTCCTAAACATTTCCATTTCCCTATTAGTCTCTTGAATAATCTTTCCTTTTAACTTCTTGACTATCTTCAATTGCCTTTGTAATAGCTCTTTACCTTCTGGAGTAGCTTCAATCCTACCTTTAACAAGGTCAAGAATTTCTGCTTGAACCATATCCTGTATCTTAGTATAAGTATCTACATAGTCTTCATCTTGAAGCATTCTTGTCTTCTGTTCATCTGTCATAGGGCTTATTTCAGCATCTATTTCATCCCATATCATCCTTTGTGGTACAGGTTGCTGAACAGGTTGGACCTGTTGTTTTAATTGCTTTGCAGCTTCAAGATTCTGTTTATACTTCTCAATAAGCTGTAGTTGCTCATCTAGACTATTGCCTACTATACTATTACCCAATAGTGGGTCCCCTCCTAATATTACCTGATTTATTGGAATCATATCTATACATTTTTAAGATTAGTATTGAAAAGCAAGGGGAATTACCCCCTTACTTTAAGCAGTAGGTGTAGTGCCTGTAACTACCCTTGGGCAGCCACATTGGTTAGCACCAACATACCCTGTTACAACAGGAGTATTAGGTAAGCACACTTCACCATAAATAGCCTTGCAAGTCTTTCTGTCAGTATAGTTAATACCAGCAGTAAATGCCTTGTCAATCTCACATTGGATAAGCTTATCTTGATATGGTCTTACAGCAGCATTAATAGCTACTTGAGCCTTCAAGTCACTTAATTCCTTTCTGATGTCGTCATCAGCATCTCTTTGAGACTTATACAGATTGAAAGCATCCTGATTCTGCTTTGCACTTAACACATCAAATCCATCTCTTGTAGACTTATACAAACCGAAGTCTGCATCAATCTGACCCTTCCATAAGCTAAATAACTCTGAGTTCAGAGTTTGTCTATCAGCAAATCTATTGTTTTGGTAGTTTAGAGACTGATTGTAGATAGCTGCTTGCAGTGCAAGAGTATCTTCACACTCTTTTTCCCATGCTTGGAAAGCAGTAGGAGCATTAACTCCATTAGCAGAACTTGTAGATAAACCACAAGATGCAATAGCTATATTGGCATCCATACCACTACCTGAGCCAAGACCTGTACCACCTAAGATACTTCCACTTCTTCTATTACCGAATAGTGCCCAAGCACCAAGTGCAGTACCTATGATACCAAGAGTAAGACCTGCATTAGCCTTGCCATTAATGTCTCTTCTACCATAACCATAGTAGCCATCAGTAGGAATCTCTTTTACCTTTTCTACTTGCTTCTCAATTATTTCCATAATAATTCCTTTAATTAGTTATTTTGTTATATTCAGTAAGCTTACATAGTACAAAGATAGGAGTTATATCCAACATTACATATCAATACTAGTATATACAAAAATACCCTCTTGAATTATTCATTTCAAGAGGGTTACGAAATATAGGAATTAGCATTATGTTGCTAATTTGCAGAAATATATGGTTACTAATTAATTATTATTTTATCTACTCATTTTATCATGCTTATAAAATATGCTAGCAATTTTATCATAAATATAAGTTAAGAGATACGCATCTACCTCATCATTATCTCTCTGGGGAGTATATCCTATGTATTCCCATATACGGTTTTTAACATGTTCTGCTTCGTGAACTATACTACTATCCATTTTGGAATTAACCCCTACAAGAGATGCTCCATAATTACTTATGGTAATAGCCTTGGCTTCTTGCTCCATCTCCTCTTTAGGCAGAAAGCTGCCCATTTCTTCCCATTTATCAAATATAACTACAGTAAGTTTGTAGTTAAATATTGGTATAATCATTTTCTTCTGAGTTATCATATCTCTCTCCTAATCATATTATATAATTCTATTAAACTAGTTACTAAGCAGGAGAGTGCTTCCTGCTCCGCAGGAGAGTGCTATCTCTACACTTCTTGACAAACTCATCTAACTCTTTCTTAGACCAACTTAATTCTTTGAAACCTATCTCATGCTTACCTCTTGGCAATTTTCCTTCTCTAACATAGTTATCAAAAGTTGCTCTACTAACATTCAAATATCCACAAGCTGCATACTTGCTTAATCTCTTCTCCTTATCAGTAAACCTCTTCAAACTATCTACTATTTCTATAGCTTCTCCCTCAGATATATTTGAATTACCTGCATCAATATCATCTACTATCTTTAACAGTAGGCTTCTTATAACTCTTAACATATAAATAAAGTATTATAAACAATGAAACACCTGCAATGGCCATATTAAGTATAAATAAATCTCTATCAGATATATTTATTCCTATGTACCAATCATATATGTTGATAATATCATTAACAACTATATAATGTAGAAACATTCTATGGTACCCACAAAATCTAAATACATAAGATGAGACATACATGAATATTAATGGTATCAAAGACATTCCTGCTATACTTGCAGGTATAGGTAAGTCAATACCTAAATAAGAGGATACTGTATTTACTAAATATACCAAAGCAATAACCATAGGC